AACTTGTTTAATTAGGGAGATTCTACTTCTGAACTTTCGTATCAGAGCACTCAAATTTTAAGACTACTTCTATAGAAGTTCCTTTCTTCTGCAAAAATTATCAGTCTGACTATGACAATTAGGACATAACATTCTCAGATTTTCTATTCTATTATCCGATCTGTCTCCATTTATATGATGAAGTTGTATAGTAATTGGTTTTCCTCTCCATTCAGTTATACCACATTCTTCACATTTATTTTCTTTTAGTCCTAAATTAATAACTTTTGTTCTAACCTTTGCAGATTTCAAGGTTTTGTCTTCTGATAGTTTGGAAGCATATTTATCTCTATATACTGGATTTTTATTGTTTGTATTCCATCTTTGTCCAGTAAAATGAGAATAATCTACTTCAAACTCATCCATTTTCTTTCTGACTGTTTTTGGATTTGAACCTTCTGGTTTTAATCCTAATTTTCTGCATAATTCTGCAAAAGAATAACAATCCTTAACTTTTTCTTCCAATAATTCTTTGGTATAATTTACTTTTCTCATATTATATAATTTGTTATTGTATTGTTTACAAATATACAAAAAGTTATACTTCAAAATTATTGGTAGACAAAATTAAAAAATGATATTTTTGTCTACCTTAAAGTCTGTCGGGTCTACCATTCCCCCATAGAGCCATCCTTTCTTAAAGAAGTTTGTATATCATAATTATTATTTTCAAAATAGTCCTGTACGATTTGAGCATTGTTAAGAGGCTTGACAGGAAATTAGTTAGTGTATAGAGAATCGAACTCTATTTGTGACCATCACACCACAGCAGCAGGAGTATTCTCCAATTGAGAATATCCTAGAATTGATCTATTAATCTTTGTACTTAATGTAAGGAATTGTGCAACTTGGAGTCCAAGCATATGTCTTGGCTGCCAAATTCAAGTACCATTTAATTGCTCTCTTAAGTGTCTTCATCATCATAATTAATTTTTAGTAAATAATTAGTTAATCTTAGGCATAATAAGGATTCAGATATCCTTTCTCATACAATTCTGAGTACTTTCTAAAGTACCAACTTACGGCTTTCTTTACAAATTTAAACATAATAATTTAATTTTAAAAGTTAAACAATGTTAAGTAGAAGCCACAAACGGCTTCTACTCGTTTTGTTATTTAAACTCTGGAATATCAGAGCGATCGTCATAATATCCCTCATCTCCTACTAAAGGAGCAAGACATCCATGCATATAAGGAACCATATCTGGATGAACCTTATAGCATTCAAATAACCTCCAGCTCATTCCAAGGCTATTTCCACTATGACCTTCGTCAAAGAAAGGAACGTTACTTTTGATGTCATCTATAAAGTCATACACATCGTTATTGTGTTTGTCCTTTATAGTTTTGGTTATTTCCTCGAATGACTTATCCTTAAAGTATTCACTAAATGAGAGGGCTTGTGCAATACATCCCATTTCATACTGATACAAATCATCCTCCTCAAAAGAATGACCTGCACCTTTGCTAAACAGACGATTGAATCTCTCAATCCTGTCTTGGAACTCTTTTGGAAGTTGTTCCTTTGTTAAATTCTTATAATCCATAATTATGCAAGTTTAATTGTTCGGGGTGTGGGAGTTGAACCCACTGTTTTCTGCTTATGAGACAGACGTGTAAGCCGTTTCACTCACCCCGGATGTTAAAAAGGTATCAGGCGATTAGATAGACTCACGCAACGACTACATTCCTTACGAATAGTTCGCTATCTTTACGATTGGAGGGCATTGTCTAAATTAACCTTGTTTGCAGTTTCTATACCTTAGTAGCGGAAGTAGGACTTGAACCTACGACCTCAACATTATGAATGTTGCGCTCTAACCAGCTGAGCTATTCCGCCATCTCGTCTCTTCTTTATCGTGTAGAGACTTAGGAACACGTATAGCCCGAAAGCTACCCACACACGATTCTCACGAACAGTAGTACTGCCATTTGATTCAAACAGCGTCTATGATTATTTATCACCTGGTGTTCCCTATGGGACTAGAACCCATGACCCTCGGATTAAAAGTCCGATGCTCTCTAGCCTTGCGGAACCAACTGAGCTAAGGGAACGAATGACGTAGGAGTTTCTAGCTTTATTCTCAAACTACTAGAAGGTCTCCTACGTGTTACTCTTTATGAGCCTAACATTAATTTGGGATAATGTCAATCCTCAGCATTTTCTTGTTGAAAATCAACAAAAGTCACTAGTTTATGGATTACTAGAAACCTGAGAATGTGAAGGTACAAAACTCCAAGAGAGGAAACTTCGCTTCAATGTTTTTAACAGTAATCTTTCCATTTTGGAGTGCACCGGTTTCTATAGGAAAGACAGAGCTCTTCTAGCCTAGGACTCATAGAAGGGCTAAGGAAATTATCCAGTACCGACTGGAACTATATTCTTACTGACGCTTATAAAGATTATACACCTCTACAAATGGTTTATCCATTAAGTTATTATCCTTAGCATATTCAAGGATAGCTCTTAAATCATTACCATTGTACCTTATGGCACGAATGGTTTTTGATTCAAGAAGGTTATTGGCAAGTGCAGCTGCTCGCATTGCATCACCAATTGTTTCATACTTTGTTGCCTTCTCCTTATCAGGAGTAATTACGAGTTCATCATTAAATACTCTGATGAATGCTCTAGAAGTTACTTGAACTATAAACATACTTATATATTTTTATTGTTAATAATGTGGGTAGTGAGGGACTTGAACCCCCGACCGCTTGGGTATAAGCCGAGTGCTCTAACCAACTGAGCTAACTACCCGTAAGCACATCTTTCGATGTGCGTGCCTTAGTATATTCCACCTAAGGGTTTAACTCTCTTTAGAGAGACCTTGCCAAGTTGGGATTAATCCATACACACAGTGTCAACTGAAGCAGTGTCCGCATTGAGGGTATCTACCTGAACAGTATCAATACTGTCATTGTCAGCGTTAGCTGAGTTAGTAGAATTTCCACATGAAGCAAACATTGCTCCAAACATCAGTGCAAATGCAAAAATTAACTTTTTCATTTTAATACAATTTAATTAAATATTTAAATTATCTATGCTACATCCAAAAAATTGTTGGACCACTCGGATTTGAACCGGGACTAACAGAATCAAAATCTGTTGTGCTACCGTTACACCATAGTCCAATAAAGTAGAACTACCTTCACAGGCAATTCTACTAAAACAAAAACAAACAATAAAACAATGTTTGCGTTTTGTTATTGATTTGTGTCTTTTAATTATTGATTTTAGCAAAGTAGTGGGGCAACATGTTAACGATCTACTACCTCAAGTTTTTCAGACTTGCGCTCAGACCATCTAAGCTATTGTCCCAATTCGCTAGAAAATCTATTCACATAGACTTCCTAGCTTGCATATCATGCCTACAAAACAAAGTGTCCACGGTACAGGACTCGAACCTATAACCTAGAATTTAGGAAACTCTTGCTCTAATCCAATTGAGCTAACCGTGGATGAAAATAGTATCTATATTCACATACCAATACTATTACTTTACAAAATAAAAAATGGCGTGGAGCCTGAGGGATTTGAACCCTGAATTTCACTTTGCAAAAGTGATATGTTAGCCAATTACATCACAGGCCCCAAAATGCTACTGAAAAAGCACTCTGGCACAAACAGTAACTAGTCTTGTACTTTGACTTTGTTTCGAGGATTCAGTATCGATGTTTCCTCCAAGTTCGATGGCATTTGTTGCAAGCCACGAGCGCTAGATTATTAACCCAAATAATCCTAAAAGCTTCACACACAACTTATAAATAAGTGGTAGTGACATTAGGAGTATCAAGAAAATAGCATTATATTCTTTATAAGTATATTTCATTCTAATTAGAGTTATTTCTTTTCCTCTGCAATCCTTATATTTATCACCAATATGGGCTGCAAAGTTTTTGAACCATTCTGGTAAATCTTCTCTATCTTTTACTTCATTATAAGAGGAATAGATTTTTCCCATTTTATATACCCATTCTTGTCATACTCTTTAAACTCCATACTTTCTTACCTTTAATTGTAATTCTCTAAATTCATCTTTAGAAAGAACTTTCTTAAGAACTTCTAAAGAGACATAAGTATGAGAAGTATCTGGAAAATTCATCATAGGGTGTTCTGTCCAAATATTTCTCGTGATGTCATTAGTATAAATATATTTTTTCATCTCCTTATCTCCTTATCTCCTTATCTTATTAGCGCGCCCTGTGATGGAGTCGAACCACCCTAGCGAAATTAACAGTTTCGAGTTCTACCGATGAACTAACAAGGCATATCCACTATCGAGTTCCTCAAGCTCTTGTAATTGAATACAGATAGTGGTGGAAGGTTTCTAGATTACCTTCTAACTGACTCTCTTTTGGCGTAGTCACATCCTTCTGTCATTATAGTGTACAGATAGCACTGAGGAACACAAGACTTATATATGTCTTGTCTCAAAACTAACTTCTAAATAAGAAACAGCGTAGCCCATGAAGGAGTCGAACCTTCCTCTTAAAATAGAGAGTTTTAAGTTCTACCGCTAAACTAATGGGCCTTATCTAAACAAAATTCTTTTAAGTCTCTTTTAGTACTAGGCAGACCATATCTCATACACCATTTTCTAACAGCATTATCAGATACTCCATACTTTTGCCCAATCTTAATAAAGGAAGTAGTTAGAATTAGTTTTTCTAATTCTTCTTTACTCGGTTTATTTTCGATTCTATCCTGGGCATAGTGTTTTGGGGCGCATTTCCTGCAATAAGCGGATCGTACATTTATTTCTATTCCGCAGTCTCTACAATAATTTTTTGCCTTCTCATGTCTACTTCCCCAGTTATCTGTCTGTGAGTGACAGTTAGGACAAAGTACCTATAGATTTTCCAATCTATTATCGTAGTGATTTCCATTAATGTGGTGTAGTTGATAAGTAATAGGATTATCTAACCAATATCCATTCTTACAAGGACATTTAGGATTTTCACATTCATTCCTTTTAAGACCTTCAGATATAAGTCTTTGTAGAAGCTTACTAGACTGATAATTACTACCATTAACTAATATATCTTCTAATGGAATTAACTTTTTAGAAGATTTATCTGGCAGAAAGTGATAATCTATTTGATGTAGATCAAGTTCCTGTTTTAATAGTTTCATGGAAGCTCCAGACACAGCCTTTCCCTATCTTCTAATAATGTCTGATAGACTTGAAGAGGTCTTTACAAGATTTTGTAATTCGTCTTTATTCATTATTTCTAAAAATGTTAAGTCCTAACCACTAGACGATGGCGATAGAAGCAGAGTACAAACTAAAGATATTTTTAGCAAAATAAGTTTAAAATTCAAATCGTAAAGTTTGCTGTAAGTACTCTTATTATAATTTTAAAAATTACAAGAAATGTCAGAGAACAGAACACTTTTGTACTTCCAAAAAGTTGCGGAACAAAATTGCTGTCAGTGTTCTTATATCTATAACCAAAAAATTCATAAACTAATCAGATGACGTTTTGGTTGTTTATTTACTTCGGACAACCTCCGAACACTCAATTACCATAAAATTGCGTTTGGAATAAGTAATTTTGCTGTGCGCCATCTTGTTGGTGAAAAGAAGAGTCGTGAATGGGACTCGAACCCACCCATTTAGCTTGGAAGGCTAACATGCTAACCACTAACACCACCACGACATAGGTTTTTATTAACTTCTTGTTCTTCTTTGTAAAATTGTATAGCAAAGATAGTATCTACAAAGAAAATTGCAAAATCAAATACTGTTAAAAATTTGTAAATTGATCTAAATCAAGTCTTCCTCATAAATACTATCTTAACCCAATAAAAGATTATATATCAAGACATATCTTTTGGACACTGAGTACAACATCCATACCATTCTCTCTTAAGAGTTTGATCGCAGCTTGTATATCAGGTCTTTTAAGTACATCCTTACGCCTCTTCTTATCGTACCATTTATTATGATACGTATTCACTTTCTTTTGGTATTCCTTATAAATCTCGTTAAGCTTATGAAAATGAATAGGCTTATTAGGATTATTAAAGCAATACAAGTCATCTCCAATTTGCTTTACAAGCTCAGAGTTGGAAAATACCGTCCAAAATACTGGATTTGATGGTATTCCACAACTCTTAAATCCTTCTCGGATTGTATCACTTGTAAAAGGAGTTTTAGCTAGCTGGTGGCGCAATGTATTTAATCCTACAATATGCGCCTCAGCATCAAACTTCTTAGCCATTGATCTTCTCCTCGTGAAGTCCGCGCATCTCCTCTACTAAGTCTGAGCACCAATCCATAGTGCGACCATGATACTTGGAGAATAAATCCACGCCAAGGAAAGTTCTAGGCTGGATGTCATGAATCTGGTTGTTCTTGTCAATTGTAATCTCCAATTCAAATGGGAGATTCACAACAGCCTTCTGCTGATTCTGACCAACCTGTGCATCTTTGTTTGTAGTGATAATAGCTTTAAAATTCTTCAACATAGAATTTCACCTCCCTAGCGAGGATTTGTTACGTCTAGGAAAAATTACAGTCTTTGACTGTCAGTCAGTATAATTTTTCAAGCGGAGCTACTATTATTCACTCAAAACTATACAAAACTAGAAATGTGTTCCCTCTCTAGGTATCGAACCTAGTAACTATCTCTTCTATAGCCTACAGATAAGAAAGTTAACAGCTATACTTGTGGACAGGGACTATTTACTTTCTTTTAAGGAGATGTTATCCTATTTTAGAGGGAATTGTGAGAGCAATACGAATCGAACGTACTTTGATTACTTGATGTATTAACTTCATCCACTATCATTTATTTGCTAAAACATTACATAGCTAATAATGGAAAGTCTTCACCTGCAATATTATTTTGCGTTACCTTTTTATCTTATCACCTGTCCTATGTATTTGCAACTACATAGGTAGCTCCCAAGTTCACCTTTTCATTTAATTGAGAGGTGTAACTCAATTCTTTTAGGATTGAAACTTTCCCTAGCCCATTTTCTCAAAGGCTTCTTTGAAAAGTTTGTCTGCATCCTCCTTGGTAGGATTCTTCATTTCCTTCAACTTCTTCTCAATTTCAGAAGCTTTAGAAAGAACCTTTCTCATTTGCGCATGAATTGCGACATGTCCTGCCAAAACTGATGCAATAACCATAGCCTGTACTTCCTCAGGAAGTTCTTTAATACTTTCTTTAAAGCTAGTGTCATCGCAACTAAATCCCATTGCTACAGCTGAGGTTGCCTTGTCTACAACCTTAGCACTGTACATTTTGTCTCCTTTTTCCATTGTTTTTTTTTTTAGTTAACTAATTAAAGATATAGCCTACCATTCTTTAGCTATACCAAATTTCTGGAAAGTTTGTCATCTTAATTTACCTGATTTAATGTGATTACTATTTCATGTTCTTCCTTTGGATTAGTATTAAAGTGCCAGCATAAATCTGACACTCTATACATACTTCCATCTACATATACTAGATCTCCTTTAGCTGGAGCTGTAGGTATAGAAAGAAGAACAATACTTGGACCATTCTTCCTATAAAGTATGAAGGTTGCTTTTATCATAATACTATGATTACGATCTCAATCTCTACAACTTTAGGAAGCTGAACATAAGACTTATCAATTGCCTGAAGAAGCATTGATGCAGCCTGTGCTACTACCTCTTCTCCTGACTTCTGAGCATCAATTGCAATACTACTTACAAAGTCCATTGCTTCCTCCTTAGGAAGGGCACCAAGTACTGATTCTCCATCTGAGAAGAACTCTATTCCGTTTGAACATGCAAAAATCTTTTTCATTTCTTTTCGTTTTTATCGTTAATAATTAGAGACTATCTGGGAGTCGAACCCAGGTGACTTAGCCAAGGCACAGTATCCTAACCGTTAGATGAATAGTCTCTTATAAATGGACACAAGAAATTCTAATAGCCTAAACTCTTATAATAAGGGTAATTGTTTCTTGCTTTGTTGAACATAGCACGGATATTAGAACTTAGAAGTTTTCTGTATTGGTCAACAATCATCTCATAAAGACTGAGATTTTCATCTATTCCGAATCCGTTACATCCGTACTTAGCCTCCTTACGCTCCTCCCAAAATGAAACTGGCTTGGTTACAAGTCCCCATATTCCTCCCAAATAAATCTGGTCAGGAGTCATACTTGGAATATCTAGTGTTCTAAATACTCCATAAGGACAAGGTCCAATATTCTCATTCTGGAATCCAGTTTCCCATGCATCCTTATGAATGTTCATAAGAGTGATGAGTGTGTTAGATCCCTCAATTTTGTCGAGGAATCTCTGTCCTTCTAAACACTGCTTAGTGTAAATGGACATTTGCTTGAGGTTATTCTGAACCTCAGCTTTATGGAACAATCTATTCCAAGCATTATTCTTTCTCATAGTTATCATTTTAGTTATTGCTTTCCAAATTTAAAACTAACAGCCAGATAATTATGCAAGCTGTAAGCACTATTGCTGTGATGGCATTTTGCCACACAAAGACACTAGCCCATGCTAAAACACACAGGCATGCTAAAACAATTGCCATAAGAATTGAACTGATTCTTTTCATATTCTTTTCACCTTTTATAAGTGAGAATACTTAGTGTACTCTCACTTTGATTATTTTCTTTGTTACTCTACCGTTGTTCATTGATTGGAGAATTTGTCTCTCCATTTCCTCTTTGAACATACCTCTCTTTGCTGTTCGAAACTGATAAGAGATAACAGTTTTCTCGCCCTCTACATTTGTAAGAGTGGCGAGAACTTTAATGTCTGATGTGATAAATAACATAATTACTTTGTTTTATTAAATTGATTTTGAAAATATTCTTAACTAATTAAAGAGTTATTTACTAAAGATAGTAATGTACATAACAATAAACATCTTTCTTTTCAGATAGAGACATTTTAGACCAATCGCGTGAACCGCAATTAAATCTTATTGTCTTTCTAACTAAACTAGAGTGTTTACCTCTTGTATTATACCAATCTTCAATTATTCTATTAGAGATACGTATTCTAGTTAGATTCTCTATTTTCACGAGAATCAATAATATAGAATACATTTTTCTTTTTCTTAAATTAAGTACTATAGCTCTGTACATTTTAATTACTTATTAAAATACCAAGGGTCAGTATCTTCATACACCTCTGATAACTCAATACCAGTGTGTTCTCTGATACCTAAGGATGTATCAAACCAACAAGAAGCCCAATAAGCATCATATTCAATATTAAGAACTAATTGTCCCTTATAATAATGAGTAGACTTCACTTGAACTTTATCCATCTTATCTAATTTATCCAATACTTCTTTCTTGGATTCTTTAGATAAGAGTACAAAGGTAGACACTAATGTGTCATACCCTCGTAACTTATTCTTTTTATTAGACATATTCAAACTCTCCTGTACGATTATTGTATTTACCTGTGACTTTTAGAGTATAACCTCTAAACTCTTTTACTGGTTTAGCAAAAGTTGTGATTTCACCTTCAGTATAGACTACTGACTCAATTTCTTTTGCATCAAATTCCTCAAGAGCATCAACGATGTTGTTACTCTCTTTGACAACTGCTTTGTTGCCTTTTAAATTAATTTCTATCTTCATAATTTTTTTTTTTTACTTTGTTTTGTTTTGTTTTGAACCCTATGTGAGTTACAACCTCACTACAATGCTTTTATTTAATAGGGATTTATTTTCATTGTACAGAATATGATATTGGTGATACTACATTTTCATAGTCTTCACATATCTCAAGGATTGAAGGAAAATAATCCTTGTTAACTGATTGACTACTCTTTATTGTATAAATGTAATGTCCATATCTATCTCTTTCTATATTAGTAATGGTGAAAGTTACTAAGTCTACGCTTCCAAACCAATCTCTAACATTAAAAGATTTACTCTTGTTAAGAGCATTCATAATCTGTTCTTCAGAAAATGCTTTTGCAGATTTTGCATCAGATGATTTTCTATAATGACCTAATACAAATTCGTCCCATGCTTTTACTTTTATTTCCATTTTTACTTTGTTTTGTTTCACAGACACAGAGCCATTATTAATACTATCTAGTGATTAATAGTTTCTCTCTGTGTTTCGTCCAGCCTCATCAGTGTGATTTTTAACGTCTTCTGGATGACGAGTCGGAAGGCAGCCGATTTACACTTTCTAAATCCTCATATAAATATAGTATCTACTTATGCCTTTAAGTCCATTATACAATGAGAGTTCGCACTATTACATCAGTGTTTAACGTCTTATTCCATTATCACTTATTTAGGAATAAGAAAATTTTTATAGGTATTTGTGAATAACCTCTGGAACATCCTCTGTTAATAACTCTTCTTTATGAAGAGAGAAAAAATCATCTATCCCAGTGATGTTTTTTACTTTTTAGTTTAAGTTTAAATTGTCATAAATTTTATAGTTTAACCTATACTACTAAAAAGGTTTACTTATTAAATTTTTGTTGACTTGTATATAATCCCAATAATGGGAAAATTTTTAAACTTTTGAATTTTGAGGATTTGGTGTCTCACACATGTGTGCTCTCGTTTACATCATTTCCCCTTTCTTTCGAAACATCATCAATTAAAGCAAACTTACTATCACTATGAGAATATAACCAATCAAGAGCAATAGAATGAGAAAGAGAATTTTACTTCTCCTTCTCTTCCATTACTCTTAAAAGGTCATACTTGAATCCAAGCCACTTCACTAAGAAGTAACCATTACACTTTCTCTTAGAATCCTTAGTTAACCATAAAGTCTTATTATCTAAGATAATATGGTCATTAACCAAGTATCCTTTCACAGTTTTGTAACGCATACACTTACACCAAAACAAAGGGGCATAAAGCCCCAATGTTTTAAACTACCTCAAACTTGAGATAACGTGATGTTGATTTGCTACCATCCTCCTGTGTAAAGTCGCGTTCAACAACCTTTGTTACCTTCAACTTGAGTGTGCCTTCCTCGCTGAATAAATCAACGAAAGATGCAAGACGCTCTTTAACGGTCTTACCATTCAAAGTAAGTCCGTTGTTACGGCGTGTAAGCTGACTCGCAGATACGGCGATGTCACCGTCTGTTTGAACATCAGTCCACTGCTGCTTTGTTCCATTGATGGTTTCATCTCTTGGAACAAACATCTCCTTAGAGAGAGTGAAGTTGAGTTCATCACCAACAGCGAGAGGAACCATACGAACTTCCTTTTCACCACCGTTCACCTGAATGTCATCAAACTTGAAATCTGCTTTTTTCATAATAGTAATTTTTTAAAAATTAGTAATGTTTATTTTTGTTTTTGTTCAAGACTGTAGGGGGGACTGAAAGATGTTGTGGACTCTCCCGTTAATAGTACTCTAAAATTTTTGGATTCCGACAAGTGGGGGGGGGGGATAAAAAAAAAAGCTAACCCAGATTACTCTGGATCAGCTTCAAATGATTCAATTGTTTCCTTAAATTCTTTAACTTGTTCTGGATTTCCAGAATGATCTCTAACAGATAAAATATTAAGTGCATCTTCAAAATTAATATAGAATTGTTCATCTGTTAGTTTTAGTTTCTCTGCTTCATCAGCAGCTAGGGTAGCCATATGCAATGCAACTTGACACATAGTCCAAACTCTATTCTTTTCATTTGGAAATCTACCTGACTTAATCAATTTCATTAATTCACTTCTCATAATACATACTTTTAAGTAGTCCTCCCCCAAGGATTCGAACCCTGACCAAGTGGGTTAGAGCCACCTGTGCTGCCATTACACCAGAGGAGAGTTAAGCTACTTTTTAAAAGGAGTAGCCAACCTTAAAATTAAAACCTTTCATAAAGTTCAACCATACCTTGAATTTTATGCTGAAGATGCAAACAAATAATATCTGTAGAAATATCAATCATTTTTTCTACTTCTTGTGCTTGGTCTTCATCAAAGCTTTCTAAATCAAGAAGTTCATTAAATCTAGTTAAATCCAATTTAGATTTAAGTTCGTCAACTATTTCTACGAATAAATCATCATCAAGAGCCTTAATTCCCTCTTTATATTCCTCAACAATTTCTTTAGTGGCAGAATCATCAAATTCTCCATCTTGTTCAGGAATATTTGCTTCAATCTCTATTTTAAGATGTCCATTATCTTTTTCTAAATGACATTTTAAATCTTCACTTTCAAATGTCTCTACAGTTCCGTCTGGAATACATAAACTTAATATATTCGTAAGGTCTGGAAGTTTGTTAAAATTAATAGTTTTATCCATGTTATTTTGCTTATTTGATTACACAGCAAATATATATTCTCCTTCTAAAAATCAAAAATAGAATATTGTTAAAAACTATTAAGATTTAAATTTACCTCCATTTTTAAGAGTAAATCCCTAACTAGTCCAACTTGGGACAGTTTGGAGATTAAAATCCAATAGTTTAGGCTTTTTAAAGAAAGTTAATCCTACATTTCCAGGAGATACATCATCAACCACTACTATACCATTGGTATATGCTCTATATTGTACATTTGGATCATTGACTTTTCTAAAACCACTTTCCTACATGGCTTTATCTAGTTTACCAACATACTTTGGAAAAGTCTTTTCACTAAGGACTTTTACTCTCTTCTAAATGAAAGTTGGGAATCTTTTAGATCCATCCCTCACATATCCTACAAACTTTAGAGGAAGGGAATTTGGAATTGCATTCCTTTTCAACATTTCACCACTTCCAACCTAAGTTATCTTTCCTACTGTAGTAGGAGAATTTCTTATTACAAGGGCTTCTGAACCCTATCCTATTTTATAAGGAGTTAAGGCGGATAACTTACCTACTGTAACTCTTCTAGAAACAGAAGGTAAAACACCTTTAAAAGAACTTGCAGGTCCTACAGTTATAAGGGAGGTTCCTATGTTCTTTACATTATCTTTAGCATAATTAAAATTAGACTATATTTTCTTCTAATCCTCTTCTTTAGAAGGGTCATAATGAGTTTGCTTTCCAAACACTCCATATCCAAAGAAGTTATTATTATAGAAGTTCTACATATTCTAATAGTATTTAGCTTTGTCTGCATCATAGATTACTGCTTGATTTCTTCTAGCAGCTTCCTATAATTTTCTCTACTTAATTCTAGCCTACTGTTCTTTAGTAAGTCGGAAAGCTAGAGGTTGTTTTCTAACAACTCTAGTATTATCCTATACTGCAATACCACCTCTCTAAAACTTAATCATTCATTTTACCTTTCCAAATTCCAGTTACTGAATCTATTCCTAGTAATAAACATACTGCATATATAAAAGGTTCTATCATTAGAGGGGCTTGAATAGAAGATATTGTACAATAGACTAATACGAAAATAATAATAAGGAATCCAATTACTCCACAGACTCTTTTACTACTAATGCCAGAGTGTGAAGTAATCATCAACCTAAGAAATTCTTTCATAATATTATAAGAATAATTATTATCTATAGTAATTGTCCTATAGCTACACCTATCATAGTAGCAGCTATATCTAACCAATCAAACTTATCCCCATATTCTTTATCTTTAAATTTCCTTCTAAATATACATCCTAATACAACTAGTATGGTAAATATAAGTCTAATAGGAATTATATATAAAAGATACTTTTATCAATTATTTTATTTAAATCACATATTTAATCCAGGAATAATGCTTTCTATTATTTAAGTAATTTAAGTTATACTAATTATTATAGGCTTCTCTCTCAAAGGAAAGATTTCTATAAGCATTACCTGTAAACAATTTAATTAAAAATTCAATTATATACCATATATAAAAGGGAATATATAACATCTCCTACATCTATTTAGTATGAATTGCTTCATGGTTAATATCTATTTTATCTAACTATTTACGACAGAATAGTATTCCAAATAAATTTATACATTTGAAACCTTTAAAAGGAAGTATATTATTAATTATTATTTTCATGCTTGATATGCGAATTTAATTCGTTTATTCATATTCATCTCATTACTACCAGCTCTCTCAAAGTGCTTTGCAAATACTTTAGTAGCATCAGAAATAGTATTAGTATTAAGTAGTTTCTAAAAAGCTTTACCTTCTGTAGAATTTAATTCTTCCCATATAAATTCTAACTGCTATGATATAGTAGGATTTGTTCCATACTTTTGAATGAGTTTCTATTTGCGAGGACCTAACCATTGAGCTAACCCAAAAGCCTTACTAGACTTATTTATTGCATTGTGATTTCCTCTGCTTTCCTACATTAGATTTCCTACTATTCCTCTAGCCTATACATCTGATAGCCCTTTATTCCTAAAGAAATCTAAGGCATATTGATTAAATTGTTCTCCAGGTGTATTTCCTAAGATTCTCCTAACACTTTTAATTTGTAAATTAGGGAGTTGTCTTTCAACTATTCCTAACTTCTTTCCAGCTGCATCTATAATATATATCTATCCATTATCTATTCTACTTATAAGTCCTATATGCTAGCCACTAGGACTATTCTTACTTCCAAACCAGATTACGTCTCCGGGCTATGCCTACTATAGATTGATTTCCTGTCCAACTTTTCCCTGCTAAGCTGCAGTCCTAGGAAGATTAATTCCTACACTATTAAAGACATACTTTATAAGTCCACTGCAATCAAATCCAGAACTTGGACTAGAACCTCCCCAACTATATTTTCCACCTAAGAACTATCTAGCCTAGTTAATTACTTTCTAAGCTGCAGAAGAGGTATTCTCAGATTTAGAAGGAGTATAATTAAAAGTAGGTTCCTGAATGTCCTATTCTGGTACGTCTAGAAAACTCCAATCAATCCCAGAATCTTCTTCGTCCTAAGTAGGCTATTGCATTAGTTGTATTTCTTGGTAATTCTACTGAACGTCTGGAGTAGTTATATCTGGAGGAGATACAGATTCAAATGTTGTAAATAATTCAGCCATTACATTAAATTATTTAAATTAATCTCAATTTTATATGGAATATTATCTAAATATTCTTTTACATCTTTATTAGTCCAATCTATAGTATACCGAGCTATTTCTTTACCATCTTTAAAAAAGCAAGCATACTAAGAGGGTAACAAACATGGGCAAGCTTTAAAGAGAATCAAAGCTTGTTTAAAATTATTCGTAATAACTTTTTCACTATAATAAGTATTATGTGCAAATATTATTTTAATGCAATCAAACGTATAGGTATTATTTCTAATAAGTGATGAGAAGTCATTCTCCATTTCCTAGTTGATTGGAAGCCAATGATCCTACTACTGGGATTCCTAAGGCTATAGTTTTTCCATATAAGTTATTAAGAGATTCATTAGTAAATATCTATCTAGCATTATCTATTTGAGTAAGTTCTTCCTCAGATGCATTTGGGTGATTTCTTTTGTACTAATTTACAGCACCTGCTCTGGCTCTTGACTCTTGAGGAGTCTGCCAATACTTTACTCTATCCCCAATCCAATGTCTAGCTTCCACTTCAGACATTCCATATTTAGTTTGCAATTTGTTCATTAAAGTAGTAAACTTATTAGGGTCTATTTCCAGTCTATCATTAAGGGCTTTAGCATTTCTGAGAACTTTATCTAGCGCATTCTATTCAATTGGAGATAAAGTTATTTGAGGTGTAGCCCACCCAGTTGAGCCGATATTGAAAGTACCGTGATGCATTCCTTCATGTATTGCTGTATAGTAGGGATGCTATGCCTAATTAGATATAGCTATAAAATGTTCAGATGGATACTGATTAGTATGTATACTCTTAGGCAAAAATTGAGAGTATCCCTAAACGCCTTTACCCATATCCTCTACCATAACGTTTACTGGTCCAAACCTATCACTCATAGGAAGTTTTTGAGATAAAACTCTTCCCTGTAAGTTTTGAAAGGCTTTTATTTCATCCTAGGTCAAACCCCTTGAAGCAGCCCTAGTTTCCCATTGTGGACTTTTATACCACATCATTATATCTCTAACACCTTCATTAGCTTCCTATCTTATCTACTATGGTGTTAGCTTAGTCATCTGTTCCTTAAATGCCCTCGTTTCTTTTGGAGGAATTATAGTAGAAGTAATAGGATCAAAGATAAATGTAACATTCTGATTAGAAGTTTTATTATCCTTAATTCCCTAAAACTTAACTGCATCTGCTCCAGACTATTCAGCTTCTCTAAGTATATGGTTGCGCAGTTTATTTTTACCCTAGGCAGGAATATCTCCAATCTATACCATTGGCTTCTTAAGAATCTATTGAAGCTATATTAATATTGGTCTATCATTCATAAACCCAATATCTTTTTTCTCTGATACCCACAATCCATTCTTTGGTGCTCCATGCTCTTTAGTATCCCATCTTCCTTCAAATACTCTTTTAACTTTGAAATTAGGATTGTTAGTTCTATGCCATACTGTACGAGTCTCCGCTGGACTCCATCCGAGTTGTCCTGGAAATATATATGGAGTTTTGAGATCTTTTACCTGCCTAAGGCGAGACACTAATAATTGTCCTTTAGCTTTAGAAGCTAACTTAGGAGAAACTTTCTTCAAGAGCTTGATAATTCCTCCTAGTTGTTTCTTTTCAGTTTTAATAGGTTTCCATCTTTTCATCTTTTCATAATTAATGTTTCCAAGTTCTAGCGTTAGCAGCAAATGTAGCCCTTTTTCTAATCTTAGGATCCGGACTATTCTTTCCTTTCTGAATGCAGGCATCAGTTACATTTCCTCCACAGTACTCAGTAAACTTACCTCTATTCTCCTTTTTAATACGTATCTTATGACCTTTCTTATAAAGTTCAATTGGATCTGAATAATTCTCTAACTTTAAAGGGAGTTTAAGCTAAGAATTATCCTCAAAAAACTAAGAAAATTTGGTTAATTGATTCTAAGTATATTTCATATTAGATTTTGTTAAAAGTAACACATACTTTATTTGGGTATTCAAATTTAATATTTATATTTGTATAATTGAAATGAATATAACTCATAAGTTAAATAGAAAATTTCTCGTATAAATATACTTGTACAAACTCAAAGACTAATAGATTAACTATATAATATCTAACAAATGAGTTACAAAACAAACTTAAATTCTAGACTACTTGTTGCTGTAATTTTAACTATAGTGGGAAGTGGTTTATTAATTGCTGGATTTTTAGTTCCTCCTCTGGGAATAATTGATGGTTCAGTTTTAGTAGCATTCGGAGAGACTAGTACATTTGTCGCTGCATTGCTTGGAATAGATTACAATTATAAATATTAGATGTATAAAAACAAAGTTCTTTCAGGACTTAGTGGAAATGGGAAATGAAATAATGAAGTAAACTAAATAAAGTGTAATATGAAAATTGATAAGCAGAATGGAACGGTTGCGTTCAATGATCAAGAGCATATTTATTGGAATATAAATGACAATAAGAGATATGTCTCAGTTACTACTCTAATTCACAGATACACTCAAGAATTTGATAAGGAATTTTGGTCTTCCTATAAGGCTCTAGAGAAATTGCTTCCAAAGAAGTCATGGGAAATAGAAAAGAAGTCTTTACTAAATACTAAGAAGTTCAATAAGGAATTGTTGAGTTTATATGATATAGATGAGAATGATTTCAATGCAGTTCAGCAAGACATCTTAGATGCTTGGGGTGAAGAAAATAGAAAGTCGTGTGAAAGAGGAACTAAAATACACTCAGAAATAGAAAATTCCTTTTATGATCATCCTACCGATATTTCTTTAAAGAAGTTTGGTTTAGGGGGAAAATTCGAGTGTAAAAAAGATTATTCAGAATTGGATTTAGAGCATGGAGTATATCCAGAGTATTTGATATATAGAGAATCAGATGATGGAATCTTACGCATAGCAGGACAGGTGGATCTTATAATTAAATCTGGAAATGAAATAACAATTGTAGACCACAAGACAAATAAAAAAATTGATCAAAAGTCTGGATTCAATACAACTACAAAATCAAATACCAAGATGAAATATCCTCTAAATAATCTGATGGACTGTAATTTTTATCATTACACTTTACAGCTCTCTACTTATGCTTGGATGTTACAGAAGATAAATCCAAATTTCGTAATTAAGGACTTGATTTTGAATCACTATGATCATAATGGTAATAACACATTATATCATTGTGAGTATCTGAAGCATGATGTAGAAAAAATGCTTTATCATTATAAGAAAAGTCTCATTTTGGAATAGAAAAGAAGTGCAAGAAAAAGAATAGAATACTAATCATTATTAAGGGCATATTGAATCCCAATTTTGGATTAAATGTCAACACTATACACTAAAAGCAATCTATTCTTTTTCTTTTTATTTTTAGATTATGAATGTATTTGATATTATTAACGGTCATACAAAAGAAGTCCTTAATCTTAACTAGGACTTAAGTAGCAATAGATTAAAAATCTGCTATAGTTGTCCTCTATACTCAGGTAAGTTTGGAGGAATGTGTAATAACAAATTATGGTTGAATGTTAATACAGGAGATGTAAGTAGTGTCCAGAAACCTGGATATAAACGTGGATGTGGATGTAGATTGCAAGCTAAGACTAGACTTCCAAACGCAGTATGTCCACTAAGCAAATGGTAATAATTAAATGTTAATGATTTATGAAAGACGTAAGACTTTACTCAACAGAGAATGAAAAAATTGCTAAAGAATTACTTGGAACAGATAGTAATTTCACTTCAGTAAACATGAAAGAAAACTCACTTGATTCTTTAATTAAAAAAGAGAAAGCTCGTAAGTTTAACTCAGAAGTAGAAAAGTACAATGAAAAACTGGAACAGAATAATAAAGACTTTGAAGAAAGCAAGGATAAGGTAGAATATGATATTTCCAAAGCAGAAATAAAACCAATGTTTTCTCGTATTCTAGTACAACCTTTTAAGGTTAATCCGTTCCAAAAAATGAAGGTGGAAAATGGACTTATAATTGATACTGGAGGATATACCCCTCATACTCAACTTAATGAACAAACTGGTAGATATGAAGAACAAAAGCAATTCATAGTTACAGGATGTGTTGTTGAAGTTGGACCAGAGGTTAAGTACTTAAAAGAAGGAGATGTTATTTTTTATAGGGTTGATACTGCAGTACCTGTTCCATTCTTTAAGCAGGGATTCGTAAGTTTAGCAGAGAGTCAAATTATAGCAGTTGTTAATGAAGGTCTACAAGACCGTTTTAATAATATTAAATAATATGGAAGAGAATAATATATATTTTAATCCTGGCTAGATAGTATAGCTTAAGTAGGATATACCTAATAAGCCAAGGATGATTGTTGTAAAGAAAGAAACATCTTTATTCAAGCATGACTCAAGAAGGGAGGATAAACGTCCTATCCTTATAGGAATTAGATGTCGTTGGTTTACTACTACTGGAGCTATGCAAGAAGCGGTGTTTAATACTAAAGACATTGAATTAATTAAAGAATAATGGCTAACAATTGGAATTATGGAGATTCCTATTTTGATGGGAACTCCTATAAAACAAGAGCGTAGGCATTTGCTGCCGCCAGAAAGAATGGCAGGGGAGTATTTACTTATAAAGGCAAGTAGTATAATACAATGTAGAAAGGTGAGAATGCCGATGAGTTTAGAAGGGCTCACGCAGACTATGACTACTTCCTTGGGAATGTAGCAAAGGACTAGGGAGGATGGAAACCATCTGACCCAGTCTAGACTTCTTATAAGGTAAATAAGGTCCCAGACGCATATACAAAACCCCTTCCAAAAAGTTCAAAGCCTAAAACTCCAGCAAGAACTAAATTATCTATGTTTACTAATGATGATATTAGAAACTTAGGATTTAGAAATTATGCTGGAATGGTAAGTGCTATTGGAAATAAAGCTAATGCAAATAATAACTTTGTAAAGGCTATGATTGATAGATATGGCTCTGATACTAGTAAGTGGAATCAGAATACTATAGAAAATGATCTCGGTGTTAAAGGAACTTATAGAAGTTTTGGAGGAGGTGATTTTGGAGATATGTCCAGAGCAATGGCTGGATGGGTAGGATAGAATAATGGAGAGATAGATAAATAGGATTTACAAAGTAGAACTGGTTCAGATGGTGTAGTCTATGCTAATAGTAGGGTAAAAGACTTGTTTGACAAGGTACACTTGAAACCTAAGACATTTACCTTTAATACCAGTTTATTTGGGACTAATTTATTTGGAACACCTAAGAAGGAATAGGGAGGTCAACTTAATATGAATGAACAGCAATTACAATAGGCATTTCTACAGTATTTAATGTAGAAAACTGGAGCTCAAAATGAGCAGCAATTAGAACAAGTAGTTTAGTAGTTAGGAGAGGATGGCTTAAAGCAGGCATATGCTCAGTTTATGCAGGAAATGTAGCAATAGCAGGTTCAAGCTGCTAAGTTTGGAGCTAAACTCAATTACATAAGGAAACTTAATGGTTAGTGTCCAGAAGGAATGGAAATGTATTACTACAAACAGGGAGGAAGACTTTGTAGAAAATGTATACAGGCTAAATAGAATGAAGAAGAAATTGAATATCCTTCTAATCCAATTGACGCTTTCAAATGCGGAAGAAAAATGAAGAAAAAGAAATGCGAAATTGGGGGAACAGTTGATATGGATAAGTGTGGAGCAAAAATGAAGAAAAAGAAATGTGAAGATGGAGGTATTGTTAATATTGATAAATGTGGAGCTAAGATAAAAAAGAAGAAGTGTGAAAATGGAGGATTAATCTCTTTTGATAAGTGTGGAAATAAAATGAAGAAAAAGCAATAGGGAGGAGATCTAGAAACCTCTAAACCAACAAAGACTAATAAGACTCCATTTATAGTATATAATGATAAAGGAAAGAAGAAAGTAACTTATGTAAAAGATTAGGCTACTAGGGATTCTTTATATGCCAATAGATACAACGATCAAGAGGTACAGGCTACAAAACCTGGATCATATAAAAACGGAAAATGGACTCCAGATAGGAGCAAATCTCCTTATAAGAGAAAATGATTTTGGAGAAATATGTAAATGAATTAATGGCTTATGGTTTAGGATATATTTGTTTATAATAATCAACTTAATAGGGTTGATCTCAATACACACGAAATATTATTGGTTAAGGAATTTAAAGCACTTCTTGAACCAAATAGAAATAAATGCAAAGAAGACCCAAGTGGATTAATGGGTCTTCGTGCATTTAGAGAATTTACTTATATATGGCTTGCTATATGCTGGAAATCCGTATATAGCGAGTATGATGAATAGGTAAGACATTAGGAATCTCTAAAGGATGCAAACCTAACAGAAGAAGAATTTAATAACCCAGAATTTAGAGCGGCATGTAGGAAGTTTAGACAAATACAAGAATCTAATCTTTCTATTAAAATGCTACATGCTGCACAGGAAACTGTTAATAAATTCATAGAATACTTTAATTCAGTGGATCCTTTAGAGAGAGATGAGTAGACTGGAAAGCCCGTGTACAAAGTTAAAGACATTATGACTGAATTGAGTTCTTTAGGAAAAGTTCACGACGAGTTAGTCGATTTGGAAGGAAGAGTCAAGAAAGAATTGACTGAACAATCTTCAGTACGTGGTGGAGCTATAGACGGATACCAACCTAACTTTTAACAACCATGGAAGAAATTAAAAGGAAGAGAGGGAGACCTAAGAAGGTTAAACTTCCAGAGGAAATAAAAACTCTAGTACAGGAAGTCTAGTAGGAAAAGAAGACTGAACCTGCTAAAATATAGGAACCTATACCAGAATCAATAAAATCTTCAGAATGGGATGTTCCAAAAGAAGAGTATATAAAATTCTTTGATAAAAGACTTTCTTATGAGCTGACAGGTTACAAGCCAATTACAGAAACTTAGGGATTGGACTTTGATCCAAGTTGGTTTACGGTAGCAAGAGACACCTATATAAGAACTGGAAAATATTGCAGCTATCGAATATACAGTAAACCTTATAATGACTTCTGGCATGAGGAATATCGTAGGTGTCGTGAAGGATATACAGTAAATGGATATACACTAACTGGTCCTAATTACTATTATCTTAATTATTATCAACTTCCTAATATTGATGTAGAAATAGCTGGTAGTGGACGTAGCTAGATATTTCCTAAATTTTTGGTATTTCAATATGAGTTCTTTCACTACTTTGAAATATGTAGAAGGGAGAAGAAGGATGTATGTCTTATGAAATCTCGTGGTATTGGTTTCTCTGAAATAAATGCAGCTATTTGCGCCTGTATTTATAATTGCTTTAGAAACAGTAAGTGTATGATTACTACGAGTTTATCTAATTACTTAGAGAAATCTCTTGATAAGGTATGGAATGCACTTAGTTTTGCAAATGAACATACTTAGGGAGGTCTTGCTAAACTTAGGCAGGTTAAGGATACATAGTTCTTAAAAAGAGCTTCTACTTTAGTAAAAGACTCAAACGGTATACCATCTGAGACAGGTTGGATGTCTTAGATTGAAGGTGTTGTAGCAGAAACTGATGCTAAAATTAGAGGTGACCGTATTGATTTGCTAGTATATGAAGAAGCTGGTTCTAACTCAGTTTTAAGAAAATCCTACATTAAAGGAAAGGCTTTGATATACATTGGAGGTACAAAGTTCGGTATTAGATTGGCTGGAGGTACCGGTAGATTATAATTTTAAATAAATTTCTTTAAGTAATTGAATTATGATTTGTAATAAGTCAAGAGAACAAAGAGAATATCTAATAAATTTGGCAATTTAGGAGTACTTAGATACTCCTGAAACGTAGAGAAGTTTAACAAAACTAGGAGAAAAATATGGGGTTAAACGTTAGACTATCTCTAAATATTTAAAGTAGAGAGGTTTTGAGGTAATAAACTATCAAAATAGATCTAGATTAAATGAGCATGTATTTGATGTGATGTGCAGCGAGGAATAGTTTTATTGGCTAGGATTCCTCTATGCAGATGGAAATATATCTTCAACAGGAAATAGAGTAGAAGTAAGACTATCCCTGAAAGATCTTTCACATCTAGAGAAGTTTAGAAAATTCTTAAATCTCACTTTGGAAATAAGAACTGGAATATGCGACGAGCATGGATTCTGCCATCTTTCTGTTAGAAATAAACATTTATGGTAGACTTTAAATGATCTAGGATGCACTCCTAGAAAATCTCTAACTTTGAAGTTTCCAGATCTATCAATTTTTCCAAGTAAGGTTTCTATTTTACATTTCCTTAGGGGATATGTGGATGGCGATGGGTGCTTATCTATTTATTTAAATCAAAAGAAAACCTCCTATAGAACAATGGTAAGTATTGTGGGAACTAAATCCTTTCTTAGTACAGTAAATGCCTTATTTGGTAACAAGGGAAATATTATGAGTAAGACCTCTAAAAATTGGGAGAATAATGCATTCCAGCTTTCTTTCTCTGATGTTCCCTCTAGAAAATTCGCACGATACTTATATCAAAATGCCACAATTTACTTGGATAGAAAGTATGACAAATATTTAAAATTCTGCCGCATAGAAGAGGAATCTTCTAGAAGAAAATCGAGTAAAATCGGGGAAGGCTGTGATGCTAATCCCGAGGTAAGTCCTGAGACTGCGAAAGGCTTGGGAACACCGTAGAGCGTAGAGAGTGAATAAATATAATCTCTCCAAGAGTACTCGACATCCAGAACGGATGAAAATGTACGCCGAGCTATGACAAATAAGAAGTCATAGAAATACGGATAAAAAGCCGTATGATAACATTACTGGGAGATAAAGGTGTTGCCTTACAAGGACTTAGAGATATATACTATGATCCAAATGGATTTGACGTACTTCCATTTTATCATAACTATACAGAAGGAGGTGAGTGGGTATATACAGGATATTTCATTCCATCTTATATAGGAGCCATTACAGAATATGGAACTGATATTAATGGAGTAAGAAGATAGTTACTTGATAAGAGAGGTTACTGTTTATGGAAAAACTATAAGGAATAGTTAGACTTAGATAGGGCTAATCTATCCTCAAACCCTAGAGCCTTGATTGATCACTCTGCTGAGTACTGTTATACAGCTGAAGAAGCTTTTGCTTTGGAAGGTGATAACAAATTCAATAAGGTAAATATTGCTTAGCAACTCACAAATATCAGAGCTCTAAAGAAATGTCCTCCAATCGAAAGAGGTTATATTGAATATAAATTCAAAGAAGGGGCTCATATTCAGTAGAATATAGATGGCTTTAAGTGGATTCCAAATTAGAATAGTAAACTTTAGATACTAGAACATCCAATTTGGACTTTGCCTCCAGTTGAGGATGAAAATGGAAATGTAATCTGGAAGCCACCTACTGAAAAAGTTAGAAACCTGTATGTAATAGGAATAGATGGTATCGATATTGGTGCAGCGCAAACATCAGAAGCTACTAAGGATCCATCTGATTTCTGTCTTGTTGTTTACAAGAGAGCTTATGGTATAGAAGAACCAAAATTCGTAGCACTTTATAAGGATAGACCTAACGATGTTAGAGAGTGCTATAAGATAGCTATTAAACTAGCATAGTATTATAATGCTACAATAAATATAGAAGCAACCAGATAGAGTATAATTCCATATGCACGAGAAAGGAAACTTCTTAATCTCTTTATGAAAAGACCTAGAGCTACACTTGCAGACTCTGCTAGAAATACAAATAAGCAATATGGAACCCCTGCAACTCCTGCTATTATAGATCATCAGACTGACTTGATAGCAGACTATATAACTGACTATTGTCATCTTATATGGTTTGATGAAATGCTTGATGAATTTAATAGGTACACTGATGAAAATAAGAAGAAATTTGATATTGTTGCAGCAGTAGCAATGGCTCTATTAGCAGATGAAGAATTGCAAGGAATTGTGCCTAAAGTTGTAGAAGAGGTTAAAGATACCTGGTAGGATATAGGATTTTATACAGATGAGTATGGAAGAAGACGCTATGGAACACTTCCAAGGAATACTCCATAGATACGGTTTAATAATAATTTTGGATAGTTATATGACGACTTAGGACCTAGAACAAGTAATACAAGACTATATTCTGGATATTTATCATAAGAAGTATATAGGGAAAATAGTCATTGAGAAATTAAACCCAATAGGATATTATATTAAGTTGGGTATGGATCATCCGCATTAGCCTATAATTATATATGCAGAGTTAGAGGATGATAAGTTTCTTAAGTTTCTCAAGTAGGAACTTAAAGATAGACGCTTTAACCTAGTATATTATGGTAAACTATAGTTAACTTACCCATATGATTGTAATCCAATAAATACAGCATGTAGTTGTCATGACAAAGGATGAATTGATAGAGAAAACAGACAAAGCAATATCTGAACTAGTCTACCCTAAATATGATTTATAGAAAGCATATAACTACTATAATGGTGTAAGAGATTCAGACTAGTTCAGATACTTAGAGGAGGTATATGGAGCTAATGCACCAACTACACTACACTTTACCCCTTTAATAAAGAAGCATATTGATGCTCTTATAGGAGAATATTTGGGAACCCCTATAATTCCAAAGATATTCTGTAAGGACAGTTAGACAATAACTAATATAGATAGAGAAAAGCAATTAAAGATTGCCTCAGAACTTCATGAATATTTGAAAAATCATCTTAGAAATTCAGTTCTAAGTTTTATAGATGGAAAGAGTATTAATGATGGTCTCATCGAACAGCAATTGAAAAGAATAGTGGAAGATATAAATAATACGTTCGTATCAGAGTATGAAATTGCTGCTTAGAATGTAGTAGAATATATTATGCAATCTAGGGATACTGATATGATTACAGTGTTGAGAGATCTTCTTCTAGATCTTTTAATTACTGGATACGCTTTCTATAGAGTCCTTCCTACGGTGGAGAATAATAGTATTAGAATATAGGCTTTAAGCCCTCTGAACACATTCATTGATAGAAATTTTGAATCTCCATATATTAAAAACTCCTATAGAGTTGTAGTAAGAAGCTGGATGACTAAGAATCAAATCTTAAATGAGTATGGTAAGGAAATGAAAGCCTCCGATAGGAAGCTCCTGGATGAGAAGTGGGATTCAGTTTATGAGAATGCTATGTATTATGTTAGAATGGGTGAAACTAATGGCATACCAAATACTGATGGAGTTTAGGCAGGTGTAGAAGTTACCCCAGGATATCCTGACAGTAGGTCTGGAATAACCCATGAGCTTATTCCTGTTTATGAAGTCGAGTGGCTAGAAACCGATAAAGACTTTGTAATGTAGAGATATAAGACTGTTAGAATTGGAGAACAAATATATATACTTAGAGGTAAAGATGAAAAGGTTATGAGAACTAAATCAAACCCTTCTTATTGTAGTCTTTCAGTTAATGGTATATATTTCTTAAATAGAGGTACAAAGCCTTACTCAATGGTTCTCGCTTGTGCTCACTTATAGGACTAGTATGACCTTCTAAATTTCTACAGAGATAATCTTATTGCAAATAGTGGAACAGTTGGAGACTGGATTGACTTAACATTAATACCTGCTGAATTAGGGGTAAATCTCCCAGAAAGACTTATAAAATGGTAGGCTTTAAAGAAGTAGGGACTTGGTGTACTTGATTCCTCACAGGAAGGAAGGCTGGCTTCCGGGTAGGCTCCATTGAATACTATTTTTAATGGATTCGATAATACCGTTAAAATGTAGGCTGTTCAAGCTATACAGGTAGCAATAGATGCTATAGAGTAGACTACATCATCTATTACTGGAGTATTTAGGGAAAGATTGAATGGTATTGAGCAGAGAGATGCTGTTACTAATGTTAAAATTGGATAGAACAATTCATTTATTATAACTAAACAGTATTACCATCAAATGGATTTAATAGTAAATGAAATGTTACTGGATTGTTTAAATCTTGCTAAGGTTGTATTCAAAAATGGACTAACTGGAACTATAATATTAGGAGATAAATACCAAAGAATATTTACTGCTCTTCCAGAGTACTTTACTTTAACTGACCATGATATTAGGATAATAACAAGCACTGATATTGTAAAGGACTTGGAATAGATAAAAACTATTATTCCTGAATTTGTTAAATCTGGAGGGTTACCTCCTGATATCATTATTGAGGCAGTAACAAGTAAGAGCTTGCCTGATCTTAAGTATAAAGTTAGAAAAGCTATGCAAATTTAGAAAGATGAAAACAATCAAATTCAGTAGTTAACCTAGTAGGTCTAGTAGTTATAGGAGCAGTTGAAGCAAGCTTCTACAGAGTTAAAGAAATCTCAAGGTGAGATTGAATCTCTTAATAAAGCTAAGCTAAGCCTTGAACAGAAAGAAATAGAAATGAAATACAAACTTGAATGGTATAAGGCTGATACTGATAGAACTTATAAGGAGGCTACTGCTGAGGAATAGAAGAAGAGAACTGAAGTAGAATTAGCATAGCTTACAGATGGAAATCCATATAATGATAAAACAAGACAAGTATAATGAAGCCACTAGTTAAAATATGTAATACAGGTAAATGCTCTATAGTAATAACTGATTTAACTCAAGATTCAGAAGAATATGTAACTGAATCAATTTTAGACGCCGAAGCGTATTATGAGAGAAATAAATTTAAGTATAGTGAAACCTGCACTATAAATATCATTCAAAGAAATACAGCAACATCTGAAGAAATTCTTGATACTATAATTACTGATCATACCTCATATCTAGATGAAGCACATTATCAATTATAGCGAGATGGTTTTTATACTATTCATCATTTTATTATTCCTACTGTTGACTGGCTAGAATAGGAATTAGAAAAAGAACATAGTCTTTTAGAAAAGGATATTGAACTTTATGTTTGTGATTGTAATAGTGTTTATAGGTATTGTGATGGAACTTTAACAGAAGTATCTCCAGAGGTGTTATCTGAAATAAATACAGAGAATACTACAATATCAAGAATCTCTATAGATCAATTTTCTATTTGTTATTTATACGATTGTTATATATCTTTGTGCAGACAAATTTTTGAAAGAATTAATTATAGATGTACGAACAAGAGTAATTTGGATGAAGTAAAATTCAAAAGAGACTTTCTTTGGATGACCATTAATATTATTAAGTACTATGTAGAGCTGAATTAGCTATTAGAAGCATAGAGGTTACTGGAGGAAGTTAATTTCTGTGGAGGATTATGTAATGAACAAGGAATAGTTAAATAGTAGAGTTCTGGATGCGGCTGCAATAGATAAATTAAAAGAGAAGGCAATAGAAGACTATCGCAGATATATTAAAGGTCTATTCAGAGGTTATAAAAATGACTATAGTGAATTACTAAATGAAATAAACTTCATAGAAACACACTCAGAGATAAATAATTAGAAATTAATTTACGAATACTATATAAACTATGGCATGTAATGATGATTTTAGACATGTATGTTACAAAGACCTAGAAAATTATGTTAAAAGGGATTAGTACTTTGCTGACTTTAATCCTGAGGAAATAGCTCTGATACAGAAAAATCTAGGAATAGATACAACAGATAAGGATGATGAAAACAAATATGCTCCTACCTTCATCACTGGGGATTATAACTCTATCTATCAAGAAACAGTTTTCTCTAAATTAAAAGTGGGATATATCTATGTTATTAGAGATTTTAGATCTGTGTACTTGGATCGTGATGGAAAAATATGTGGACTAGATTATATGCCAAGTTAGGAATACTGGTTATTCTTGACCCCTAATAGTCCAAACACATTTGACAAGAGAGTAAAATTGTATTAGCCTACTGGAACCATACTTAGTTCCTGCGCTAATTGGATTGTAGAATATGATATCACTCCTACAGTCCTGGACAATATGACTACTAGTAGAGGTACTATCACCTATTTAAAGGATGCTAATAACAATACTGCCTACTACGATTTCAAAAATATTAAGTTTAAGAAAACGCTTAGTGAACTTAGTAAGGGTCCAACCACTTATGAGTTTGATACATATTTGTATACATTCGATAATGGAGGAAAGGATTCTTCAGAAACTCTCTGCAAAAATAATCATCTCGAAAAGGGAGCAAATCGTAATGTATTCTTAGGAAATACCCAAAATGTTACCTTGTCTGCAGATTGTCATGATAATATATTCTTTAGAAATTGTGAAAATTGCGTATTTGATTACGGAACATATGGTAATTTCTTCCAGGATAATGTAGTAAGATGTAAAGGAACAGTACATGAAAAATAGTTAGGATCTATAACTTCTTCAAATTATCCTAAGTAGTTTGATGTTTTGGATGATAAAGAGGTTATGGTTTGCCTAGACTCACAAACTTAGACATATCAAATAAAACAACTATGAGTGCTTTACTAGGAGTATACAATACTGGAAACAATATTTTAACACCTAGACAATCTGAGTAGTAGAGCTGTAAACATCAGGTATTGCTAAAAGAAAATTTCCTTTCTGAATTTTTTACTAAATCTGAAAAAAGAAAAGTACTATAGAATCTCGGAGTAAACTCAACTGTAGAGTGGGGAGAAATAGGAGGATATATAGAAAACTAGACAGACCTATTAAGGAAACTTAAGGACTACATTCTTAAGGAAACTAATTAGGATAAAGCTGTCTAGTAGATTCTATATAGTAATGAAGCTTATCCAAATATTACTACTCTCGAATAGGCTCTGGATGTAGCTCTTTATTAGGACCTTACTATATCTGTTAAGATTTCTCCAAGCGTTGCTGAGTCTGGAGACTCCATAGAAAATGTTCTGCTTACATGGTCTTACAATAAATCAAATATAAAGCAGTAGACTATTGACAATACAACCATAGACCCTAATATAAGACAACTAGAATTAGAAGGACCTATAGTTTCTAGTACTACAAAGAAGGTTGTTGGAAATGATGGAACTAAAACTGTTACAGGTTAGGCAACTCTTAATTTTTATCCAGGAATTTATTATGGGTCTGGAATAAGTCAGCCTCCTATACAGTCGATGGAGAAAGTACTATTGCCATCTAGATCGTGTAGGATTACTGTAAATGCAGAACAAAATGAGTACATTTGGATTTTATTGCCAATTAATTATGGAGATCCAACATTTACAGTAGGCGGGTTCTCTGGAGGATTTTAGAAGGTTGGAAGTACTTCTTATAAGATAACTAACTATAATATCTGGAGAAGTGATAATCATAGTCTAGGTAATACTACAATTAATATTTCGTAACCATGGCAGTAGAATTAATTAGTGAAATAATTTAGAAAAACGGAGGAAAATTTCCACTTCTAGATTCTAATAATTTAAGAGGTGGTTTCTATTCTGTTAGTACAGAAGCCGAACGAGATAGTATACCAACTGAAAGACGTAAGGTAGGTATGCTCTGCTATGTTACAGGTGATAATAAATATTATAAATTAGAAGATAATGGACAGTGGGGAAAAGCTAACCTAGGGGGTACAGGTATTGTTTAGGTTGATTCTCCCTCTGATATAGAGGAGTTAGAAGATCCAGAAGTTGGATAGATTGTATATATAATAAGTCAAGACGAATATTGGTACCTAAAAGATAATGGTGTTTGGGGAATCCTTAACAATATCGTTGTTTCGGAGGAAGCTCCTGCTGAAGAAACTTTATGGATAGATCCGACAGGAGATTCTGAAATCAATAAGGAAGGAAATTTGACAAATATTAGATAGTCACTTAAGACTTTACAATAGTAGATGGACTAGGTTATTAAAATAATTTAGTATGGTGCAATTGCTGGAGATTCTTCTATAGGAGGAAGGACAGTAATGATGTCTTCTGCAACTCCAATAAATCCTAATCAATCTGAAGATGAAGATGAAGATGAAGAGGAAATTCTTCAAATTGAACCAGACCATCTAAAATATACAATTCCAAATATTAGTGTAAAGACAGATACAATGGCGAATTTCAGTCAAAATTATAGAAATCTTATAGATGGAGAATTAATATGGATGACTGATAAGAACTCGCTATATATATACATTAATGGTAAATTCGTTTCTATCTCTAATGGAACTGGAGGCGATGTACCAACACCTGATGATATGACTCAAGAGGATATTGAAAAATTATACTTTAACCATCTAGGATTTACTAACGCTAAGAATGAATAGTATAGGATGGAAGTAAATGAGAATGGAAACATTATTGTTTACAACACTGCCAACTATGATGGTAATATAGGAAATAAAGGAACATATGGTTCATACATAAGTGACTACCTAAGAATAAATTCAATTTTCTTAGGAGGTGTGAATACAAAACTAGACAGCTTCTCAGCTTGTTCTCACAACTATGTAGAATTAGCCAACAGTTCAACTAAAGATATAAACTTAAATGGAATTTACTTACTTTATAGGGCGCCTGGAGTAGATGAGTGGACTCCTCTAGCTTTAAGAGGTTTTATTCGAGCTGGATCTACGTTCCTTATAAGAGGAGATAGATGTTCATACAAGTCTAATATAACCTTAGATGTGAATAGTTATGATCAACTTTGGAAGGTAGATGATAAACTAATTTAGTTTAATAGTGGTGGAGGATGTTTCTATCTTGTGTGCTCAGATGAAGGAAAATTTTATAAGAGTTCTGATAAAGTGTCCCTTGCAGAATTAGCAGGCTATACTCCATATAGTTCGGATGATATTCCTACAGGATATATAGATTTCGTAGGTATAAAGACTAGAGAAACTACTTATACTATTCCTTCAGAAGGAAATTCTCCAGTTTCTACAGAAGTTAATGATAATCCAAAGGATTGTATTTTCGTCCGTAGTTTCCCTCTAGACCCTTGTTCATAGTCTTAGAAGACTCATGATAAGAAAAAGAGCGGAGCATTATGGACATATATAAATATGTCTACTAAAGGTTCTGATGCTTTTCCTTATTATACTTCCGAGGACAAACATCTATTCGTTCCAAAGGGGTCTGCTTTATCAAAAAATATATTTGATTGTCGTTCTACTTTCAGTTCAGATAAGCCGAATATGCTTAACATAACATTTGGAATTTAGGCTACAGATTCTGGAAAGGGAGCTACAAGATGTTTTAACTGGGTATCTGTAGGATATTACGACGAATATATAGAATACAAGAAAACTACTGAGGATTGGAGCTCTTCTAGGAAAGAATATTCTATATTAAAAGGAAATACTTACTCTGATTCGAATATAAAGAAGTTTATTGATATCTATACTAGAATTAAGTGGGTAACTACAAATGGAACATCTGTTACTACTCACAAAGTAATATTAAGAGGACTTACTGCAGGAACTTATGATGTTAGAGTCAGAAGAGATTCTGATGATACTTATGTAGGAGATGTAAGGTAGTTTACTGTTAGAACAGACTCTGAAGTAAATGCAGGATTTACATTTGCACAGACTACGGATTAGCAAGCATTTAATTTCTATGAATATCAAGCATGGACAAAAGCTGCTTATGCTATAAATAGGAATCATCCTACTATTCAATTTACTATAAACACGGGAGATATGACTCAAAATGGAAATAGAGAAAATGAATGGTTGGATTATTATAATGGTAGAAAGGATTTGAATAATATTGAAGACATGGTTACGATAGGAAATAATGACCTATGCGGTATTATTCCTTATGAACTCGGGGATGGTTCTGCTGGTAAGTACAAAATTAACCACAAGAACATTCAATATTATTACTGCTTTGAGCTGTCTGAAAACAATCCGGCTATATTTACTTATAAGCATACAGATAAATTGGACAAGGAATTACTTGGCGACATTATAAGCAGTGATGAAACTACCTTTACATATTACATGCCATCTCTTTATTCATTTAATTATGGAAGTTACCATTTTATATGCTTAAATTCTGAATTTGCTCCTAATACATATCAGTGTTACTATAATAGTCCTGATATAGCAGATTTATTTAAATAGCATGCTTTCTATAATATGTATAAGTGGTTAGAGAAGGATTATGATAGTAGCAGAAACAATATAGCTTATATGCATGAGTTGCCTTTCTGTATCGTTGTCGGAAATGCCAGCACAGGTATAGCTACTGCTAGAACTATAGCAAACGGTTCTAAACTAAATAATTCCTTTGTGGACGGAATAGGCAAAACTCCAGGAGCTACAGATAATACTGCAAGTTTTGTTGGAGGATGCAGTTTCTCTGAGTTCTTTTAGACACATAATATAAAATTATGTTTAGGAGGACATAAGCATACTTATAGTTTATCTTATCCTACTAAGGAAAATATTTCTAATTCAAATGGAACTAGAGAAGTTAACTATAATAATCCTATAGTTGATAGATCCGGAAATGATGGAGTTACTTATGCAATGTGTTAGGCTACTGGTTATAAATTGGTGTCCAATAAAGAGCTCCCTGGACAGGGAATCCCTTGGTTAAGAAAGTATTTTCCAATGCTTGCTGGTAATAAAGCCTCAACTAGCTAGTACTATCCTATGTATTCAGTATTTACTGTTTCTTAGGGATCTGTTAGTATGTAGTCTTATACGGTATACAATATATATTCTGAAAATGGAACAAAGGTAACTAACTTTAATATTAATAATTAGTATCCAGAGTTTACAACTAAAAATTCTACAACTATAGATGATACAAATGTCACTATTAATTATTAATTATGAGTGTAATAAGAAAGTATAATTCTAAAACAAAAGAATGGGAGGTTATTGCAGCTTCTAGCGCTAGTTAGATTAGCGTTAGAAGCGAATCCCTTCTTGATGAAAATTAGAAAGAAACTAATGTAGAGTCAGTCCTTTAGAAGTTTGGATAGGACATAAATACTCTAAAAGGTAATGTAAGTTGGCTAGCCGAACACGGAGGAGGTGGATCTGGTCCAGGTGGAGGCGGCGGAACTATAGATGCCGAGATTAAAGTAAATGGTTAGGAAAGTGGGGCGAATATTGTACTAGATTCATCTGGTCTCAATATAGTAGTTCAAGCGAAAACTAGCGGTTTAAAGTGGTCAATAACAATTGCGACGGATACTAAGATTATAAAAACGGTAAATAGTACTAATAAAACTACAGTAAGTATTGACGAATTAGATAAGCTTGGAATATCAAATTCGTTTAACTTATCTATAACTGCTTTCAATGAGAGTACTTTAACTAATGTATACTGGAACGGTAGAATCCAAAGAGCTACAGTTACCTTATCTACCTTAGACGAAGTTAGTTTTAAGTATTTAGATTTAAATAAATCTCAAATAGTTTATAACTATTCAGTTGGAGTACTTGGAACATATGTACTATATATAAATGATATATAGATAGGTGACCCATATGTATTTACATATCTAAAGGGAGATCTGCCTATTAATCTATCTGATATAGTCGATGCTGGCATTGATTTACAGGTAGGAAATAATACTCTAACTGCCTATTTGCAATCTGCACAAACTCCGGAAATTATATCTCAGAAATGTAATTCGAGAATTATTTTAACTGCAGAAACTCCTATAATTAGTTGTCCTTCACTAAGTGAGGATCAGAATAATAGGAGTACTATATATATAAACCCTGGATAGAATACTGTATTATTAATGCCTTTTACAGTATATTACACTTCTGGAACATTTAAAGTTTAGATTTATTCAGATCCTTCTGAAAAACTTGATTGGGACTCAATCACAACCTTTAGCTATTATAATACTCTATATGAGAATACTTCATATACTATTACTACATAGGAATTAAATAAAGATATTTAGTTTACTATAGAAATTAAAGACAGTAAATCTCAAATAGAGTATAGGAAAACTTTCTATGGTACAACATAGCAACCAGAAAGTGATTTATTAGAACATGGAATAACACCAATATTTTCATTTTAGACTTTCTTTGGAAGTATATCCAATAATCAATGGAAATAGCAGAATGCTATTTTAACTATTAAAAATCCAAATATTAATAGTAGTGAAATATAGGTAAAAGATAATAGATCTCTTAGACTATAGAATGCAGCCTATGGTGTAATTCAAAATACAGGCTCGTAGTCTTATTGGTATGATTACTATACTGATGCCATTAAATAGTTTACCTTATCAATTTGCTATAAAGCGGATTTCCACCCAGATGATGATAGAACTATTTTATAGTTCGCTCAGACTAATACAGAACATACACCATCATCGGGTATAATTATAAGAGACCATAAATTATATATTGCTCAAAATACTTTTGACCTAGAGGATTAGGAGTTAATGAATATTACCATTACATACAAGTAGGTACAAAATACCAATCAAGGAAATGTATTCGTATATATAAATGGTGTAGTTGAAGCGGTATTTGAGAATATTAATGTAGCTAGCCTTATCCCTTCTACTGAGAATAAAATCTATATAGCGGCTCAGGTAGAAAATGATAAAGAAATGTATTATACAGATGTGAGTGTTTACAGAGTATCTCTTTACAATAAATGTCTGGATCCATTATAGGTTTTGTATGACTATCTTAATGATCAGGCATTAACCAATTTAGTAGGAAATAGTTAGCCTAATTCTGATCTTATTAATGAGGGACTAAGGAGAAACTTTATAACTACTGATGAGAATAAGCAACATAAATCACTGCTATATAATACTGATGAGGAATTTGATAATAATAATGAAAATTTCAACGGGAATTTCTTATTCAGTAACCTAGTAAGCACTTCTGGAACAAACGCAGAAATTAAGGAGGATATACAGAATTATAGTGTACCTATACCTCTAATGCTTATTGATGTTAGTAAGAGTAATGACTGGACATGGACTAATTTTATTACTCCTAGAGCACCTATCTCAAAGGTGTAGAATTGTAGCTTCCAATATTATGATTAGAATAATTCAAATTAGAGTATTATTAAGGGAAGCTGTGATGTTGACATTCAAGGTACTTCTACTCTGGCTGACGCTATCAAGAATCTGCAGATTACTTTTAGTGATAATACAATTTTCGTTCCTAAGGAAACATGGTTCCCAGAGTAGAACTATACTCTTAAAGCTGACATTGTAGACTCATCACACTCTCTTAATGCCTCTATAGGTAAGTTTGTTAATGAAGAGTTTGGATTAAGTTACAATTCCGATGGGTCATTAGCTAATACAGAATCATGGTATCCATTTGCTAATACAGTTAAGGAGTCCTTTATACAAGAAAAATAGAGAAAGGGATCTCCTATTTAGAAGTACTTCCCTAAAGCTACTTTAAAGCATGGTGTTGAAGGATTCCCTATGTTTTTAATTCTGAGATTCAAGGGAGAATCTGCTTCTGATACTGGTTTGCATTCCATGGGTATTTATCAATTTATCCTAGGACGTCAATCCCCTAGAAATTTGGGATATGAAGTAATTAATTCTATTTCTGGTATAGAAGACAATAACATAACCTATCCTTATTATGCTGAGGGAGTAAACATAGGCGTTAATGTCAATAAGGGATACTGGATTGAGATGAACAAGAATGAATCCTTTAGTATCTTAGACAAGTTCCAGGAAAAGAATGATTTATCAAATGCAGCCTTAACTGGATTGTTTTGGTAGGCAGATGAAAATGGAGTATACTATGATGAAGTAGCATAGATAAAGTACACTAATATGGGTAATGATGCAGTAAGTTCTGTTACAGGTTTAGAACCTTTTAAGAAATTTATCAGAAATGTTATAGCTCTACCAGTTACAAACAGACGTTATTGTGTTTCTGGAAATTCAGAATTATTGAAGCATACCTTCTTTAATAGTACTTACCCGATATATGAGTCTAAGATGACAACAGAGGGTATACAATGGACTAAAAAGGAGGGTAATAATCAATTATTAAATCAAGGTGATGATTTAGCAGACGTACTCTCTGAACTAAATATTGAATCCTATAGTTAGTACTTTGTTATTGCAATGTTCTTCGGACTTATAGATAATTTCATGAAGAATATGCCACTTAAATTCTACCAAACAAAGGATGGACAGTGGGAAGTGCCTCTGCTTGGTATATATGACACTGATACTGGAATAGGTGGAGATAATGAGGGAGAATTAAAAGTATCTGAATCAGTTTGGCTAAGTACACTTGAGAATGTAAATGGTGTTGTATAGGAAACTTCTAGTATGCCAGATGATCCTAAAAAATCTATAATTGGACAAAATAATAAATTGTGGTATTTTGATAGTGATGCAGTTAACTATAGCAAAAACTATGGAAAGGGAGGAAGTTTATTTACTGCTAAATGGCATTCCTTCATAAGGTGTTTGAAAAATAAGTACGCCAATACAGAATATGCTATTAATACTCTAGAAGATATGGTTACATTATACTATAATAAGTATTTCTTAGCATAGACTGAAGGTTGTGGAGAACTCTTGTTTAATTTAACCTATTTTACAAAGTATTTAAATAAGTATCAGAATTAGGGAACTCTTCAAAACTAGGCATCTAAGTTACATGGTCGTAGGTAGTAGTAGGTAAGAAAGTGGATGAAGAATAGGGTTAAATTCCTGGATTCAGTATACACTGCATTGGGAACTAACGTAAGTATGGGTTCTGATGCTACTATAACTATTACTTCTGTTAATGCTAACATATCTTCTGGATCTATACCTTCATTTAAATTAACTTCTAATTATCCAATAATTAGTAAAGTTGCACACCAAGGAAGCAATGACATATTCGTTATCCTAAATGAAAATGCAAACACATAGGTTGCTTGGGGAGCTAGTTCTCCAACAACTCAAACTGTATCTCATGATATTAGCTATTCTGATGCCATTTAGAATTTAGGAGACGCAGAATAGACTCTAAAAGATATATACTTTGAGAAGGTCAGCAGTGGTGCATTACCATATCTTACCATATTTAATGCATCAAATTGTGAAAAGTTATCTACAACTCCTGATGCAACTGCTTGTTTCACGTATAATGGAAAGTCTGAATTGAGAGAAATTGATTTATCAAATACTGCTAAGAGTAAGCCTATAAACTATGTACTAAACCTTACAAGTGGGTATTCTAAGTTATAGAAGTTAAATCTCTATAACTCTTGTGTAAGTAAAATAGAATTACCTTAGGGAAATAATAGCATTCCAATATTATTATTGGATATAAGATATTCTTAGCTTACTTCTCTTGATTTGAAATATCAGAATCTATTAACTGATTTAGATTTAACTGGATGTAATAAGCTTGCTACATTAAGTATAGGTAACTGCAATAAATTATAGTCATTAACACTTAATGCCTCATAGAGTAACTTAAAGACTGTAGAGATTAATTCTGATACCTTTAGAACTCTTGAGTGTACTAATAATGATTCAATTCAAACTATAGAAGTAGTCAGTTCTAACTTAACCTCAGTTGATTTAACTGGATGTTCTAAGTTAACTTCTATAAGTATATCTGGAAATAGTCTAGAGAGTCTTATTTTAGATGGATGTGAATCTCTTACTGAGATAAACATTATAAATCCTAAAGACACTATACAAACACTTAACTTAAGAAAGACAAAAGTAAAGTGTATAAAGTATAACAATTAGGCTTAGGATAATAATGTTATAGACTTAAGAGTTTTTAAATCAATAGGTAGATTTGATATTAGAGAGAATAATAAAGTAGAATATATTTAGTTTACAAATGACTAGAATGCTCCTATAAACATTAATGTAGGTTTCTACAATCAGAATTTAAAGAGAGTTTATGGAAACCTTAAAATAAATGTTAATTAGGTATTTATGGGTTGTACTAACTTCTCTATTCTGGGACCTGAGAGAAAATACCTTGGTATTAATATGGTTGATTCTTCTGGAAGAGTTAAATTCTTTACAGAGGTCGCTTCTATTATCTCTAATGGAAAACCAAAATTTCAATCTGGTGCAAGAGTTACTAATTTAAATTTTGCTATATCTAGTGGTTATGGCAACTTTTAGAAAACAAGCTGTACTTTGTTGGATGTCTATTATGTGTTCTATAATATAGGAAATCTTACTAATTGTAGCAGCATGTTTTAGAGTATTCCTACTTTGGAACTTGGTTGGACAAATACTTGTGATAATTCTTTAAATAGAAATACCTTTATTAACTGTGGTAACGTTACTTCTCTAGATTATTGCTTCTATGATTGCGAAATGAACACATTTAGAGTATTTAGCCCAGATCATGACGGTAACTCTGTACTTGATGATAATGGTTTATTTAGCCCATTAGTCAACTGTACTGGAATGACACAAATATTTAGTGGTCTATCTTTATATGGAGATAGATTCCAGTTTAGAAGAAAATCTGGTAATTATAAGATAAATGGCCTCAATTATTGGAGAATTAGATTAGCAGTTGATAATATTAATAACTTATCAAGTCCTCCAGATATCTCTTACTTAGGGACTAATTATTCAACTATAGGAAACTTTAATAGCTATTTTGCTAATCTTCCAAACATATCATCTTTATCTGGATTTGCATAGAATACGTAGATTATAAACTACGATTTGACTGGTTAGTTATCTTGTCCAGCAACATCTTACTCTGCTTGCTTTATTAGTACTTATGCTACTGGGGATATTAAACTTAAAAATCTCTTTAGATTCCCTTCTAAAGTTAGAAGCATTAGAAATTCCTTCGTTGGAACTGGTGATAGTAATTCTGATACAGTCCATGGATAGTTAGACAGGGCAACATTTAAAGTTACGGAAGATATTTTAAATGATTTCACGAATCTCCAGTATTGGGGATACGAAAAGTCAGGAGACTTTAGAGGGTCTATAAGTACCGTTCCATTTTCTGGTTCAGAAATAATAAGGTCCCTCGATTCAACTGACTTCCCCTATGGAATATTCTCTGCCAACAGAGAGCTCATTTGGATGGAAGGTTTCTTTAAAGATATAGTAGCGGATTAGTTAAAGTAGGTAGTAGAGCTGCCTAGTGTATTATTCCTTAATAACTCTAAACTAGAGAGTGTAATTGGTTTATTCTATAATTCTCAATTTACATTTAGATTAACCTCTGATGGATTTGCAAACTGTCCAAATTTAAATAATGTATCATATATGTTCTATAATTCTGGGATTCACGTATAGGGAAGTATTCCAAAGCGTTTATTTTATCATGGAGGATTTAATAGAACGGTCAAGTACACTGGAGCAAATCTATGGAATGAGTAGAAAACGGAATACAGATATGACCCAACTCTTAGAGGAGAAGATGGAAATTAGGTAGGTATAAGTTCAGAAGATTTACAAACTATATAGTTCACATACTTTGTACCAAATACAAATATAGTAGATATGTAGTATTGCTTCTATAACTGCAGATTAGATGCATATTCAAATAATACTCCTTCTATAGAAAATAATCCTGATTACCTACCATTAACACACATAATAGTAAATGGCACTGTAATTAAAGCAAATTATAATGACTTGGAGAAAACTATCATATGGGAGTATGATGGAGTAACTATTCCAGAAGGATACTAGGGAGAAAATTTAGATGAACCGTATGATTTATCAAGGTCTACCTATGATATTTAGTTCTGCAATGATAAAACAATAACAACTACCCTTAACTATATGTGTCCTCCAGACTTACTAAGATATTGTACTAATTCCACTAGTACCTTAATAAAAGGATTATTCTGCAATTGCGGTCATTAGGGTGGAAACAGAGGATGGACATATATGACTCCGCAGATAGTTGATTATGGTATAAAAGGACGAATAGTTCCATATTTGCTTAAACCAGTTAGTTAGGTAACAGATTTACAAGAAATGTTTAAAAATTGTAAGTTACTATCTACTTATACAACTGAAGAGGATATTTCTTACTTAATTCCAAAAACATTCTTCAAATATGCTCCTAGAGTATCTAATTTGTATCATACGTTCTATGGAACTACTTATCCAGCAAATATTAATCTGAATGTATTTAGCCCGCTTACTCAAGCTTTAAATATTACAGGTATATTCTGGTATTGTAGGTTTAATGGAACGTCAGATAGCAGAGTAACTATTTCATAGCTATTTAAAAATAAGATTATATCAGCCTTGGAAAGAGCCTTTAGTGTTAATGGCAGTGCATAGACTTAGGATTTAAATAACATTAAAAGAGATTAGTATATTACTTTTAGTGATAACTTTACTAAGAATAAGGTTGCAAAGGATGCAGATAAATATGTATTTGATGGATATAGTGCAAATACTGTGATATTTGCTAATAAGTCACTAGAAGATAGAAATAATAACTATAGAACTACTTAATAATCTATGGATTTAAATAAAAACATTTCAGTCTGGAGGGGAAATAATACCCCTCCAACTGATTATCATCTTTGGGAAAGAACTGACGGAAGTATTTATACTAGAGTAGATGATGGTTGGTTACAACTGACTTCACCAACTGACAAGATTACTCTTGATAGAATAGAGAGAATAGTAGATAAATTGAATAATTTATAGATAGAGGAAGTTACCGCTTCAAGCAATGATGTATTGAAGTCCTACCAGCTTAAAGCAAATGGAGAACCATTTGGGGTTGTAATAGATATACCTAAGGATAAATCTCTAAAGGATATTAAGTTAGGATATGAGAATGCTTCTGTAGATTTAGAAACAGGAGAGATAAATATTGGAACTCCTTCAGAAATAGAAACTGATGCTTAGTATATGATATATTCAGTAGCTGTGGCTGATGGTACCTTTACGATGGTAAAGGTTAATCTATCAAAGTTTATTTCTGAAAAAGAATATTCTGATGGGCTTGAAGTAGAGGGGTCTAAATTGAAGGTTAAAAAAGATCCAAGTTCAGAAACTTATCTAAGTGTATCTTCTAATGGAGTTAAAATCTCTGGAATTGATTCAAATTTTGGATAGGTAAATTCTAAGCTAGCTGATATTAATAAAGTGTTATATAATCAACATTCTAAAGTAACTTTGTCTGGAAGTCCTTCAATAATTGAAAAGGGTTTGAATGCTTAGATTACTATGTCGTGGAAGTATGTCTATGATGATAAAGAAGCTACTCCTACATCAATGCAACTTAAATCTGGAGGAGCTACTTTAGAGTAGGTAAATAAAGAATATACTGACACTATTAGTGATAGCAAATCATACTATGTTGTTGCAGTAAATCAAGGAATTACTAAGTAGTCGGATACATTTACAGTAAATGCCTACTATCCAATGTATTTTGGGGAGGGAGGGGAAGTCTTTGATAGAACTAGTATAATTACTGCCCCCAACAAGAGACCGATAGCTTCTAGTCCTAGGGGCGATGTCTCTATTACCTTTACAGGTGGTCAATATTTATGGTTATGTGTTCCAAACACTATGAGTGTAAATGAAGTTACTTCAAGTGGTTTTGCTGTACCAATGGAAGCTCCTGTAAATCAAACAGTTAATGAAACTTATAAGTGCTATAGAAGTACAGATACAATTAATGAGGGAACTGTTAAATTTACAATTTCATAATTATGGCAGTAAATAAAGGAGAAATAGGAATTTACGGTGTTCTAAGAAGGGATGGTGGAGATAATATCCTTGCTAGAACAGATCAAGTACAAGATGCTAAGGCTAATAAAACTCAAGAACAGTTGAATTAGGAAGCTTTGAATAAAGCTGCTATAGCAGCTGCACATATAGCTAATATAGAAAATCCGCATAGTGTTAATAAAAGTCAAGTTGGACTTGGGAATGTGAGTAATGATGCCTAGGTAAAAAGGTCTGAGATGGGTAAACCATTAGGAGTTGCGACTTTAGATGGACTTGGTAGAGTTCCGTCTGCTTAGTTGCCATCTTATGTGGATGATGTGCTAGAATATGATACTAAGGACGAGTTTCCTAAGTACGGTGAAACTGGAAAAATTTACGTATCAACTGATACAAATCTAACTTACAGATGGACTGGAACATAGTATACAGAAATTGCTACTTCAATAGCTTTAGGAGAGACTGATTCCACTGCATATCCCGGAAACAAAGGAAAAGAGTTAGAGGGCAGATTAGACTAGATGGCATCTGATTATATCAAGAAGTAGGAAGGAAGTACTGATGTGCAAATTGCAGATGGATCTACCTTATCAATAGGCAAGTTCATGGGAAATCTAGTATATGATTCTACGACTGGAGAATTATTTATAGGACATCCCTCTACTACTGGCACAGATATTACAACAGATGTAATAAGCTTACCAGAAGCCACCGAGGATACAGCAGGGCTTTTATCTGCGAGTGATAAGAGTAAAATAAATTCATTAAATTGGGAAATTATAGACTAATATGGATTTTATAAAGAGTATTAATTTTTAGGGGGAAGTAAGATACTTCGCAGCTGAGTATGATGCTGCCGGAAATCTAGTTAGGGAAACATATGCTACTAAAGAAGAGTTAACTAACTCCATAAGGGATCTATCTGATAACATATCTACTGGAAATGCTAATGCTGTAGTTAGTATATCAGAGGTACCTTCCCCAACATATTCTAAAGTATACAGTTTAAAGTAGGGAGCTAAGGAGATAGGCGCGATTAAGATTCCTAAAGATAGTGTTGTTAATTCTGGATCGGTTAAAACTGTTACTGTGGCCGATACCCCATACGCCGGGGCTAGAATAGGAGATAAATATATTGACTTAATCATAATCAATTCTACCAGTGAGCATGTATATATTCCAGTTTAGTCTCTGGTTGATGTGTACTCAGCTGGAAATGGGTTGAGTTTATAGGATAATACTTTCTCTATTAAATTAGTTGAAGGAAGTGATAGTTATTTAAAAGTCACCTAGGAAGGAATTAAATTAGAAGGGGTAGAATCTGCCATAAATAACAAAGTTGATATAGAGTAGGGAAAAGCCTTGGTACCAAGAGAAGAAATTAGTAAATTAGCAAAATTAAATCTCCCAGATTCAGAATTAAAAGAAACTGAGAATACAGTGTAGAATAAGGTAGTTAAGGCTGCTATAGATTAGATTAATAGTAAGTTAGCCTGGGCAACCTTAGATTAACAAATAATTCTATTTAATAATGCTAATATATTATGGCGGAAATTGAACGAATATTTATTCAAGCAAAAACAAAGAATGGTTTCAAGTCTAGACTTGAAGCAGGTGACATTAAAGATACTTCAATAGCTTTTATTGAGGACTCAGATCAAATTTGGACAAAGGGAAAGTATTATTCAGCTATTCCTAAAGATGGTCATGAAAGGCAAATACTAGCATGGAAGGCTAGTGGAGAAGCTAAATGGGAAGATCTAGCAAATATGTTTACTGGTCTTGAAGAGGTATTAGGTTATGGTGTACAGTTTGATACGACTGTAGTTGACCCACACCTTACTCGTATTGGTAACATGTCTCTTCATAAGTCTCTTCCTATTCAATCTCAATTGAAAGGTTGTATTGCCCAAGGAGATAAAGTAATCTATTGGTTAAATGAATCTGATTGGAGATTTAGAAAAGAAGCTATTACTAAGTCAGTAGAACTAACTGTAGCAGGTGATGTTTATACTATAGTAGCCGATGTATTCAATACTTTACAGTATGATAAATAGTGGGTAAAGGTTGATGGAGTAGCTTGCCAAATTAGCAGCATCGATACTGGTACTAATACAGCAACCCTTCTTGTTAATGACCAACTTAGAGCTCTTTCTCTATAGAGTGCTACAAAATCTATAGAACTAGGAGCAGTTCTGAATGGTTATGATGGTACAGTAAGAGTATATTGCCCAGCTTTCTATATTAAGTCTACAGTTGCTGGCAATGTAGCTAAAGTATGGTTGTCTACTGTTAAGATTGATGGCACTTATACTTATCAACCAGAAATCTTAGTTGACGCTTACAGAAGTACAGTTCTAAATACTGTTCCAGAGCACATGGGATACCTTAGTACTCTTACTGTAAATAGTGCTATCTCTGTAGTAAATACTAATGTGTACTGTAGAGGTGGAGGAAATAGAAGTGAGAGTGATCAGTATTTAGCAACTGATCCATTCAGAACAGACTTAGGTAAGCCTAGGACTAATATTTCCAGAGCTACTATGAGAACATACTCTAGAAATGCTAAGTCTCAAATGTTAAGTTATGACCAGTATAAGAACATATTCTATTGGCTTTATGTGGTAGAGTATGCTAACTTTAACTCACAGGAGGCTTATAATGCAACTCTCACAGATGAAGGTTATCGTCAGGGAGGTATGGGAGCTAGTATTACCACTATGGATAAATGGAATGAGTACAATGGAACTTATCCACTAACTCCTTGTGGCTATGGTGATACTCTTGGAAATAGAACAGGACTTGTATCCCTAACTATTCCTGAGTTCACTTATGGTGCTGATAGTACTGTAAGAGCTGCACAGACAATGCAAATGGCAAGATGGAGAGGATTTGATAATCCATTTGGAGACATTTGGACTAATCTTGATGGAATTATAATAGATGTTGACGCGGATAATCATCCTAATAACATGAACTATGTATATACTTGCCAGGATGCTAGTAAGTATGCAGACACTCTTAATGATTCTTATATTAAGGTTGGAGAGGAAATACATCAGGACGGATATACTAAGTCATTTGACCTAGGAGACGCAGCCCATATAATTCCTCATGTTATGGGAGGTGATACTACTAAATACATTTGTGATTATCACTGGACAGGAGGTAGAGACAAGAACTTACGTACGCTTCTCGTGGGCGGTCGCGCTCTTAACGGCGCGCATGCGGGTCTCGGTGGCTTCTACTCGGATAGCGGCGTGTCTGACGCCTGGACGAGTATCGGCTTCCGGTCGGTTTCTGGTTTCCTGTCTGTCTCTTCAGATAAATAATAGAGGCAAAAAGGTAAAATAAATAAAAGAGAAAAGTAATTAACTTAATTACTTCCTTAGTATGTAAACACGTAGATAATAGTGAAGCAGGATCTAGTTCCTGCTTCCTATTATTTATTTTTGAAACATTTTAGGAATGCATCCAACGAAAGTACGTGATTTTACTGATTTTCGTTGAGAGGATTGCTGGAACTCATGTACTAGTACTATTTGTCGATAAACAAAACACTTATCGTAGGCAGTAACGCTAATAACAGCACGAATGCAGGTCTCAGTAACTTCAACTCGAATAACAGCGTGTCTAACACCTGGACGAATATCAGCTTCCAGTCAGTTTCTAGTTTCATGTCTTTCTCTTTTATATTTCTTATTTAGCTTCGCCTCTCGGCAAGCTATTAAATTTTCCTGAGGGTGTATATCCTTGCCACTTGGCAAAAGATAAAGTATATAAATAAACTGTGTTAGTAACGAAAGTGAATGCTCGGTTAGCATAATATAAAAATCGTATTACTGTGGTGAAGAGAGTTAAGGACTTGTATCCCAAAATCTATGACCAGAAGAATATTGAGTTAGCCGATGAAAAGGCTAGAAAATGTAAGAGAAATAGATATGGAGTAAGAAAACATGACGAACATAGAGAGATAGACAATTATGCCCTCTATTTAGCATTAAGGGAAGAAGATTATCACACGTCTGAATACACTACTTACAAAATATATGAACCTAAAGAGCGTTTAATATTTAGGCTTCCATACTATCCAGATAGAATTACTCATCATGCAATTATGAATGTAATGGAACCTGTCTGGACTAAGGTATTCACTAGAGATACTTATTCTTGTATTAAGGGAAGAGGTATTCATAGTTTAGTATAGAAGTTGTAGAGTGATTTAAGGAAAGACCCAGAGGGTACAGTGTATTGTCTGAAAATTGATATTAGAAAATTTTACCCTAGCATCAATCATGACATCCTAAAGGGAATTTTAAGGAAGAAAATAAAAGACGTACCCTTATTGAATCTTCTTGATGAAATCATAGACTCTGCTGATGGTGTACCAATAGGTAATTATTTATCTTAGTTCTTTGCTAACCTGTATATGACATACTTTGATCATTGGATTAAGGAAGAATTAAAAGTTACTTATTATTATAGATATGCAGACGATATTGTTCTATTGTCTAGTAATAAGGATTAGTTACGATCATGGTTTCTTGCCATGAAAATATATCTTACTCAAGTATTAGATTTACATGTAAAGGATAATTATCAAATATACCCTGTAGAGTCTAGAGGCATAGACTTCGTAGGATATGTTTGTTACCATAATCATACATTACTAAGGAAAAGTATTAAGCTAAGACTATGGAAATTAGTAGATGCTTATTGTAATAAGAAAATAAGTAAGGAAACTTACATATCACGAATGGCGTCATATTCTGGATGGCTAAAGTATTGTGATTCTAAGAACTTACTAAAAAAGATAGAAGAGAAAACTAATTTTAGATACTCAGGTTGGAATGGAATAAAGACTAATATAAGTAAGTTTAAAGGGAAATGGATTTACTTAGTTAATATAGTGCCCCATAGAAAGTATTTTGTTTTACAATTTATGTATAATAAGAGAGCATATGAGGTAAGAAGCTAGAATAAATAGCTCTTTATTTAAATTCAATACCTAAGTATCCTGCATCAATTAAAATTGAACAATGTTTACAGCGACAAAAATTGAATCTACCATTGAACCTAAAAGCTTTGAATCACTAAACAATGGTATTTGGTATTATAATTACGACGTAGAGGAGAAAGTAGTTAAGGTCTCTTCTATGGAAGGAGAAGAAACAGAGGAAACTAGATATTCTTATGTTCAAGTAAGAATTTCTGGAGAGCCTACTTTATCTAAGTGCTTTGAGGCAATACTTAGAGCATATAAAGATGAACGCAACACTAGCCTTTATGACGTTCTCTTATCGGAGGGAACTAACGACTAGATAGAAGACATTAATTACAATATAAAAGTTGACTTTAATATTGCTCCAGAAAAATCCCCATTAGATAGAGCTAAAGAGTTAGTGCTTAGAGAGATTGACTAGTATGATACTTCTTCTGATGTTAATGGGTTTATGTTAAATGGAGTCTAGGTTTGGTTAAGTAAGGATACCAGAGTTGGACTTATGAACTCTATAAATATTGAGAAGAATGCTGGAAAAGAGGAATCAGTTTTATGGTTGAATGGAATTTGCATTACCATTAACTGTGATGCAGCAGTTCAAATGTTAAGCTCTTTGGAGCTATATGCATTGGCTTGTTATAACAAAACTGCAGAGCATAAGTTAGCAGTTAGTTAGCTAACTGATGTATCTAAAGTAAAGGCTTATGACTATACTGCTGGTTATCCAGATAAGCTATCATTTACAATCTAATGTCCACTTTTGCTTTATCCTGTTTAATACTATCACTTGCTATATATATTGGATATACAGTATACATTAGAATTAAATACAAACCAGACTGTATATCATAGAGCTATTATTTACTTAATAATGGAAATATTTTTACTGCATGTATAGTGGCAATTGCATTTCTCACCTTCCCAGCGTGGGTGGAGATTAGTCCTATATGTTTTCAATTTCTCCCATTCTTATCAGTAATAGCTTTAGTATTAGTTGGATTATGCCCAAGGTATCTAGGGCAAGATAGAATCCCTCATATAGCGGGAGCTAGCATAACTTGTATATTATCCATAGTTTGGAACATAGTTTCTGGAACACTATTGATTCCAGCATTATTGCTAATAGTATTATTACTTATATTTGCCCTTAATGTTAAAGATAAGCTATTCTGGACAGAATGTTTAGCGTTCTTAAATATTTATTCTTCAATAATTATCAAAGCTAGCCTGGTCTTATGACCAGGCTTTTCTTGTTTATATACATATTCCAACTTAGAAATTTTTTCTACTATTTTTAACATTTGTTAACATTATTTAATTTGGATTCATTAAAATAAGTTGTAATTTTGATTGTTACAAAATTGTACTAATTTAGTTACGAAGCGCTTCAGTTTAAAACCAGATTCACTTTAGCATTATAGATCTTTTATTATAACAATCTTCTAAATATAATTTTATGTCTGACAGTAAAGTTTTTATGTTCCCAGAAAATGGAACAAATAACAACGGACTAATATCAATGTTAGCTCCTCTACTTCAGTAGAGGGGAATAGATCCTAATGTATTACTTGCCACAAGGAATAATTCTGGCTTCGGAGGAGAAGGTGGATGGTTCATGTGGGTAATATTCTTATTCTTCCTTATGGGATGGGGAGGAAATGGCTGGAATGGTTTCGGAGGAAATCGTGGAGTAAGTCAAGTAGGAGCAGATTTAGGAAACTTAATTAACAATGATGCTGGTCGAGAACTTTTAATGCAAGCTATTCAAGGAAATGGTAACGCTATTAGTCAGCTTGCTACAACCCTTAATTGCACTCTTGGTGATGTTTAGGGCGCCATTAACGGAGTTATGTCACAGATTTAGGGAGTAGGAAACCAAGTTGGCATGTCTTCTCAGCAAATTATTAATGCAGTACAGGCAGGTAATTGCCAAATTGCTAGTAAAATTGCAGATTGTTGCTGCGAAAATAGGCTAGCAACATGCCAGCAAACAAACACTCTGCAGAATGCAATAAATACAGTTGCAAATGGACAGGAGAAAGGTTTTTCTTCTATTGCCTACGAAACACAAAGACAAACTTGTGACATTAGAGATAGTATAAAATCTGCAACAGATTCAATCTTAGCAGGTTAGAGAGATGCAGAGATGAGAGAAATGCAAAATAAGATAGATGCGCTAAGGGAGTCAAATTCTCAGAAGGACGTTGCTATAAATAATGGTCATCAAACTGCAGTATTCAGTCAAATGATTCAGTCTGCAACTGCACCATTAGCTGGTGCTCTAGCTACTTTGCAGAGTGATATAAATGGGGTTAAGTGTAAACTTCCAGAGACCGTAACACTTCCATATAGTTGTGCAACAGCAGTTCCTACTAATTTAGTTTATGGATATAATCTAGCAAACTATGGATTAGGAGGATGCTCATGTGGAAATAACTCACTATGGGGTTGAGAAAGGAGGGAATATGATATTACCTGCTTATATTAATGTAAATACTGGTGGTATCCCTACACTTCGTTCATTATCTGTGACTGTTACATCTTCTAAAGTTCAATATGATTTTAACAATCACAGAAATGTAGGAAGACCTTATCGTGGACTATTAATTATTAATTTAGCGTAGCCTATTCCAACGGGAACTACTACAACTCTTCCAGTAGTGTTTACTACTTCTGGAGATAATGAACAGCCACTAATTAAGGTAAACGGAGTTCCTGCAACTGTAGCAGATATATCGGGAACTGGGATATACTTAGTTTGGTATGAAAGCTAGACTAATACCTTACAATTAATTAATCTATAAAATTTATAATATGTTTTCAGCTTTGAGATAGGGCAGTGTGGTTTACATCTTGGAAAAGGGAGAAAACCCAGTTCTGAAGGTAGGACAAGTAGTAAGTATAACACAACCCAACTATAGTAGTAATTTTTTAATGAATGGATCAACCATTGATATTAATGTAAAGGTTAATAATTAGAATATGGACTTTAAGAACGTTCCGTCCTCTTAGTCTGTAGCTAATTATAATAATGCTGTTATAACAGAAACAAAAGAATTAATGTCAAATGAGGTTGACAATATGTTATAGAGCAGTAGGAGTATTGTGGATAGTGTTACTTATCACAATAATATAATAACTTCCTGTGAAAGTATCCTTAAGGAACTTAATCCTAGATTTGCTAAGGAAAAAGAACGGGATGAAGATATTAATAACCTAAAGGATAAAATGGGAGGTATAGAATCTAAGATGGACAAGATACTGAGCCTACTCTAGAAGGATGGAAATAAATAACATTATTGCTATGAAAGGATTTATCGAAATTAAGGAAGACTCTTATGAAGATACAATCGAACATCTTCACAGAATAAAATTACTTGCTTGTAAACTTATAAAGATGCTTTCTGAACATTCAGAAGTGTATGATAAAGATGATGACTACGAAGATGAAGATGAGGATATGAGAGATAGACGTCCAAATTATAAGGATTCTATGCCTCGTAAATCTAAAGGAAGATATAATTATTAATAAATAGGTAGGCGGTGGCAAGTTTGTTGTCATCGCCTATTTTTGTATAATATTATGAAATAGGATTTTACTGAATATGATATCAAACCTGAGAGTTTTCTCAATTATTTGAGGTACTATGGTCCTCACTTTAATAGAAAGCTGAGTGAGTTTGCTTGTAGTTGCCTTGATAAGTAGGAATTTTCAAAAGAGCAGTTAGATAATTTACTCTAGTCCCATAACATAGAAATACCAAATGCTAAATTATACGACATTGTTTATGTAGCCAATTGGTGTAGAAATGTATTTTATGGTTCTAGTATTGCAGATGAAAAGCATTTTGTTCTGTTTATAAAGGACTTATTTGAAAAGGAATCTGATTTAATATTTAATAGATGGTATGCTGATATGGCTAAACAGGGAATCCCAATAGAATGGGAAGATATGATCTAATATATATGCCTGATGTTCATTTTATTTGGATGTCAGGCATTTATTATTTATAATTGCAATGCAAACTAATTAATTTATAGAAATTATGGAAACATTTAAGAGTGATTATATTATATGTTTAGACAATGGTCATGGAGTAGATACTCCTGGTAAATGTAGTCCTGATAAAAAACTTAGGGAATATAAGTATGCCAGAGAAATAGTTAATATGCTAGCAGATAAATTAAAAGCGAATGGATACAAAGTATACATAGTCACCCCGGAAGAGAAAGATATTTCTTTAAAGGAGAGATGTAAGCGAATAAATAAGGTATGCAGAGAAAATAACAATAAGGCAATTTCTATTTCTGTGCATTGTAATGCCGCAGGGTGTGATGGTAAATGGCATTCAGCTTCAGGATGGAATGTATTTGTTTCCCGAAATGCTTCGTAGAACTCTAAGAAGTTAGCAAGGAACTTATATGATTAGGCTTTATTCTTTAATCTTAAGGGGAATAGAGCAATTCCGAGTGAACATTACTGGGTTTAGAACCTTGCTATGTGCAGGGACACCATTTGTCCGGCAGTATTAACTGAGAATTTATTTCAAGATAATAAAGAAGATGTTTCCTTCCTGCTTTCATAGAAAGGTAAGGAAACTATTGTAAATATTCACTACAATGGAATTGTAAAATATTTAGGATAATGGACTTAGAAAAGGAAATTCTGCAGTTAAAAGCTAAAATATCTGAATTAGAAGCCTCCAAAAAGAATAATCTGTTCGGAAGTACTTATAACAATGCCGGATCTTCTTCTGCAGACTTCCTTATAAAAACTAAAGGTAAGGTAAAAATACAGTATGGATCCAAATTTATTGATCTTATAAAAGATGGAAAAATAAATGTGGATGCTAAATTTATATATAAGGAGAAAGAAGTAGGAGTAAAGGATGGTATTTATGTTATCGGAGAGGGAGAAGACAGTAGAGTAGTTCTTCTTATAAATGGAACACAAATAGCTTTAAAAGGAGATGTTGGAACTACATACGTTTCTTTTCTTGGTCCACAGGAAACCTCTTCTGATGGAAAGCATATAGCTTTAACTAATATAGGTTTTATATATCCAAGTTTATAGGATATTAAGGATACTAGCTTGAAAGATGGTATAATATATATCGAATCTGAGTAGAAACTTTATATAGTGCAGGGAGGTCAATTATCAGAATATGAAATGTCTATACCAACTCCCTATTCTAAGTAGTTCATAATAGCTAAAGAAGATTCTAATGAAGGAGCTTTAGTTATATATGGTGAAGGTATATCTAATTCTATAGCCTTTGATTCTTTTCACATATACGAAAAAGATTCTGATGGATGCATTCTTACAAAGAATAATTTAAAAGTATTAGTAAATGGGAACTAGAAAATGATAGTTAAGGATGATATAATTATATGTTCTAATCCTGTGTCCTCTACCATATTTTAGTCAATCGGAGCATCTCAAGCTAATGGCTTTAGATTATATGATAATGGAAACCAATCTACATTAGAAGTTGATAACTTAGTTGTAAGAAATTCTACAGATAATAACACTCTACAAACTCTACAAACTCTACCTGAATATTGGTATAGTACTAATAATATTATCGATTCTGCTTCATATTATACAGACGATATCGTGGAAGAGGCAGACTTACAATTTACCTTAAAACTCAAATATGCTAATGAGTTCCAAGAATAGGATAAATTAAAGGTATATGCTTAGTATATTCAGAACTCTCTAACAGTACAAGATCTAATTCCATTAGTAGTCCTTAGCGTAAACAGTGATAATAATTCAATTAGAGTAAAAATTGACCAATCTCAAGTATCTGCAGCTAGTATAGATTAGATTGGGAGTGATTCTATTATTTCTGGTTTAAGTAATTAGATATTGTTCTTAACAGAAAGAATTGATAAAGCTATTCCAACAGTTAATCATAAAGGATTCGCAATAACTAAGGGAGACAAGAAAGTAGTCTAGGCAGGAACCCTAGACGAATTGGAAATAAAAGTAAAGGAATAGGTTGTTACTGGAATTGGACTCTATACTGATTAGTTATTTTTAAAGAAAGCCTCCTATATTGATGCCTATACCCTAGAACCTAACGACAAATCTCAGAACTTTGCCTCAACTGAGTGGGTGCAGAAGTATATAAATAATTTATTTCCAAGTGGAAGTATTATAATGTTTAACGGATAGTCCTCGACTATTCCATAGGGATGGGCTATATGTAATGGAAAGAATGGTACTCCTAACTTAATTGGAAAATTCATAAAGGCTTCTGATAGTTCCGGAAAAACTGGAGGAAACTCAAGAATAGAGGATAACTTACCTAAACATTCTCATTCTATTCCAGAATTATATGGAACTGCTATATATGCTGGAGAACATACTCATACTACAAGTGCTTTACAAGCAACTACTAAAGTTGCTTAGGGAGACGAAATATCTGTAATGTCTGCTGTTACTACTGTAGAGGGAACTACATCATCAAATGGCGCTCACACTCATGGTGTAATTATTGAAAGCAGTTCTACTGGATATACAGGAACAGGAACTCCTCTAGAATGGGAACCACCGTATTACTCCTTGATATATATCATGAAATTGTAATTTCAAAATAAACTTTAATAGAGTTCTTTTTTGAAAAGTTAAAAAATATTATATTTACTAATAAACTAAAAATTTTAATTATGGAAATAGGAAATAATGATGACATTGACTTCATCGATGAATTAGACGATGAATAGCAATCTAATGAACAAAAACAGGATCCGGGTCCTGATAATCATCAAGAACTAGAGAATCCAGAGCCAAAGGATCCAGACAATACAGACACTCCAGATCCAGAGGAAGGAAAAGAGGATGACTTTCTTACCTCTCTTCTAAAATCTAGAGGAATTGAAGATAAATCTAAGATTAAGTTTGCAACAGAAGAAGGTGATATAGAAGAAGTAGATTGGGATAGTCTAAGCAATGAAGACAAACTTAACATTCTTAGTTCTTCTGAAAGTACCCCTGAAAACGGCTTAGATGAGTCCGAAATTCAACTTATAAATGCTATCAGAAATAGTGGTATGAGTCCGTCTGAGTATCTTCAATTTATAGGAAATGGCGAGGTTGAGCGCTACATTCAAAATTCTCAAGAGCCACAATATGAAATTGACGCATATTCAGATGATGAACTATTTCTCATGGACTTTATGAGCAGAATGGGAGAGGTAACTGAAGATGAGGCAACCGAAGCTTTAGAGAGGGCTAAAGCTAATGAAGGTCTGTTTAAGAAACAAATAGAAGCTATTCGTAACGAATATAAGCAAGCAGAACAGGAAAATCAAATGCAAGCATAGCTTGAACAAGAATAGATTGCTCAATAGCAATATGATTAGTTTTCTGACTAGATTGTAGACGAAATCAACAACCTTAAGGAGATTCAAGGATTTGAGTTAAATATGGAAAATGATGATATGCAAGAACTTTACGACTTTATTACTGGTCAAGATGCTGCAGGAAATAATTATTTAGCCAAAGCTTTATCAGATCCTCACGTCTTAGTTAAGACTGCATGGTTAGCTCTAAATGGTGATCAAATGATCAACGACATTACAAGCTACTTTCAGAAAGAAATAGCAAGTGTTCGTAAAGAAAGTTACAAGAAAGGAGTTACTGATACTCAAAAGAAGATGGAGAAAACTGATAAAGTTGTATTTAAGGATACGCATACTAAGCCATCAAAGGAAGTATTTGACGACCTTGATGAACTTTAATTTTTAAATTAATCTTTATATTTTAGTAATATGTTAGTTGCAAATTTTACAAGCAGAATCCCTACAATGGGTTAGACAAAGACATACGAGGACTGGTCTAAGTACCTCGGAAGTAAACCTCATCGTATCGGTGTAGTTGCCCGTATGTATACAGATAATACTCTTAACTTCATTACTGATGGTTTGAGAAATATCTTCTACAAGGATGAGAAAGCAGACCAATTCCAACTTTCTAGTTCACTTTTATTTGAGTGGATTGTAGAAACAAATAATATTAAGAAAGTTGAATTTGCAGAAGTTCCAACTGAAGACGGAGCAAATGGAACAGAAATCACAATGGCATTCAAAGAAAATTATTATCAGAAGTATGATATTTTCCGTATTGATAAGACAAAGCAACAATGCCAAGTAGTAAGCCGTCCAATTAGGAAACGTGATGATTATTGGGAAGTTCAGGTACGTCTAATCGACAATGATTACGATACAACACTTGATACTGATGGATGCCAGATAGGTGACACTACTACATTCCAGTCTGTAGCTATGCCTGAACTATCAGAGGAAGGTTACTCAAAGTTCCAGAGCCAAATGGAACGTCACCGCAATTTTATGACTACATTCCGTGCAGATGCTAGCTGGTCTAGTTTGTATGCTATTCAGGAAAATGTATTCATGAGTATTGCTGATGATAAGGACCAAACTAAGTCTGAGGGTGTATATAAGATGCTCAAGAAAGAGAAGGAACTTCTTGACACATTTATGTATGCAATGAATACAGGTCTTACATTCAATAAAGGTAATATTGATGTAAATGGTAAGGCTACTATCTCAGAGCCAGAAACTGGACGTCCTATCTATATCGGTGAGGGACTTATCCCTCAAATTGAAGCTGCTGCTAATAAGTATTGTTATAGCAATAGACCTAATCTACAGCTGTTTAACATGATTATGTCAGATATGGCTGATAAGGCTCAGTCTGATACAGGTAATAAATTTATTTTCATTGTTAACAGGAAGATGTGGAATGATTTACAAATAACTCTTGGAGAGTACCTTGCTAATTATAAGACTGATGGTACTTATATGTATTCTAAGTCTGCTAACAAGGGATTAGGTGGATACGTAAAGGTAGGTGCTACTTTTGATACCTATGAGTACGCAGGAAATCAGGTAAGCTTTGTAGTTGATCGTGCATTGACTCGTGAGTATCCTACAAAGGGATATGGTGTATGCATCGACTTGACTGCTGACAAGACTTCTGGTACTCCAGCTATTGCTAAATTCAGCTTGACTGGTAAGGACTTCATGACTAACAAGATTGTTGGTGTTGGAGGTTATGATGGAAAGAGTTCTGGTGAAGTTGCTAGTAACGTTGCTGGTTCTAAACTTGTTATGATGGGTTATGCGGGTGTTGCTGCATTTACTCCTTATAGGAGTGTAATCGTAAGAGAAGCTTAATAAAACTTATAATAGAGGTTAGATTGACAGGAGGAGCCGTAAAACCCTCCTCCTGTATGTTTTTAATGATAATATGAACTAATATGGCAACAAATACTGGAATAAAAAAGACAGTGACCAAAACTGATGTCGTTTTTGACGACAAAATAATTACATTAAGAAGCGTATACGACAAGGCAAATATTAAATATATGATTATGCCTTGTAAGAATAAGTATGGACAATATCCAAGTTGTATAAAAAGAGTTAATTCATAGGGTGATATGATTATGAGTGAAAAGGAAAGGAATGAGTTCTCTGAGGGAACTGCAGTATTCTTCCCAGAAAATCACTTATTTGAAGTTACCAGTGGAAAAACTTATAACTTAAATGATATTTACGATAAGGCAGAATGGGAAGCAATAGAAAATTGCCCTTATATTGCTAAGAGTCGAGATGCCCGTGATGAGAAAGGTAATCTAATCATAGATGGACCTAAATCTACTCCTAGTAAACCTACTAGGAATGGTGTGGCAGAGCTTTATATTGATAGACCTGGTTTAGATACACAACGTAGAGTATCTCATAAACAATTGATTCACAAAGCAGAATCATTCATTTATGATGATCCACGTGGTGCAGAAGGAAATCTCAATATGGCTAGGATCCTTGGCAAGGATATGCGTAATCAACCTACTGCTGATGTTATTGACTTCTTGGTTAGAGTAGCAGAGAAAGACCCTAATAAGATTATTAATCTTTATACAGGGGATGATATTTCTCTACGATTAACCTTTATAGAGGCTAAGGAGAAGAAAGTAATCTATATCAAGAATAAGCTGTACTTATATGGAGATAACATCGTTCTTGGTGCTACGGATGATGCAGTTATTGCATGGATGAAAGATCCTAAGAATTAGAAAGTCCTGGAGCTAATCAAGAAAGATACTTATCCAGATTACTATAGAGCTGAGTAATCAGTATGTATATGTGTTGAGATATGGCATATACAAGTCAGATAAGACAAATAAAATAGCTAAAAAAAAAACATGGCAATGACAGCTAGACAAGTTTGGGAAGGAATGTTGACTGAGCTCAGTAAGGTAAATGCACCTAGTATGCTGTTGCAAGATTTTAACTACTTCTTCAATAAGGCTATAAACCAATACATTAATAAGAGGTATAATATCTATGATATTAATCAACAAACCTCGGATGATTTAAGAGTCCTAAAAGTTACTTCAATTCTAGAGGCCAAATTAGCTACCCAAAGTGAACCTTTAAAGGCACTAGTTAATTTAGGTGCTGGAAAGTCTAAACTATTTGGAGCAACCTACGAAGTAACTTTACCTTCTGACTATCTTCATATACTTAATTGTGTATGCATTTATAAGGTTAATAAGAATTGGAAGTGTTATAATGCAGGAGACTATGTACAATTTGCAGCAAAAAGGCTAACTGCTGATTCTTGGTCAGTAATTGTGAATGATTACTATAATAGACCTCTTCCAGAGAGACCTTATTTTTATATACATAATATTAATATAAATAATACTGTCCCAACTAATCCTATAACATCAGATAATCCAAATGGTACAGACATAGCTACAAAGTATGAGGTAACTACAAGTACATCATCTGTTGGAGGAGTTGACGGAACTGATGGAAAATCTAACTTTAGTAGAACTATTACCTTGGGAGAACCAGATAATCGCTCTGTTAGCACAGTTGAAAGAGATGCTGGAACTAGGTATGGTAATGCTTCTAATGTTAGAATGGAAATTAGGTATGGTCATGACAATAGCATTTTCTCACTAGAGAAAGTATTTATTGACTACATCAAATCACCTTAGACAATTAGATTAACATAGGAACAGGTTAACCTTACAGAAGACACATCACAAATCATGGAGTTTCCAGATTACGTATGTCAAGAGATTATAAATGAGCTGACAATGTTGGTGATGGAGAATACTGCTGATCCACGTTTACAAACTAATCCTACAGTTACACAGTCTATTGCAAATCCAGCTCATCAATAGGCACCTCAACCACAACCTCAGCAAGCACAAGCCCAGAGAGGTTAAAAATAATTTAAATTATGTTTCAATTTACTACAACTAATGTAATTAACTCAGACAAGGACCTAACCACAGGTAAAGCTCTGTATGAAGTAAAGAATGATACTCTTGTAGTTAAAAGAGTAGCTAATTTCAAGAAAGAAAACATTGCTGCAATTTATAAGGCAGTTGCAGTAGACCCAGAAAATGCCAAAGTTACTATTGACTTAACAGGAGTTTCAGCCACAGCTGGAGATGTTTTAAGACTCTCTATATATGTTGGACTTTCTCAGGCATCTCAGGATTCTAGATATTCTAACGATATGATTTACAAAGGAAAACCTTTCTCTGTAGATTTTGTTTGGCAAGATACTGCTGCTAATTCAGCAAAGAAACTTGTAGAAACAATTAAGAAATATTCTTTGTTAGTATATGGAGAAAAACTTCTGACTGCTTCTAATAGTGGTGCATTTATTACTATTGAGGCTACTAATGAATATCAAAGATTTAAAAGGGTAGATTTGGAAAAGTTTGAAAAAACTCCTGATGAATATCCATATAGTGGAAAATACACAGTAATTAAGTCTCTTTCCAATCTTGCTTCTAAAACAAGCGATGAATTAAAGAATGGTACTACTGAAGGTTTCTTCGCAGGAAAAGAAGGATTTGGTACATATTCATTCTTGCTTCATAATCTACGTCTTCCTACTTCAGCTCGTACTCGCGCGTTTGGTATTAATCAGGACGAAACTCCTATAGTTGGAGCTAAGTATAACCAGTATACTATCCACTATTGTGCAAATAGAGGTGTTCTTGGTCTAAATGCTGTTGGGGACACAGTTAAATCTGTAACTACTCACGTATTCTATGTAAAGAGTGATTTAGCTGTCGCTTTTGAGGCTTTGCTTGCACAAGTAGGTTCCATAACTACAGCCTCTGCTAAGGCTAAGGATCCTGTTGATCCACAAGCTCAGAGTGCTGCACAGACAGTAGTAGATGCAGCTATTGATAAACTCAAGAAAGATAACAGCTTAAATTAATAAATTAAGGGCGAGGGCGTTTATTCGCCTTCGCCTTTTTTTTTTCTGCTTATGTATAATCAAATAGAGAAATTAGCTTCTGCTATACGAAATGATGTAGTTTCAGGACTTAAGGGATTTCATTCAAATCTCTCTATGTCTACTGAATAGCTATGTTAGGATATAGTTGATGAACGTCTACAAATACTTAAAGAATATTCTTTAAAGGGAATACTTCCAACTAGAGATTTGTATATATCTATTAATTGTATCCCAGTAGATTGCAAAAGTCTTGACAAATGTAGATGCAATAATTAGAACTTTTTCACTCCAACTCTTCACTTTGAAATACCTTAGATATTAAATGATTATGGAAGCCTTTCTATAGATTACATAGGATCTACTGATAAGCAGTTACCATTTATCTATTATACCTCTACATCTATATTAAGACAGCATTAGTACAGAAAGAGGGGAAAGGATCGACCATACGTTTGGATAGATACTACTCCAAATGAGAAGGGTATGTATGATTGCTTTGTTTTCAATGCACCTTTATTAAAAGTTGTATCTATCTCTGCAATATTTAAGGATTTAAGATAGCTGGATAATTATGATTGTTGTACTGACTTATAGGATGACAATATGACCTTTATAAATAATGAAATAAAGAAAAGAGTTACTGAAAAGAAAATTAGATATTATCGTCAATTCTCCCCTTCTAACACTCCTAATAATTAGGAATATAAAGAAGGTTAATATAACTGCATATGGAATTAAATGATTTTCATTATGGGTTATCTCTTTTATATACACTGTATGGAATTACAATGCCTGAAGAGGATTATGAGGAGATTGCCCTTATAGGATGGAATACTATTGGAAATAAAAGGTCTAAGCTATATAAGTATTCAACTTGCATAAATGATTGTAACGCTGAAGTTTTTTTGCCTTGTAATTGTGTTGAATTAGAAGCAGTAACTACTGATTAGGAAGAGTGGAATAATCCTACTAATGATACTCCGAACGGAGATATACAATCCGCATACACTGAGTCTTATATAGAGCATAGAAAGTCTTTCAGACAACCTTTATATCTTCCTGGAAAGTTAATAAGATATGAGCTAGTAGGCGACAGACTTTACTTTGATAGACCTTATGGAAGAATAAACATCTTATATAAAGGAGTAGTGGCAGATGAGAATGGCTTGCCAAGAATAACTGATAAAGAGGCGAGAGCACTAGCTACTTTCTGCGCTTATAATGTTAAATTCAAAGAAGGAATTAGCACTTCTAATCCTAACATTATTAATTTAGCAAACTCACTATTAACTAATTGGTATACTTAGTGTGATTAGGCTAGAGTAGATCATTATATGTCACAAAATGAGTGGGACGAAGTTCTGGATGCAAAAACGAGTTGGAATAGAAAGCAATACAATAAAAGCTTAAAAATATATCACTGATGAAAAATTTCTCTCTCGGATGCGCTTTTAATTTAAATGAAATCCTAATGAATTTTCCTTATAAGGATTTACATACTACATGTTCTTTATGTCATTAGGTAATAGGAGATAATCACAGAGATATACTTGTTAAGAAAATCTTCAAAAAATCAGTAGAATTAGTTTTAAAGGACATTGTTAATAATAATGTAACATTTTGGTTACCAATAACCGGAACCAGAAAATGTAATATCCATATTAGAAGAGTATAGGGAGAGGAATTTAAAAGACTAAGAAGAGGTGGGAAGTGGAAAGAAGTTGATATTATAAATTCACTATTCTCTGGATATGAGATATGCTTTTATATGCTGGGAAATAGAACTCCTAGAGTAAAGAAAGTATATGTTGATAAAGCTCTTAGGGATAAAATAACCTCTAATACTAACAATAAGTTTCAATACGGAGATAGCAATAATGATAAGTACATACAGGACTATTATCAATAGCTCTACTTATTATTTCCTGATATTCCTTAGCTTGACATTAGGAGAATTTTGGGGTTTTCTTGGAAGGCATTATATTTACATAATAGTTATGGAGGAGATACTATACTCTAGGATAAAAATTTCTGGTGTTACATAGGAAATTTGAAGAAAAACTCTTTACAGCATTTTGAGTACTACATAAAAAAGTTAATAGTAAAGCTCAGAGTATTGTATAAAAGAAAGTAGGTACCCTGGGATGGATGTTATTATTTTGCTTTAGGGGATTCTCAATATCAAAGCTACTTATAGTAGAAAAACAAGAAGGGGAGACCAAGGAAGTTTTTCAACTTTGAAAATGTATGCTTGTATCAAATATTAGATGAATGCAAACTAAGAGAACATTCTAAGAAGTATATATTTAGACTAAATAGTGGTGCCTTTATAAAGACAAAGTATTATGTTTCTCTACTAAAGACAGACAAGGCTTCTCTTTTAGAGATTAGAGCTCCTTTAAAATTTAAAGATATATTAGTAAGTAATAATAAATATGAATTTCTATGAAGAAATCCGAAAGCGTAAATACTTTTAATAAGGGATTACTAATGGATTTGAATCCACTCGTAACTCCTAATGATTCTCTAGTTAATTGCTTAAACGGAACAATATTGACTTATAATGGAAATGAGAATGTTCTTTAGAATGATATGGGAAACGGAAGAGTAGGTACTGCCTACTTACCATAGGGATATATTCCTGTTGGAACTGCCCAATTGGGAGGTATTATGTATATTGTGTCTTACAATCCGATTATAAAGAAATCTTAGATAGGGTGCTTTCCATCTCCAGAGAGAAATATTACCTCTGATAATTTAAGTGCTCCACAAAATACACTAGAATTATCTGATCTATTTTAGGGAAACCATATTAAAAGTAAGTTTAAAAAGTTAATTTTATTAGATGAACCCCTTCATCCAGGAGATAAGTTTCAAATAGGATGTCCATAGTTAAATGGAGAAGATAATTTTATTAGTGCACAAGAGCCTAATAACACTGACCCTGATAAATATCCGAAATACCTAAAACTCAATGTTGTTGCCATTCAAGACAATGGTATAATTAATAATTTAAATAATTCCCTGATATGGCACAACAATAATTATTACATATTAGGCTCAGATTTAAACAAATCTGGAGGAAAACTAAATTTACAAGAGTATAGAAATTTAATCAAATCAAATTATAATGTATTTGATTCAAAAGTAGATGGAAAATTAGCAATACTAGCAGAGCTAGAGTGTATAGATACATTTAGTGTATCTTGGGATACTATAAAAAGTGGAGATAATTGGAACTTTTATTTTTATTTAAACTGGACATATAACAACCAAACTTCTTAGGATAAAGTTAATCTATATGGAATAGGAGTTTAGATTAATGATGGTGAGCTACAAGAAGCTATTATAACTAATTATCCAAAAAGTTCCTACGGAACAAATAATGATATATTAATCAATAAGAATACAACTTTCTATACCCCATTTTATGTTGGGAAAATAGATTCAAATGTAGATTACTTAACTAACGGAGGGATTGTTACTCCAAGAAAGAATGATGGCACTGACAATTAGTTTCTATTAACTACACCATTTTAGCTTCCACAAAATTCTAGGGAAGTACACTTTAATATATATCCGATGATGCCTTTTGGATATCTTGACTGGCTAAAGTAGTCTTTCTCTATAAATGTAGATGACCTAGGATCTGGAAAAATAGATTTAAAGGAATATAGATATTACTACAATGAAGGCAGTGTTACCTTAAACTGGGGATTGGAAGCTTATCCTGAAAGAAACAAAGAAATTAAATTAGTATAGTTTGAATTTTATGAGTATGATGAGTAGACTAAAGCTTATATAAAGGGCAATTCTAAAAATATCTAGAATGAATATAGTATAAATGGGACTTGGAAAAGTGGAACTTAGGACTCATTCTCCCTGAATACTGATAAAGTATATAAGGTATAGAATAGAAGTTCATATTCTGGACACTTCTAGGAATCTTTATAGTTATTAGATGACGATAGACTATATTTAGTGCGAATGGTTATAAACTATAATGACGAAAAGACTATCTGTTACTATAGATTAATGTATACTTGCGATATATTTAATCAATACTACTTTGATTACAATGACTATAAATAGATTTCTTTACAGGAAACCATAGAAGGAACTATTCAATGTGAAGCTACCTCTAAAACAGTGTCAAATATTATAGTAAAGGATGAGTGCACAACTAGTGCTGGCAATAGCGTTAATGCATTTTCTTAGTATTTAGGTAAGCAATAGTCTATTGATTATCTTATAAAGAGATACTACGAATGTAATATTAACTTTGACATACATGGAAAAACCACTTTTTCTGGATTAAAGGTATCTTTAGACAATATAGATAAAGATAGTATAAAAATCAAGGATACTTTCTCCCCACCTAAGCCATCAAAGACTAGCATTTCTGCAGACCAATCATAGGACTCTACATCTGATATTGCGGATATTTCTAGAGAAACCTCCCATAAGGTGTCTTTAACTGGAAATCATTACTCAGACAAATTCACATAGACTTTAAAGATTCCTGTAAAGATAGATTATAATAATTTAACTAGTATAAATGTTCCTTATAAATTTGAACCACTAGATATAGCGTGTGGATGGCTTCTAGTAGACGGTTCTTCTAAATGGATTGCAATATACTTAGCAGGATCATATGTTGATGCAAGCGAAGCTGGATCAAGTAAAACGCAGTTTGGAGATGACACTATGAGCAACGGCACTATAGCAAAGTATACTAATACCTATAATGAAATTAAAGCAAAATTATAGACATGTGACATATTAGCGTTAAGATTTAGAGTTTATCATACCGCAAAAACTGGAAATTAGGGAAATTATACTATATGGGGATACGGAAATTATTATCATGGAGAGAAGAGACCAAAGTATGATTATTCACAGTTTTATACAACTAATTATGAAGATAGTGTTAATTTAATACTGTACTTATTTCTAGACTCTAATGGAGAAGTAAGATTAACTACCTTCGGGACTAGAGGGAGAAGTACATGGCATAATGAGACTAATAGAATGTCTACTGATCCGAACTCTAGGTGGCACAGTAGCATATACCCACTAACTTTTAGATAGGGTGTTCCAGATGATACACTAAAAGCACCATTCGAATAGTATTACAAGGTAATAGAATCATCAACTCTTATTTCTAAATATAAGTGGAGTAGGATACATTACTATGAGAACTTTACTTGGACTAATCTTATGGAGATTCCAATAAATGTGAATCTCAAATTGTAGGTTAATGATAGTGTAGATATAGAACCTATAAAAGATATTCCTAACTTATATTATTAGACAGAGGGACAACAATTTACTTTAAAAACTAGTGTATCCAATAGTGAGAATTTTGACAACTGGATAGATAGAATCCTGCATGCGACTGGTGAAAGTTTTCTAGTATCTCTACCTGATGGAGATGTAAAATCAATAGAAGTCTCTCCAAGATTATTATATGATAAATTTGGAAATAAACTTGAGTATTTAAAGTAGGATTTTGGATCTGGTACAATAAATAAAATGACAAACTCAAGGCATAAACTACAATGTGTTGATGGAAAGCTTTAGTTAAAACTAGGAAATACCCTGTCAACTAACATGATAAATGTTCTAGGAAGAGAAGAAGAACAAAGTATAGCTATTTCTAATATAATACAAATAAATGAATAATCTTCAAAACATAAATTACTAGTTTAAAATAGCCTTAAAAACTTTCTCTCAATAGGGAAATTTAGTATATGAATATAATCCCCTTCATAACTATAGGTTAAATAGGACTATGATCTATTATTAGAATAGATTAATGGAGGTTGAAGAGTTCTGTACTAAAGTTGGCATATCTCAGGAGGATTTAGAGAATAAATCTTCTTGGGATGGTATAATACCAAAATCTGAGGCTACCCCTATCGTGTATTAGAAAGGATAGCTTGTTGATTTTGAGACAGATGAATTAGATTTTAGTCTAAATAATCCTGTAGATATAATACCACAGTGGTCATATGACAATTCCGTAAATCTAGTTATAAATGATGGAAAGAATCCGCCTAGACTTATAAACTCTAGATTTAGTATAACCAAGAAGAATTAGTACCAGGTTTGCAACCGTAAGGGAACAAATGATACTAATATATATGATTAGGGAGAACAATTTGATATAGATACATCCTTATATAAAAAAACTACAACTATACCAAGATTACGATTCTTAGGCTTAAGCTACGGAGGAAAACTTAGTATAGGTAATTATCATTTTTATTTTAGGTATGTAGATGAGGATGGAAATGAATCAGATTTCTTTGCTGAGTCTGGGCTAGTGTCAGTATTTATAGGAAATAGTGCTGACTCTATACACTCTGGTTTTAGAAATGAGGATTCTCACAAACAAGTTAAATTTGTGTTAACAAATACAGATGCGAGCTACTCAAAGATAAATGTGTATTATACTAAATCCACCTCAGATATTAATTAGAATGCTACTGTTCAGGCTTATAAGATATTAAAGGAATACAAAATTAGTTAGGGTGAAGGCACATATTTAGTAGTGTCAGGATTTGAAGACGTATAGGAAGTAACCGTAAATGATATTAATGCTACCTATCAAATATATGGCTCTGTAGAAACACAGGATACAGTTTAGAATATGTTATTTCTCGCAAACGTAGATAAACCGAAAACATAGTATGACGATTTAGCGGATTGTGCTTTAAGATTCCTCCCAATATTGAGTGTTTCTGAGAAATATGATACTAAACAGATAGGTTTAGATTATACTGGCAGTATTTCCAATACATATTATGATCCTTACTACATATATAATAAAGTTGGATATTGGGATGATGAAATGTATAGGTTTGGGGTTGTATTCATAAAATCTGACAATACTTTAACTGAAGTATTTAATGTTAGAGGAAGAAAGAATCTAAGTGAAAACATTTCAGAATCAGATTATAGTAAAACTGAATTTATGAAAGATGGTTAGAGGACTTATATAAATTATTAGGATACTAACTATAGAATAGTTCAAGCTAATGGTACTGTATCTGAAGAAAATGCTAAAGGAGTTGTAGACATACAACATTCGGGATTTTCAACCATAATAGGAATAAACTTTATTCTACCTAAAGAGGTTCTTGACTATCTAAAGAGTACTTTAAAGATTAAGGGCTTCTTCTTCGTGAGATAGAAGAGAATCCCAACTACATTATGTTAGGCATATACAATCGGAATAGACAAATAGAGTCATACGCCGGTTCTTCCAGTAAATCTTGATGGAACTTCTACATATATAGCAGAAGGCTTTCTTTCAAAGAGTGCACTTGGTGCTAAAATTTTAGCTACAGGGGGAGAAAGATATTTAACTCATGACTTTGAAAAGAGAATAATTACATTAGAAAATTAGCAAGTAAGCGTGTAGGGAGCCATTTGCCCAGACTATGATGTAAATAGTCCTTATCTAAATACTTTATTTTCTGCTTCAGAAATGACTTGTAGAGATTGTAGTAATACCAATGTATTAAAATAGCATGATACTACTCATTTTACTCCGGAAAACTTTGAGTTCGAGAAGAGTTCTACATATTCATCTATAAAAGTTGTTGGTGTAGAAGATAATGTGAAATTAGTGGCGATAAATAATAATATGTTTTCTGCTAGGGCTGGAGAGGCTGAAGAGGCTTTCAGGTTTGAATACGTAGGAACTAAGAATGTAAATACTAAAGCAAATAATCTCCTTAGAGGTTCCTTTGGACCTTACTTGGGAATAACTGGTTATTAGAAAGCAGGTTAGCTTATTGATATAAAGATTCCTGGATATAAACCAGCTTACATGGATGATTATTTTGTTATAAGATACAATGATAAATCTCCTTTTTATGCTATTTCTGATAGATTTGATTTAGAGCATACAGAATGGTGGTTAAATCAAGCCGAAAATAAACTATATAATACCTTATATAGAGGAGACTGTTACATATGTTAGTTTACACATAGAGTCAATAGAAACTTCTAGGACCCATCTTCTCCTACTAATGATGACATAGTTGATGAAAAATGTTGGGTTAACAACTTTGAGGTGTCTGACGGCGTTGTGAAGAAAGAAAATTTTGAAAAAATAAATTTAGGTGATGTTAACGCTGTAAAACTTGGAATGTATGTAACTCTTGTCGTAAGATCCACTATGAATTTGAATATTCGTGCTATAGATTCATCTCAAACAGATGAAGTGTCTATGTTTGGACATGAAAGAGGTTTCTATCCTTTCTACCCAATGTCAAATAGTGGCGCTTATAAGATTCCAGAAGCTCTATGTTATAACAAGGGCTTTGAAAAATCTTTATCAGAAAGGGTAAACTTTGAGGTTGCCGAAGTTCCTTGGATTAAAAATGAGTTTAGTAATAGAATAGCTTATTCAAATATATAGGTTTAGGATGCTTTCTAGAATGGATGGAGAACCTTTGTGGGAACACACTATAGAGATTATCCTAAAACTTATGGTTCTATAACTAAAATAATTGAGTTTAGAGGAAACCTCTTATGTATATTTGAACATGGAGTTTCTCTTATACCTATTAACGAAAGGGCAATAGCTGGAGAAGGTTCAGGGGGTAATATATATATTAATACTTCAAATGTGCTTCCAGAAAATCCTAAAATTATTTCTGACATATTTGGAAGTCAGTGGAAGGAATCAATTATAAAAACTCCTCTAGGAGTATATGGAGTAGATACAGTTGCTAAAAAGATATGGAGAACGAATGGGACTGATTTTGAGTGTATTTCTGACTTTAAAGTATAGGAATTTCTAAATTAGAATATAAGCTTATCTGAGAGAGAATTAACACCTATTATAGGAATACGAAATGTAAAGACTCATTATAATGCCTATAAGAAAGATGTAATGTTTACATTCTATGATAATTTATATGGTTTAGAAGAGAAAGTTTGGAATCTCTGTTTTAATGAGACAGTAGGTTGGGTTACTTTCTATAGTTGGATTCCTAGTTACTCAGGAAATATGTATAACCAGTTTTTCTCTTTTGATAGAAATACTTCTAAATGGATAGCAAAGTTAGGAACTAGCAATAAAGGAAGCTCCTTTGCGGATGGTGTAACCTTAGATTAGGTGATTATTAAAGACAATAATTATTAGGCACAGTTGAGTCTCAGCAATAGAACCCTTCCAACTGGTGATGGAGTTTAGGTAACGGTTAACTATGAATTAGTTCCAGACGCGCGTGGAAATTATAAGAATTTTACAATCTAGGATAATAAGCTTAAATTTGTTGGAGATTATAGTAAAATCAAATCTGAACTTTATTAGAGAGATTCTTACGGAAGTATAATAACTGACGAAAACGGTAAAAATATTAGACTTTCTACTCCAGTAAATGCAGACAATATTGTAATCTTATTAAATATTAAAGCAAATATAATTGCTAAATATAAGGGAGTATCTCCTGACATAGGAGAAGCATATGTTTAGGGTTTTACAAACGGAACTAATGTAGATGCAGGATATTATCAATCAGTAGTTGCAGTAATTCCTGAATACAATTTGTAGTTCTTGACTACAGATTTCTGGAAACATGGTTAGTCTGGAATTATAGACATCTCTGATAAAATACAACCTACTTATTGGTATGGTAAATAGCATCCATTTGAGTTTGAATTTGTTGTTGCAGATAACCCATCTTCTCACAAAATATTTGATGACCTTGAAATTATAAGTAATAGTGCAGAACCAGATTCCTTTCATTATGAAATAGTTGGAGATAGCTTTGACTTTGCTAAAGACAAGAAAAATATGTACATAAGACAAGAAGCCACCAAGGAACTATACTAGGCTAATGGCTTTGATGTTACATATGACCATAACTATATTGATCTTACTGCAACTCATAGAGCTTTATATGATGGCGCTGAAATCAGAGGCTTGTATGATAAATCTGCTTTACTACCCCTATATTATTCTAGACAGGATAGTGTAAATGAGGTTGAAGATTACTACCACTCAAAGGATAATATATCTACTAAGAATTTCTCTGCTTTAGCTGGAGGTGAAATAGTTAAATATGATACTCTTGGTGAGTATAGAATTTGGAATCACGCTAAGGCTGTAGATTTATAGGATGGAGGAAGACTCCGTGGTAATATGTAGTATAGAGAAGACAAATGGAATGTACAGATAAATCCAATAAATGTAGTCTACAAAAATGAACGATCTTGGGATAGTATTGACTTAGGAAATAGAGTAAATCTTAATAGAAACAAAATTCCTATCGAAATAGGACAATCACCAATCCCAAATGAAGTTCTTACTTACAATAATGGAACTCTTAATATCCCAGAAAACTCTCTAGATAGAGCAATAGTTAAATGGAATTGGGAGGAATCGCAAATGAAAGAAGTGAAACCTAAAGATAAATGGATTAAGATAAGAATACGATATAAGGGAGATAAATTGGCAATTATAACTGCAGTAAAGACATTATATAGTATAAGTTATTAATATGAGTATATTTAATCAATCAAGTTCTCCTCTATCTACTTTAATGCCTCAATCTTCTCCATATAAATTGCCCGATTACTCAAATGCATTTAAGATGAATAATCAAATGTAGATGAATAATCTTAAATTTAGGACTGGATTATTAACTTCTAATTCATCAGATCCTACTATTGCTTTAAATGGTAAGAATATGATGAATGATGCGATGAATCCTGATTATCAAGATACCTAGCTTCTCCAGAATACTAATAATAGTACTACTGGAGGGGCTAGCTTTAACTGGGATTAGGGATTTAATGCACTAAGTTAGATAGGAGGGTAGATAGGGGGATAGGCAGGAAATGTACTAAACAGTGCTGGCAAAATAGGTTCTAGCATTAGAATGATAAGCCAAGCCAATAAAGGAATAAAAGATGGACTTGCAGGAGCTTCAAAAATGAAAGCCGGAGGAATAGGTGCCATTGTTGGTGCTGCCTCGGACTTAGTGGGCTCATTCTTACCATAGAAATCAGAATATGATGGAGATAAAGGAAGTATAACATAGACAATGGATTCCGTATATGATGGAATATCGGATGCTGCTATATCCTTTGGAACAGCCGGAATGTTAGTAGGAGGTATAATGAAAGGAGGGGCCCTCTTAAGTAAGGGAGTAAATGCCTTAGGAGGCGGCACAGACGGAATGACAAACACTGATGCCATCTTAGGTAGTTCCTTTTTAAGTCTTACGCCACTTGGACTAATAAATGGATTTGGTGGCAAGAAAGCAGATACGATTACTAAAGATGATGAAGCTTTTTCACAGGTTGGGTCTTCATATACTGGAAGTGAATCATCTGTTAACGATGCTTTACAGAAGAGCGGAAAGAAGTATGGACTTTTAAGTAGTGGGGCTAGAAAAAGAGCTAATAGACAAATAGCTGAAGCTAAGAGACAGCAAGCTATTATATCTAATATTTCTGATAAGGCTCAAGACAGAGCAAATATAAGAACTTCTATGTCTGCAATTAATGGTAATAGATTAGGATTCTTAATGGAAGGAGGATATGATTAGGCTTCTATTAGAGTAGGACGCAAAGGTATGTCTATAAGTCTCCTAAATAGAGCTAGGTCTATATTAAAAGCACAAGAAGGTCTTAAACTAGATCCAATGAGTACATACAAGAAATAGGCTCCAAAAGATTGGGAATCTATCCCTATTAGTGGAAAACCCTCTTATTAGAATTGGGTGAAAGATGTAAATCCAGATTTTTAGAATGAAAATTATGACCTAGAATCTGCTTATAATAATTTACCATATGATGAAATGCAGAGATGGAAATGGGTCACAAATCAACTTAATTATGATTTTTACTTAGGTTATAAGAATAAAGATGGTATTTATCCATTCCATCTTGGATCTGTAGCCCCTATATAGGGAACTGAAGATTACATTTTTTTAAAGAAAGGTAAGGAAGATACTAATCCAGAAGTTCATTGGGAAACAGATACCTATTATAATGGTAAAAATGGTCTTAAAGATACGCATGATTTAGTCTATGAAAAAGACCGCTATTACTACCGTAAAAAGAGATCTAAACAAGGTACTCCACAACATAAGAAGGGAGGTTCTATTATAGAACTTATTTCTGAAACTACTATAAGTTTAGTAGATCCTCTTAATGTTCCGGAGTTTCAAAATGGAGGTTCTATAAATGTAATTCCTGATGGAGCTCTACATGCTAGGAAGCACAATATGAACTTAGACGGAATAACAGAAAAAGGTATCCCAGTAGTAAGTGAAAAAGATAATGGAAAAATAGAATAGCAAGCAGAGATAGAAAAGGAAGAGGTAATCTTTAGGCTAGAAGTAACTCAGAAACTGGAAGAACTTGAGAAGAAATACTATAGTGAAGAAGCTTCTTAGAAAGAAAAAGATGAATATGCTCTAGAAGCAGGAAAACTAATTACAGAAGAATTATTACATAATACTAAAGACAATGCAGGATTATTATAATACAATACCAGCCTTTGGTGTTGGAGGATTGATAGCAAAAATAGCTAAGGCAGCTGGAAGAGCTAAGATTTAGGGACATGCAAATTTATTAAGTAAAGAGTAGCCAGAACTGTCTAAGCTACTTAGTAAACTAGCTAAATCTCAATAGGGTGGACCTAAACTTTCTGATAAGGAGGCAGAAAGGTTGGCAACACTAGCTTAGAATTATAGGAGAAGTAATATACATTATTAGAATAGAAGAAATAAGATAAATGAATAGATAGCTGCTAAAAGGAACCCTACTCCAAAGCCTACAGAAGCTTCAACTGAACAGCCAGCACGTTCAGCTAATCCTGTTAAAGGAACAACTCTATCATCTAGATGGCAACAGGCAAAAACTTGGATGAATAATCACCCTAAAACTACCATAGGAGTTCCTTTGTTAGCACTTGGAACTGGTCCTGGAAGATATGTTACTGGACATGCTATGAAAGCTATTTAGTCAAATCCTGAATCATGGTTCGGAAACTCTGTACCTGAATCAGAGACCGCTTCTGATTTTATTATGATAGATGGTACTAAAATCCCTATTAAAAGGTCTGCAGAGGGATATTTTGTTCCAGTTAATTAGAGTAATAATTAGACCCCTCCAGTAGAAGGAGACAATGTTGACCAAACTCTAGCAGGTATTACAAACGAAAACCTTGGGGGTGCGCCATAGCAGCAACCAGAAAGTATTCCGCAAGTTGATTAGCAGGCAATCAATGATTTATTTGATGACGACCAATGGTAGTAAGAATAGGAGGCAATGAATATAATGTAAAGGAAGCCAAAACTGATTAGGAAAAGATAAAAGGTCTTCAGGGGGTAAAGAAACTTTCTAAGGATGAGGGTATGTTATTTTATTTTGACCCTGATTAGAAAATTTCCATGTGGATGAAGGGTACAAAGATTCCTCTTGATATTATATTCATAAATGAGGATTAGGAAGTTACGAAGGTTCATCATGGAAAACCAAATGATGAAACTTTAATATCGTCTCCAGAAACTGCATACGTATTAGAGGTAAATGAGAAATCTGGTATAAAGATTGGAGATGAGTTAGATATCGATGATAATTCTGATCCAGTTATGAAGGTTTTGGCTCCAGATGGTAGTACGTAGATGGAATTATGGGGAGGAGAAAGAATTGTTAGCCGTAGGGAAACTAAAATTCTCATAAAGAAAGCTAAGGTAGCAGAGGCTGCTAAGGGCTCTCCATAGTTTGATAATAAATGTAGATCACTTGGAAAGTATATCTTCAAGGTAATCAAAGGACAAGATACTAGACCTGCAGAGTATGTTGATAACAAAAATGCTTAATATCTTCTGATAATTTTGGTTAGCTAAAAATATACTGTATATTTACTCACAAAATCATTTAATTTAATTATATATAATTATGAAAATTACTTATAAAAACGCAGTAAAACAGACTAAGAAATTTCAGCAAGGTGGTCCAGTTGGTACTCCTGCTGAGGGTGCAGAAGCTCCAGTATCTCAGGAAGAAGCTCCTGAAGAACCAGCTCCTGAAGAAGGAGGTCAAGAAGATCCTATGATGCAATTAGCACAATTATTTGCACAGGGATTGCAGAATCAAGATTGTCAAATGCTTGCACAGGGTGCTCAAATGTTCTTGCAGCTTGTAGAGCAGTCACAGGACGGAGGCGCAGAAGAACCACAGGGTGAACCTGTTTTCCGTAAGGGAGGTCGCTTAGCCTATAGAATTAAGAAATAATCTATTACTCATTGAGAGGAAGTGGAGATAATCAACTCCTCTTCCTCTTTTTTTTTTTATACATATTATAATGTCACTAGCAAAGAAAATGTAGCAAGGAGGAACTACTCCTAATCTATATAGCTTCTATGGAAAGCAATATGATTACAATGACTTAGCATAGTCTGCTGATTAGGGATTGAATGAATATTTAGCAACCCTGAAAAGGGGTGAAAAGGATTCTGATGATTTCCGAACAGCATATGCTAACATTATGGCAGGAATTAAGGATGGATCTATTACATTCGACAATGGACAATTCCACGATTCAAAGGGTAGATATACAAATTCTGACAAAAAGAATAAAGATTATTATGGTTTGATAGCCAACTACATATATGGGAAAATGGGAAAGTCTAATGTTTATTAGGCTCCAAAAGATCCATCTAAAATAGAATGGGGAGATGGGAGTGTCAAGACAGCTCTAATGAGATAGCTATTCAATAGCGACAATGGAAATGTTAAAGATTTCCTTGAGCTTGATGCGGAGAAAAATGGTGTAAGAAGTATAGCAAATAGGTCTACTTACTTATCAAACGCTCTTCAATCTATTGCAGATAATTGGGATAATACCTTCCAAGGGTACTAGGATGCCGATAAATCAAGGTATGTTCCTCTTTTAGTTAATGCTGCAAAAGCCTTACGTGATGGAACTATTAACCCTGGAGATTATTTAGCTTTAAGTAAGGCAGTTGGAGGAATGGATTTTAGAGAGATGATGGCAACTGGGACTCCTACTGTACAGGAATAGCCTGCACAGTAGTTATAGGATGTTCCTGTATAGTAGCCTCAAATAAAAACTAAACATGCCTCTTTATTTGATAAATCCTATGATGCTAATACAATGAGCAGAATGACTTCTGTCATGGTAAAAATCCCATCTAAAGGCTTAATTAATATTCTAAGAAACAGCTTCTATAATAGATATTATAGATTTGGATCTGATCCAAGAGTTTCATAGATCTTTGGAGCTTCTAATATTAGTAGTAAGGCAGGCGTAACTGCTACTCTTAATGCTCTCTAGGCTTAGGGTGTGCTACAGAATGCCGATCCTAATAATCCAAATCTTTATTATATTCCAGGTCTCAAGACTAAGAATGGAACAGGATGGGTTTGGGACAAAGCAAACAATACTGTAACTGAGTTACCACTATAGAATATTCCATATGCTAAAGACCATATGCAACCTTAGTAGGGTAACTTTACTACATATGTTAGTTCACGCAAACTTGGAGGTATATTGAAAGCTCAACAAGGTACTAAACTTCCATGGCACAACGGAATTAATGATTTTGATGTAAATAAATTCTCTTCTAATTGGGGAAACACTCTATATGGAATCAATAATAAAGGAGTATATGGATCTTCTTATGGAAATAGTGGAAGAGGTATGAATGATTCCAGATACAAAACAGATTCAAATTATTCCGACTATACTCAGAAAGGTAAATCCTATGCCTCAGAAGTCGAAGGACAACAATATTATAAGGACTTTACAAATAGTCTTTTATCATCAGCCTAGGAATATGCTAACGCTCAAGATAGAAGTTCCTTTAATGATGATAATAATGTTTTCCTCAAATGGGCACATTTAGTTGACAAAGGATTGCCTTCCAATTCTACTTCTACGTTCTTCGATTAGAATGGAAATCTTAGAACCTCTTGGAAAGTTACTAATAAGGATTCCTATATGAGAGGTCCAAGAGAAGCTATAACTAATCTATCTGATTATATTAGCAGTATTAGAAATGACCAACTTCTTGCTAATAGGCACAATGACTTAATGAAGGAAGGTACACGTTACTTCTATACTGATACAAATGGAGTAAAGCACTGGGTGGATCCTGAAATTGCTAAATCTGGAAAGTATCAAGTAAGTTCTAATGGTATTAAAAGTGTAGACGGTATAACTAACTGGACTGATTATGAATTAACCGGAGTTACTCCAAATAACCCTAATTCAAACACTCCTGACTAGAATAATGGATCTGCTATAAACCCTACTCAGCAACCAGAAAGCAAACCAAACTGGTTCCAACAGAATGGGTTAAAATTGGCACAAGATATTGCACCTCTAGCAGTAGGAGCTGGAAGACTGTTTGATTCTCTACATACTAATAATAAGGTTGCAGATGTTGTTAGAAGATCTATGAAGCCTGTTCTAAAAAATACCTATGAATTATATTCTCCAGTAACTGGAGCCTTTAGTGAAATGTAGCTTAGGAATAGGCAAGCAGCTGATGTAAGAAGACAGGCAGCTTAGCCATATACATCTGATGCATCTCTAAATGCAGCAAGATCATTAGATGCTAACAGGTAGGCAACAGACTTACAATATTAGGGATTCCTAGCTGATGATAAGGAAATTCTTAGAACTAAATAGGAAGCTCTTAAGAGATAGGAGGACAATATAGCTAGGAGAACTGATACAGCTAACTTCAATAGAGCTTCTATTAATTAGGCTAATAGAGAAATTGCACAGGTTGAGGCAGGAAGACTTAAAAGTAATTGGCAGTCTAGGGATAATTTCTTGTCTGGAGTAGAGGCTGACCTTAAGTAGAGAAATGCTCAACGAGACTATGATAGAAGAGTAGAATTAGCTGAGAATAAACAGCGTTCACTATCTCTTGATATGCAAGATATGAATCGCCCTTACGAGATAAAGGCAAGAAATCTTAAGTAGCAATACCAAGATTCTGTTAATGATATGTCGCAAGAGTTTAATGCTAAGTTAGCTGCATGGCAGGCAGTTAATGGAGAAGATGCTGACTACACTACTTAGCCATTCTACAAGGACTATATAGCTAAAGCAAGAGCTCTTAGGGATAAATATTATACTGATTCTGATGCCCTTGCAGAAGAACAATCAAGAGTAACTAGATAGTATATAGAAGGACTTAGAACCAAGATGAATTAGAGTACACTCTTTAGAAAGGGAGGTAAACTGAGTCCATCTACTATAAATTTACTACACAAAGTAATGAAGTAATGAACATTGTACCTAAATTATACGGGGGAGGAGACGTTTCCTCCCTCTTTACAACATATAGACCAGTTCAAACTCCGTAGGTTTAGGCTCCATAGAGCGTTAAATTATCAAATTCTGATAAGGAATCTCTTTCAATAAAGAGTTCTTCTAAGGATGAAGATAAGGAAGACACAAAGGGAAAACTTACTGAGAAAGACCTATTCAATATGATTAAGGATGTAGATGGACTTCCAAATGAAATGAAGTCTATCATTACTGATCTTAAAAGAACTTTGGCAACTGAAAGCTTAGTTGGAGTAGATACTGGGGAATTAGCTAATACTTATTTGAGTAGTTTATATAAGTTGAAGGTAGCTAATTAGAATAAAAAAAGATTTGATGAATCTATTAAGGATGCTAAGGAGAACGGCAGCATTGGAGAGGTTGCAATTACCTTAGGAGGAAATCTTCTTGCATCAGATAAATCTGGAAAAGTTAAGGAACTTACTCTTCAACAGTATCAAGAAAATCCAGATTAGTATAGTCTTCTTACTAACTCCAATTTAGCTTGGCTTAGAAAATACTCTCCTAAATATGCATTCTCAAAGGATGATAATGCTTTTGAGATCATCAACAACGGAATGGGGTATGAGGCATTTTAGAAGCTCCTTGACTAGGCTAAAGTATCATTAGGAAGTTATAAATATGAAGAACAAGGAATTGCTGGAAAAGAGGCACTTCTTGGTTTAAAAGCATTATAGAATCTATCAAAGTCGCAACAATAGGAATATCTATAGAGTGCTCTCGATGGAAAATATTAGACAGAGTCTTCTACTGATACAAATGTATAGCAAATAAAAGCTTTGGTTGATTACTTAACCGTAAGCCTTCCTAAGAGAGCTAAAGTATGGGCATCTTTAAAAACTGGAATATCTGACCCAAATAAAGCTACTCAAGCATTAGTTACACAGTATTTATCTGGTAGCCTAAAAAATACAATCTCATATAAGGTAGACTATCTTGGAACTGATGAGAAGCTTAAAAAAGCTGGAAAGAGCAGTAGTGATGGAGGAAGTGATGAAGATCCTAAAGAGGGATTCTGGAGATAGCTTCAATCTGATAAAGCAGGTGATGAACAAAGTTATAATCTACTTATAGGAAGAGGGCATCTTTCTGTTGATGGTAAGTATTATGGAACTACTCCTGGTATGGACGACAACAAATCTCTTACTAAGTATATTGGTGATTCTAAAGTAGGGTATCTTATTAAGAATAGATAGAATATTACCTTTGGAGATCAATAGATCTCAGCTGATAGCTTTGATGATGTTATGGTTAATTCTGGAGGAGGTGCTATGACGGTAACTCTGCCTATAACTCCTGACGGAAAGGTTAACTTTAGTATTATGGACACTTATTCAAAGGTAATAAATAAACTTAAGCAATTAGGTGCTAAAGTTGGAACCCAAGACTATGAGAGGAAGAAAGCAGAAATACTTAAAAGAGTTGGTCTTGGATATTTAGTAGATGCTTCTAAAGGAGAAGTTAATTCAAAATATTTTGGACATTTCTTAGTATTAGAAGGTGTTGCTAGCAGTAAGGCGTAGGGAATGGTAGCAGGCAAGAAGCAGAAATTACAAGAGTCCTAGTATATAGAAAATGCATCAGGGGATGATGCACTATTTGATACTGTTAAGAGAGCACTATCTGATAAGGATAAAGGAGAGTATGAACTCGATAATAACTGGATTACATTTAACAATGATAAATTGTATAAAGGTAATATATACATTCCTATTAACACTAATCCCCTTAATGCTGCTAATGCTGATGGTAATGATATTAAGGAGTCTACCGCATATAGATATGAACAGAGACAACAGGTATGGGATAAACAACAAAAGCAAAAAGCTACAAATACAGCAACGCTATGGCAATGAAATAGAATGATTGGCTTGTTGCATCCTTGAATAATCCTGAGTTTACTGCTCAGGACTTCAAGGATGTTTCAGGAATGACTTTAGACAATACACAGTTCATGTCTAAAGATGTATATAAAAATAGTCCATATATTAGAAATCAAAAGATGTTTTAGGATAGTAACGGTAATTTCTCAGATTAGAAATTTGATGCATACTATAATAATGTTGCCAGCACCTTTAGAGACTTCAGTACAGAGAACTCTGTAGACAATTATGAATATAGTATGTGGGATGTCAATAGACCTGCCGGAGGTAGAGTAAAGGACATCAACTTCAATTTGAATACTGTTAATAATCCAGATCATATAAGAATTGGTGTAGGTGGAATAAATAAAATTACTAATTCAGATAAGTCTAGAAGAGAGTTAGCTCAGAATAGTAAAATATTTGATCCAGCTACAGGCACATTTTTGGATAAATCTGTTAATGATATTTCTCTGTTTACTAACCCATTTGAATATATTAGCTCTCTTTTTGACGACCCTCTTGTATATGCTACTTATGATGAGGATACTATTGAAGTAGACCCTATTACAGGTAATAAAGTTAAGCACTAGAAAGGAGAATGGAAGGTAAATGAAGATGGAGAATACTATACAGAGAAGGCTAATGGTAGAAATCTAAGAGGAAAGACAGTAGTATCTGCAGCAGACTATCTCACTAGTGAAAACAGTGCTATAAACAAATATGACTTCTTTGATTCTGATGATTTAGAGAAGTCAGTTGCAGGAACTGTTGCAAAAAATGTTGCATCTATAATTCCAATGTTTATACCTTATGTTAACACAGCTTATTCTGGCTTATTAGTAGGAAGAGAATTGGCTAAGACTCTCCCTATGGCTTATGGTATGCTTGCTTCATTAACTGGAGATTAGAACCCTAATAGTTAGCTTGCAAACACTATTGCTGCTTACGGTTAGAAATTCTCTACCTCTACATCTGATTATGCTCAGGAGAATACATTTAGCTTTGAAAACTTTGGAAATTTAATGTCAGATGTTGCTTTACAATGGGGACAACAGAAGTTCATAGCAAATACCTTCAATAAGCTTAAGGGAGGAGGAGATTCAGTCCTTAATACTGCCGCTGCTAAGGCTTAGAAGGATTACATGGATAAAGCAAACCAATACATACAGGAAAGTTTAGAAGGAAAAATAAGTAAAGCACAATTGTCTTCTTATCTTGGAACTGATGACCCTTATAATTTTGGAAAATTACTTGTATCTGGAAAATGGGCGGAAACTTCTTTAGGTAAAGCTACTCTTAACAAGTATATTCCTGAAGCAGAGAAGATAATGTAGAATAGAAATAGACTTGCTCAGGATTTATCTCTTGGATATATGGCACTTATATCTAATACTGATGTATATGAATCAATTCTAGAAAAAGGGGGTACCCCTGCGGAAGCTGCTGCTATTGCATTTGGATCAATACTTGGTATGTATTCTGTTGACAAATACCTAGGTCTTGGAGAGATGTTCTTTGAAAAAGATCCTGCTAGACTTGCTTTAAGAAAAGCGGCTAAAGAAAATGCTGACCTATATATGGCTGGTAAAAGAGAAGCTACTGATTTATCAACAAAGAAAGGTATCATAGGAGTTATTCAAAAAGGAATTGACTTGGGCAAAAGAACTGTTGATAAGTTTGGAGAAAAATATAAGGATGGAACAATAGGTATTGTAGGTAAGGCTTTAGGAGAGGGCACGGAGGAAGTAAGTGAAGAACTTGTAACTGACCTCACTAAATCTTTAGGAGAATTAGCAGGACGACTTGGATATTTCTCACAGACTGATTATGGTGCTTGGGAAAATATGGGAGACCGATATTTTATGTCCTTCTTCGGAGGAGCTGCCGGTGGTGCTATGTTTGGAGGAGTAGAGGCTTGGAACAATAGAAACAATTCCACTAAAGAGTTTCAAAATGAAATTACTTACCTTCTAAGACAAGGAAAGAAAAAAGATATTTTGCAGGAGTTTCAAACTCTAAGAGACAAGGGTTCTCTTGGAAGTTCCGAACTATCCTATGATAGTACTACAAATTCCGATGGAACGAAGACCTATATAACTGCAGATGAAAATCATAAGTCTCAAGCATAGGCAAACTATGAAGGGCTTTCTAACATTATAAACCAGCTAGATTTAATCCTTAATGGTAACCAACTAAATCTATCTGAAGATGAACTATTTGATAAAATGGTTCAGGGAGAATATAGAGCAAATGCTTTATCAGATTTTCTAAAGGGAGATAACGCGGAGAATGTTAAGAATCTATCATATATCTCTAAATTTTAGGAGGATTTCTAGAATCTTTCAAACTCTATAATTAATAAAGAGAATGAAATATAGGAATTAGTAAATACTACTACTGATGAAGCTAAAAGGAAAAGTCCTGAATATTAGGAGAAACTTTAGAAACTTCAGTAGGAGAAGTAGGAGCTTATAGAGTAGAAGGATTACCTATTCGGAGAAGGTTCTTTAGGATACGTAGAGAAAACTCTATTTGCAATGGATACTAACTTAAGTGGAAGATTCTTATCACTTAACTTTAACTAGTTAGCACGAGAGCTCACAGGAAAATCTCTTCAATAGTTATCTCCTTCTGAACTTCAAACGGTTTAGACTAGATACGAAGCCTGGAAAAAGAATGGTAAGTAGGATCTAGATACTGCTTTTAAATTATATAAAGATATGGAGAAGTAGGTTCTCCCAGAGCTATAGACTCTCTAGAATACTAACTTTGATCAGGAACTATCTGTAATTGAGAAATTAAGAAAGGATGATCCATCTAAGAAATTACTGCAAGTAACAGATAAGCTTGACTCTGAGTCTGATGAAGAATTTGCAGCCTTAGCTTCTCCATTAGAAGGAGAATCTGAAGAAGACTTCAGAGCACGTCAGAAAAAGCATGCTGATGCAATACGTAAATACAATATTGATAATCAATTTAAATGGATTTAGGAATTTGCTAAGTAGCCTATAACTTCTACAGATTTTAGATATTTTGTATCATAGATTGGAGCTCTTAGAGGTGAATTACTTAAGTACTATCTTGACAATGTAGCTGAACAGACAGATGCTGATGTTAAAAAGCATTGGTGGGAAATGCAAGTTACTCCTAAAGATGGATAGGAAGTGGATCCTAATGATATTTCTGATATTGATAAGCAAAATACTGACTTATATAATCTGATTCTGAAGATGGGTATATAGGATATTCCATCCTTAAAGAAGGCAATTAAGAATAGAATTAACAAAACTGCCTCCTCAATAGTTGGAAGAAAGTATGAAACCGTTGGAGCCTTTTCATCAGATCCTGATTTTATAAAATCTCTTGAATCTATATCTAGCTTGTCTACAGACGAGAAGCAGGCTTTTAATATTCCTTCTGATTACTAGTTTGAAAATAATGGAGAAGTTACTTATCGAGATCTGGATGCTTTTATCAAATATGATATGGCGAGAAATGGAAATTCTTTAGAGGATGAATGGGATTATTTGGGATTTTTCTCAGATAATCTTGAACCGTTATAGAAATTCTATGCAGAGGCTACAATAGATCCGTCAGTTTTAGAATCAGAAGTAGCTGATACAGTAGCTGATGTTTCAGAGAGTAAATATAATGAAATAGTAAATAGTGTATCAGACTAGATGTCAGACTCTTATTTTAAGAATCTAGACACCTTTATAGAAGGAGTAAACAATTCTCCTCAGACTAAGACTCTTAATGCCTTAGAAGGAACTACCTTTGTAAATAATCCAGTTATTCCTCTTCTCAATAAAATTTCTAAGTTCTCTTCTAATAATGATGTTAACGTTGAAGATTTGCTTCAAGATATATATAACTCCTATAACTCATAGGAAACGAATGCTGATTTCCAATTAAGTGACTCTTAGCTATCTAGCTTAAAGCAAATTCTAGAAGATTTTAAAACTGCAGAATCCTTCATATATGGTGCCTCAGTAAGAACTACAGATGGAACACCTGTAGGACACAATAAATATGTGAATGAATTTGTAAAGAATCATAGTGATGTCTTTAGTAAAACAGAAGAGCTCCCAGAGATTGAAGAAGGAGATGCTAATATGCTTCTTGGAGAAATTTCTGCATATAGACGAGAAATTAATTCATGGATTAATAAGCATGATTAGAATACGGGATAGAGAGAAATAAAATTTATTAAGGCAAATCAAGCACTAACTAAGTCAACTAAACAATTTTTTGATTTAAATAGAGCTGCATTTAAGATTTCCCCTACTCTAGACCTATTGGATGGTTACGAAGACTTGACATTAGATGATTCTCTTTCATCCTTAGTAGCATTATAGGAGTTACTTTATAAAAATAGAAAGAAGTCAAATATGTCTACTGCTGAAATTCTGGATAATCTATCTAATAGTATATTTGATGTTAATTAGGTACTAGGATAGGAATCAGCTAAGCTGGACGAGAATCTAACTTATGACAAGTTAACAAATTATGACAAGTTCTAGTTAATAGTTGGAGCTATGTCAGCAAGTACTACAAAGTACTATAGAGGATTAAAGACCTTCCTTGATGGGAATGCTAATATGGCTCCAATATCTATGCAGGAGTATGTATCTAAACTTGCTTATGCATAGAAAGAAAATCCTAAGGCAATTAATGAGGCATTAGATTGGATTAAAGCTAAAACCGGCTCTAAGATGGATGTAGCTCATAATACTTCTATAGTTACTGGACTTGGTGGAAGTGGAAAGACATTTGCAGTTGCAAGATTAAATCTTGGAACTGGAAAGAACACTTGGGTTTCTGGTCCTACTTATAGTTAGGTAGACAATTTAAAGGATAGCTTACCAGACAGCACTGAAAAACTGAAATCTGACTTATTTAATACTATCTTTGGGGGTAAAGCGCCAAACATTAAAGATTTATATACAACTTAGAAGGAGAATGGAAGTACCATTGTAAATCTAAAGGATAATCTAAATGTAAAGAAGATTGATAATGCTCCTAAATAGTTAGTGATAGATGAGGCAACTCATTTTAGTACTCCAGAATTACTTATTATATCAAAATTCTGTGACCTTAATGGAATAAATTTAATTCTTATAGGAGATGAACACTAGAATGGATATAATAAGAATAATATAGGAAATATTGAAGAAAATTCTCTTATAGCATGGAGGTCTCCTTCACTATATTTATCATTAAGGAATGGAAATGCTTTAAAGGTCTCTAATCAATAGCCTTTACTTTCTGTAATTGATAAATTGTCAGTTAGTGATCCAGGAACCCTTGGAAATACTGTTTACGAATAGACCTTCAAGAATATTCAATTGCGTTATTATAATAAAGATGTCTTTAGCGGGGAAATGATTACTGACACTATTCCTCAAGATGTTCTTAATAAAATTCCAAAGAATGCTTCTGTTGGATTCATAGGAGATTCATCATCTACTGAGTACCAAAAGTTAAGAGATGCAGGACTAAAGGTTAGTGATCCAATGTCTCCTTTAGATGTTTAGGGAAGAGAATTTGACTATGTTGTAGTAGACAAAAAATGGAATCTTGACTTAGGAAACAATTGGAATAACAACAATATAAATATCAATCAATTCTCTAAGGACTTATACACTCTAATTACTAGAAGTACTAAAGGTACTATCCTTATAGATAATGGATTATCTAATATAATATAGAGTGCTGAATCTGAGTTTAATGGAGAATATTCTGGACTGTCTACTTCTGTTTAGAAATTTAGAGATAAAAGACTCCCAGAAATTGAGAAAGCTCTTGTAGACAATCCAGAAGTGTCTGAATAGCCTTAGGAAACCCCTACTAATGATTAGGATGAAGAGCCAAATGAACCAACTACAATAGGCGGACAGGAGGTATCTTAGGAGGAGATACAGGAAGAAACCGCTCCTATTAAAGAGGATGGAGATAATTCTGAAGAGGAAACAGAATCAGCCTCAGAAGAGATGGAATAGAATACTATTCTAAGTAGCCCTGTAACTACCTATAGTAGTGTAAGTTACTCTGGAATTAATACTGCTGGAGATATTTGGGTAAATGATTCTAATAGTACTAGTGACTTAGGAATCTTTGTAAAGCCTGGGCAAGAAGTAAAGGAAGGTAAAGTAGAACTAATGCGTAAAGTAATTCAATTAAAGAATTTAATAATATATGGATCTGAGTACTACGATAGATTACCTCCTGAAACTAGGGAAATATTTAGCAAGGATTCTTTTAGTAATATATAGTACTTTATAAGTGTAGAAGATGAGTCTGATTCAAATCGACTTATAGGTTTAACTAAGGGAAGTGGACTAAGTAATGAGAATAGAACAATACGAGGAAAGGTAATAAAACTTGTAGCTAAACTGGAGGGAAAAGATGGAAATGTATATTCTGTGTCCCTAGGAGGTCTAAATAATCCAGATACCTGGGCTAGAAATGCAAATTCTATCAAAGAAGCCATTAAATCTAAGATAGATAATGGTGCAGAAAATTCAGAGGAACTACAAAGATTGTATGATTCGTATGATGATATCATAACTAAGTATTCTACAATAGTTGATGGATGGGTTTAGAATAACCAGGAATTTAGAGTTAATCCTCCAAAATTCTCACAGTATACTCGTTTAATGCCTTTGGATTCTTCTTATAGGTTAGAGGAAGCTAATAACTCTTAGAGTCCTTATAGAAGTAAGGCACCTATTTAGGTAGAATCTGATGTTAATATTGTAATAGATGATATTCCTGGAATTAGTCCAGAAATGAGAGGTAAGCCTGTAATGTTCGTTTCTAGCAACTTATTACTCTCTCCATCAGAATTAAAGGATATTTATATAAGATAGACATAGGATCCAACTATGCCTAAGTAGGTTAGAATGATTCGTCTTGATAATGTCGGAGTTTCATTTCAATCTCTTTATCAAAAAAAGTGGGTAGAATTATACAATAATCGAGTAGGAAATTGTACATTTACCACACCAATGGAACTGTAGCCATTTGCTATAAGAATGTACAAAGCAATGTGGAACTACAGAGCAGGCTTAAGTCGCTTTATGGAGCGTTATGACGTATTCTGTAAGGAAAATGGTTTAAATGATGAAGATATGAATAAGCTTTGTCAGATGGACAATGCGGAGTTCCAAAGGTAGAAAGGAGACAAGGATAATTTAGATGAAGTATAGTACAGAAAACTGGTATCCCCAGAATTATAGTCAAGGCTATAGGTTCTATGGGACTTTAACGATAGTTTGGCTGACTACGTAAAGGAATTTAGACTTGGGTTCAACTCTGTTCATGGTGCTTACCTTAGAAAATTAACAAACATAGACAGCAAATTCTACGACAATCCTGATAAAGCTGTGGGAATTTATATTAATCCTCAGATTGCTAGAACTCAATTAGCTGTACTTGAGAATATATTTAATAATATAGTTGATTAGATTATATCTCCTTCTGAGTAGAATAAGAAGTCCTATATCACTACGAACTTAAAAGATATGAAGGGTTGGTTTAAGAATGTTGAAGCAACCAATAATATTGATTTGGACTTCCAAGAATAGGATGCTAGTACCAGAAGTACCTTACATATTTCTGATAAAACTAACTTAACTACTCTTCCACTTGTAATGATCAAGACAGCTCATTACATAAGCAATTAGATGGCAACAGGTAAGGAGGACTTTCTAGACTATATAGTTGATAGATAGAGAGATGGAGCTACTCCGTATACAATTAAGTACTAGGATAAGGTTCTGAACTGGATGGGAATTATTGATCCAATTGATAATCAAGTTGGTGCTGACAAAGATGCAGAGTTCTCTGAGGGAACACCTGGAGTTATTCCATATAATAAGGAAAACAGAACTGGAGTATATGATTCTAGAATGGATGATTTATTTAATTTAATGTTCCATGGAGTCATTTCCACACCTGTAGAAAATGATTTTACTAGAGATAATATACGTGCAACTGCAGCTTAGTTTAAGTACGGAATATTCTCTGACCCAATACTAGTTGAGAGAAAGAACGAAGAGTCCGGATAGATTGATAGAACTGTAACTAATAAGAAGTTATTTTCTTCTAATGCAGTTTCTTCTGGACCTCTAATTGCGGTTGATATAAATCCATATGTAGAACAGACAGAAGAACCTACATAGAAGCCTGTAGAATAGGAGGAAGTTGTTAGTCCTGTATAGCAGATGCATAATTCAATAAGTAATACATTAAATCTAGCAGGAATAGAGATAGATCCTGCTGATTATGATACTGTAGAGGATTATGTAAAGGCAGTAAATAAAAGAATTGATAAGAGTCTTAGAAATTTCGTATAGAATAATCCAAAAGTTTCTTTTGAAAATATATTGCTTGGACTTTCAGAGAACGGAGATGTAACTTCCCTTAAGGATTCTGAGGAGTTTTGGGGTAAGACCTTGAAGGCAACAGATTCTATACCTAATGCTAAGAGATTAACCTTTGTAGACTAGGATGGAAATGAGTCCTATTACAATATTCACTACGATGATGGTCTAGTAATAGTTCCAGATATTGCAGAACAAACACATCCGGATACTTTAACATCTGATGAGGCTATTAACACTATATTGAATACAACAAATAGTTTCTTCTCTAATTTAGAAGAAGACGATTTGTAGATGTTCACGGAAGAACTTTCCAATTCTTTACAGGGAGGCGATATTTCTTGGAAAACATTCACTATGATTGTTAATAAAATGATAGGATATTTAAAAGAAAATTATGAAGATGATGCTAATGACGTTATAAGAGATTTAACTAATTTATTAAACTCATGTCCAATTTAATATGAAAAAATGTAGAGTTCCTAATTATAGTAAAGATCTTCATTCAAATATGATAAATCTTTCTAAATTAGAATCATCAAATGTAGACGAGTTAATAGAGGACGTTTATTCAGTGCTGTAGGATCTTCCCTTCAGCACTGATATAGACGAATCTGTTGACGAGGAAAATTATACTGATAGTATAGACGCTCTTGTAAAGCAGGTTGGAGTAGAATTATCAAAGACAAATCTTCCATTTGAACTATCTACCCAAGATAAAGCTCGCATTACAAGATCCTTAAAAACTAAGCTTCTACCAAGACCCCTAACTAAGGCAGAATAGCAAATATCTGCAATTATTAAGGGAACAGATCTAGTTAGAGAGGAGGATATCCAGTAGATAAAATATAAATCAATATTATCAAGTGTTTATGGTACGTCTAATCCAGGAATGGACTCTTGGAGACGTAGAATTTTCGAAGATAACTTAGCGCTTGCTACTATCGTTGACACCAGGGGAGAAGGAATGATCATTGATTCCGATAGAAAGTTAAATAACAATATAATAAACTATCAGGAATCTCAATATAAAATTATAAGAGATTACCTAACTAAGTATCACCTTCAGGAGGCTGACGTTGAATAGTTTCCTAAGAATCTCTATGTAACTTCTACAAAGAACAATAAAGTAAAGATAAAGACTCAAAATCACTACAATACCATTACAGCTATGTATAATATTATTGAGTCCTTAAAAAGTGAGGGAACCTTTTTGGACTCAATAGAAAATGGATGGAATGAAGACATAGATAAAGTAAAATAGGCAAGTCAAAATAGGGATTTGTATAATGCAGTTAATGCCTTTATTAACCTAACATACTTTGATGATGTATTAAAACAGAGCTTAAGTAAATTCATCAATGTAGGTTCACAGGCAAACCCTATTCAATTTACATTGGACGGATACGGTACGCCTACCTATCAATATAAGTATTAGATTGCAGCAGGAAACAGCAATGCTAGAAAGACTTGGGGAGACGATGTATAGGACTCTTTGGAAGAAATGGCTAAATTCAGCCAAGTCTTAATAAATAGAATATCTCTATATGATTATAAGGATGAAGTTGAACAATGGGGACGTCTAGAACCAAAAGATTTTGTAGGAACTGTAGTTAAGCTGAAGTCAGCAGGAACTTTAGTAACTGATAATGAGTTCAAAGACGCTGTAGAAAATTTAACTAAAGACCAATCTAGGAGAAACGGCAATCTACAGACTATATTCAAGAAACTATTTGTTGATAAGAATTAGAATATTATTAGAGAGCTGGAATCTAGAGGGTTTGATTATAACAACATGAATGTTCTGTACTCTATATACAGGACTGTATTTGATGCCAGAAAGAAAACCAAGTAGAACGGAAGACAAAATAAGTCATGGCTTGAGATTGAGGATACGTATTTAAAGGAAAATGGTATTCGTTCTCGATATAATTTGGTAGAAACAATGTATGGTCTAATATGTTCAAATACTGCTCTAAATTATCTTTAGACAGTTTATGACTTTGATACTTAGACTACAAAAACTGCAGTTAAGGATAAATATTCAATTTCTAAAACTAAATTTGATATTATCAATGACATAAATGATAATACCATAAAAAGACTAGATAGTGCTCAGTTGTTAGATGAATATAAACTAACTCCTATGGCAGATGGAAAGAGTTATTCTATCAATATTGCTGGAAAAGATTATCAAATTAAAGTAAATGGATTAGGAATAAATCTACTATCCAAGAAGAATGTATCCGCTAGTAGATTCCAAATTAAAGAGTTAGAGGGGCTTAAAGATGTGTCTCTTAACACAAGAGAGTAGAGAAATGCTTTAGTGTCTAGACATAACTTAACTGCCTAGGAAACTCAGTTAGCAGATGTTCTATCTTTCATAGATAATATGCTTAATACTGACTTCAGCAAGAATACTTAGTCATTAAATGAGTTAGTTATTTCAATGAAAGGTAGACCTAATTTCCTACATGATATATTTATGTCTGCAGCTAGAGCTCTAGTAATACAAGATATTTATAATGATTTTAGAAAATCTACCAAAGAAGATGGTTCTACTTATGCACTAACAGAGTTGAGAACCTTCTTAAAAGATTCTGGAAAGTTCCCAGGAATCTATGATGCAAGAAATCTATATGAATATTTTAGAACTGACTTTGATGGCTATCAATTAACTACAGTTGATTCTAATGAGCCTTGGGTTGTTAAGTTAGCAAATACAAGAGCATTACTGGCTAATGATACTTCTAAATCTGTAATCTCAAACTTAGACGGGGATAAAATTCCAAACTTTAGCCCTGCATTCCTAAGTGGAGACATAAAAACTCAGATGAGGGAATCAAATGAAGCAGGCGGTCCAACTGCATACCTTCTTTTCTCAGGAAATAGAAAAGCAGTGTTAGATGTGACTATTGACACTGATGTTAGGACTAAGGATGGCAAAGTGAAGTAGATAAAGAATATGACTGAAGTAGAGCTTTTGAATAATGCCCTGGTTAACAAATTTCTGATTCCTTTACATGAGGATGGAACAATATTCACACAGTCTACTACTCAATCTGATAAAACGAAATTTATTGCAGACCATATAAGCCTTGGAGATATCATCATTGATAACCAGAAATTAACTGACCTTATAAAGAGCCCTGCTCTTGAATAGGCAGTAGTATCTAAACTTAAAAGTACAATAGGCACTGCCTATAATAAAGTATATGAAAATGTCATTGAAGATTATAAGAGGCTATTTCCACAAATTAAAGGTATAGATGACATAGGTAAAATATTAAAAGGAATCCCAACCAAGCTTGCAACAGGAGAAGAAGTTATTATTAATTCCGAAAAAGACTTAATGAATGCAGTCAATTCCTATAATAAAGCAAATCCGAATAATACTATTACTCTTTATAAGGATTTACATTATAGGCAAATTAAAGGGAAAAAGCTAGCATTCAATGAGTTACTTTATGAGTTTGCTACTAACTTATACAACCCAAATGATTCTACTAGACTGAATTAGAGACTTGCTTTAGAAAAAAGAAGATTTCTATAGAACCTTCTAGAAAAACAATTTGCTATTCCTGCAGATGAATAGATAAAGTCTATTATGAAGCAAACCTTTGGGCTAAATACTAAACAATGGATTAAGAAGGTAGGAGATGAGGAATACGTAATTCTGGCAAAATCTGAAAACGAGGAAATTCTATACGGAAGTATAGTTGATGATGTAGATATTACCTTAAATCCAATGCTAAATGCTTATTTTCTTATTGATAATCTTATTGGAAATAATCTTAGATTTAGTACAACTGGTTCAGAAATTAACCACAAAATCAAGGCTCTAGCTAAGTTGGATTTAAAGAAGAAAATAAAGAATGAAAATCTTAATAAGAGAAATATTCTCTTTCTAAATCCAGAATATAACCAAAATGTTCTTACTTTCTATGATCTAAAAAAGATGATAGATAATGGTAAAGAACTAATAGCTAATGGAGCTAAAATGGATGGAGTTCCTCTAGAGAATACTATTGCAGATTTAGAGGCAGCCTATGATGATTAGATTTATGCTATGGAAAACCTAGGGCAGAATGCTCAGTTTAAGCGTAATGTAATTATGTCTGCAACTATGACTAAGATGGTTCCAAGTCTTGAAGGTATATGTGAACAAATGAATATTGCATGTATTTCAGACGTTCCTGCAGATGTGTTCAATTTTAGTGGAAAAACTGACGCAGTAGATGCGCATGACGGTAGTGCTCAGCTAAGTCCTTTCTGGTCTATACTTGAGAATAAATCTCTTGGTCCAAATGAGGTTGGAACAATTAAGAAGCCTATTCAACACTATTATGATGATAGATATATGACTGCAACTTTGTTAAAATATGCAACAGATACTATTACAAATCAGTGGATGAGGCAATCAGTTGGAAATGACCTAAATTCAACTAAACACGCAATCAACTTACATAATATCTTTAGAAAGATGCATAGTAAGAGATGGCATGTAGTTGATGCACAGGGAAAGTCAATAGAAGGAGCTTGGAATGATGGAGAAATTGACTTAATAAAAGGTTGCGGTTATAAAGCTGACCATGAAATATCATTCGCAGATGATATTATGGAATAGAATCTTTATCCAAATAATCAGCTTTACTATAATAGGGCTGGAAATCATATTAAGATTACAGACTTTGGTAGAGAGCGTGGAGTATATTATACTATTGAACAAGCAGTAGATTAGGGAAATCAACCTATAGGAGAGGAATAGAAGGTTTATCACTATTTTGATAATACAGGAAGTCACATTCCTTCAGAGTCTATTTTAGAGAATACTCCATATCATACAATTGATTCATTATTTGAACTTCATACATCCTTAGGAGGTATATGGTCGGAATCTTATAATGGAGATAATTTTGTATACTCTGAAGGTTCTAATATAGCTGTAACTAATTATATAAACCATGTAGCAACCTTAAAAGAAGGAGCAGATCCGAAGGATTTAAGTATTAAGAGCTATGACCAGCCTTTAAAGAGGGCTATGATTCATGTCCTTGCAAATAATTCTGCTGTAAAGAATGGAGTTGGAAATATAAATCCTACTTCCTCTTGGTATGACGATACAGAATTTTCTTATATGACTATAGGATCTGATACCTATGGTATCCAGCAGGATTCAGACCATACAGCTGATGAAGCACATATGACAGAGTTCTCTCAGGTTATAAGCTCTTTAGATGCAGGAGGTTACTTGCATGATTATGTTACACAGATTTATTAGTAGTTAGGGTAGACTGCCTTAGACCTGTCTAAGGTAGAGCTTGATGCAGTTGCTTAGTTTAGAGAGTCTGGAGATATGTCTGCTATCTATGATGTCATAGGTAGAACTATTATGGCAAATATTAAGTCTGGAAGTGGAGAGATTGGTCTAGCTGAAGCTATTATAAATAATATAAAGGCTAAATTTAATTTAAATACAGATCACTCTCTTGATAAACTAAAGATACCTTTCAGTGATCCAAACATATATAGTAGTATTCTTTCTACGTTTGTATCTAACATAAACAAAAAATCTATTAAACGTTAGTATCCAGGTCTTGGTACTGTGATGGTTCCTTCTTATAATATGTCAATGATATATGACATAAATGGAATGACTTACTAGTTTGAAGATTTAGCAAAGGAAGCCACAGAGAAAGGGTTCTCATCAACAGAGCTAGATAATACTAAAGCGAAATAGGATATTGTGAAATAGTACTTGTCTACTATATAGTAGAATATGCCAGTATATGAAGATGGACAGTCTTTCATACCTACTGAAAACGTACTAGTAACCTTAGAAGGAACTAATGCATTAGGACAAACTGGAACATTCTATGAACACATTTCGTTAAATGAGATTCATGACTACTATAACTTCTAGGATAATCCACAAGAATACCTACAAAAGAGAGGTTATTCAAATATCTCTAGTATGAAGTTCCAAAAAGACGTTACAGTACCTAGAAATTTAGCTCCAGTTAGAATCACTTGGGATTATGTAGATGCTCTCGGAGTTCAACATCATACCAATATCTTTAATCATTGGAGAGTAAAGGGATAGATTTAGGAACTTGCTAAAATTGATGATATGAATATATCTGGAGATGAAAAGAAGAGACTATCTGCAGAAGCAGTTAAGAAGTGGGACGTTGATAAAGCCTTCCATGATATTAAAAAGGGAATATATGAATTGGCATAGGGCGCTGAGCCGGTAAAGATTTCTAATCTAAAAAACGAAGCAGCGGAGATTATTATGTCTAATCTATATGCCTCTAAGTTCGGAATTAAGGCAGGAGACTCTTTAGTGGATGTATTAAAGAAAGGAAAGTCTTATTTCTCTACTCCTACAGTATCTGTTGAATCTGATAATTACGACTTGGTATTCACTAAAGGAAATGGAAATCACACATTTATTACCTTTAAACCTCTTTAGAAGAATAGTAGTAATTGCATGTCATTCTATAGAGCTTGGGACAATATAAACAAGAGAAAATACTAGAGAGAATATGAGGTATCTGAAAATTCTCCAACTGTTGTTAATAGGATTTATGCTATAACAGGAGATAATGTGCGTCTATTTGAAATAGGTAGAGAAATAGTACGAGATGATATTGTGTGGGATAATAAGAAGGAAGCCTTTGTAAAGGGAGGTAAGAAGGTTGAGAATCAAAACACCTACCGTAGAGATGGTGATAGAGTACTTCAATATATAGAATTTGTATCTAAGCATAGGGTTGATGAAATTGCAGAGGATGGATCAATAATATCCTATGATTTGTATAATATTAATAGAAGTGCCATAAAGCAATGCTTAGAGCAGAAACAGTATTCTGACGCAGAACTTACTTATACAAATGCTGAAGGTCATACTTCTAAATTAACTCCAGAATAGAAATTTGACTAGGAAGTAAATTAGTATATTAGTAGACTTCTTGGAAACATATATAAATCAGATGAATATGGAGGAGTATAGTTAAACAAGTCTCTTTCATTTGGCTCTGGAAAGATTCTCCAAGAAACCTTATATAATTTTAGTAAAGAAATAGATTATGATTAGGATTTATCAGAATATGTAGTATCTTTGCATAAGATAATGTAGGCAGCAAATCCAAACAAAAATGACAATAATCGCTTTAAGATTACAGGTATTAAACTTAAAAAAGCTTTAGCAGCGTTTGATGCTAAAAACTAGAACAAGTAGTACACTTCTTTCCAAAAAGCATAGAGCTTTACAGTTGCTCGTATTCCAGCACAAACACTACAGTCATTCATGAAGATGAAAAATGTAGGATTCACTGGAACAGAAACTGGACAATGCTTTGTAACTGCATGGTAGACGTGGTTACAGGGATCAGACTATAGACAGAATTGTAGTCTTTAAATCTCGTGAATTGCGGGGAACTCCTTAGAGTTTATACATACTAATTTAGAGTAGTAATATATCTAAAGGCAATAATTAACTATTATTGAGATAGTAAAAAGTGTATAGAATTGGACAATCCGCAGCCAAGCTTCCTAGATAAATATTTTTAGAAAAGACTTGTCAGTTGACAAAATTATCTATATATTTATAAGGATGAAGGTTCACAGACTATCCCGAAAGGGAGTAGGAACTTTCGTTTAAGTAAAACTAATCTTATTAAACGAAATATGACAAAAAGAAAATTTATTCGACTTAGTAAAGAACAAAAGAGCTTATTAATAGCTCTATTGATAGGAGATGGGACAATATCTAGTAATTACGTATTTAAGCTTTCTCATTCCACATTACAAAGAGAATATTTGGAATGGAAAGTGGGATTATTAAACAAGTACGGAATCAAAAATAATGGAGTAAAAGAATATATATCAAAATGTGGATATAATACTGGGAAAAGTGTTTTGTATTCTCAAATGTCACTTATTCCTACAATAAAAGCATTACGTAGGTCTATTTATACTCCAAAGAAAACTATTACTAGAAAACTATTAGAATGGTTAAATCCTCTAGGATTAGCTATCTGGTATATGGATGATGGATGTATTAATGTTAATACGTCAAAACAAAGAAGTTCTATTCAACACACTATTAAAATAGCAACATGTGTTGATGATAGTACTATTAAAACTATAATAAATTATTTCGACGAAGTATGGGATATACATTTTAGACCCTTTAAAGAAGGTAAGAATACATACTCCATAGCCTCTAGTTCTGAGTTGGATTGCGAAAAGTTTATTAAAATAGTAAAGCCATATATAGAACAGGTTCCATCTTTTCTCTATAAGATAAGAAAAGATTTAACTAAGGAAGAATTTATAAAACTTCAAGAGTCAGGTTCCGAAGTGCGAGACATTATATTTTAATATAATGATGATATAGTCGGACTTGTGTTGAAAGACATGAGATAAATCGGATATAGATAAAGCGTATGTCATGGGTCTGTGTTTTGATACCAATGGTAAATACGTTGGATGGAGTAATCTATTTGATTATTCTACTGATGAAACACTCGCCGCTTCAGAATACCTACCAATGCCTCAGAAGATAAGACATACAGTAATAAATGATGCAGCAGCTGCTAGAGCTAATCTTGCAAAGCAATTAACGGAGACTACTGATGAAAATCGCAAGGGAGTAATAGAAAATAGATTAAAGCAATTAGATCACATAGTAGATTTAGACCCTTGGATTGAAAGAATTAGTAGTGAATAGGATCAAGCATCTAAAATTAGACTATATGCAGATCTTATAAATGAGATAAATAGGGAATCTTATTAGGATGGTGATAGCAAGACTGTTAATATCTCCTATACTAACCCTAACGGATTAGAAATAGTAAAGAATCTTAATAAACATGAATTTACCTAGATTCCTCCTAACTTATCTCAGGATGTAAGTAAGAACTTTATTTCTTCACACATATAGAATACTGTTCAAGATTTAGTAAATATGACTAGAGCTTATTCTCCTATTGAAATGGAAGATTTCCGTGCAGCATCTGAGTATAGTCCAAAATAGAAAGCAGCTTCAGAAATGACCCTTCTGAATCCTGCAACTAAGTACCTTATGCAATATTCTAATATGACTGGTAAGAACGTTATTGGTATTGCCGCCAATGGTGAGAAATCCTCATTCATGTGGCACTATTACTTAAATGATTTGATTAGGCATGGAAATGCAGAGAAGAGAAAATATGGTCACTTCAATTTTACAACTAGTAGAATTATAGGAAGAGCAAAGGGAAATATCCAGTCTGGAATAATAACAGGTCTTCCAGACTTAAATATGGATGGAGTAGATCCTAATATTCAATCTGAGTTTGGATCGAGAATTACTGGAAACCTTTATGTTGACTTAATGATTAGCCAAGTTCTATCAGCCGCAACAGATAATGCTAAAGAGTTAATCCTTGCTAAAGTAAATGCAGGTAATAAATTAGCAAAAATGTATTTGTTCCTAATTACAGTAGGAATGAATATAGATGATATTGTTGCATTTATGACCTCACCAGTGGCTTCATTCATAGATTCTATTACTGAGGAAAATATTTTTGGAGGAACTACAGTTGATATAAATACCGCAATATCATTTGCTAGAGGTCAATTTATGACTAACGGTAAGATAAACCGTAAGATGGAAGCTAAGTATGGTGCATTGAAAATGCTTTAGATAAAATATGCATATGAGAAAGCGGGATTAGGAAATCCAGAAAATGTTGAAAGTGTAGTTGCTGATTGTGATGAATTTTAGAATGTACTAGAGGGAGCTAATGAGTTTAGTAACTTTGGTAGATTCCTTGGACTCAATTAGGGACTCCCAACCTCTAAAGTTGACTTATAGAAACTTACCTCATTTATTTAGAGTATTCTCTCTCAGAGAGTAGAAGCTACTCTAGGAGATAATAAAGTATCTTCAGAAATAAAAGAATAGTTAAAAGATGCTGCACCAATGGATGTCTTGAGATGGTTAAAGGATGCTAAGTACCGTCAGTAGATTGCTGATGAATATGACTAGGTAAAGAAGTGTATTAACATATTTGATGCCTTTACTCACATTCAACAATTTGATGCTATTAGAGATATTCTCTCTACAGTTATTGATATTGATAGTAATCTCTCCTTTAAATCAAGGGCATTCAATGCTGTGTTTAATTAGGCAAAGAGTACTTACAGATACATATCTGAGAAGTATTAGAAAAAGATGTTAGGTGGAATAGATGCAGCTATTATAACTAATTTTATTTAGAACTAGAACATCAGTATTCCTGTAATAGCCGGAACTAAATACTTGTAGGCAGATGCTTCTACAGGTACTTTTAAAGAAGACGGATTACTATATCTAGACAACAGAGCATCAATTGCCTCCTTTAAATATATATTTGAGAATGTAATCATTCCTAAATTGAAATAGGGAATAGTAACTGAAGTAGACTAGGATGGAAATATTTCGGAAAAGAAATATACCGATTTAGCAAATAATCCATTCATTTCAGGACTCTTGAGAAGTAGTGAATAGAAGGTTCCTCTTTATAAGGTTGGACTGAATATGATTACTATAAAAGATAGTACTGAATCTTAGAAGAAGTATTAGGCATATTCATCTGGACTACAAGCCCTATCTAAATATAAGGTAGGAGATTAGACCTTGTCAGACCTATTTATGCTTTATAATCTAGTTGTAAATAAGAATCAGTATGGAGCAAGTAGATTAACTACCCTATTTGATGCCTTTATAAGTAAGAACTAGTCTATGAGGCTTTTGTCTAAATACTTTGATTACTTGGGAAAGGTAGACTATTATGGAGTTCCAAGATTGGATACAGATATAGAGTTTGATTCCTCTAAGTATTCTAAGGATGCTCCTATTCTAAATCTTAGCTATAAAGACATTTTGGTATCAGCTGCGTCTAATGTTCGTTCTACAAAAGGATAGACTGATCCTTATTGCATTCAGATGACTGAAGATGGACCAGTAATTATGGAGAGAGTAGGAACTTCTTACTAGCCAATGTAGGGATTCTTACGTAAAGGATAGAGTGAGGATTAGAACCATTACCTAGAAAGGGTAAATAATGAAAGAAGCTATTTTGTACTAGGAGGACAATTCTCTGATTATCTACAGAACTAGCTAAATACTATACAAGAATTGAAAGATTCAGATAACATTATCTCTTATATAAATAATTTTATAAGGGATGGACTATTAACCGTAAGTAAAGTTTGCGAATGAGTAAATGTATTATTACAGTTAAAGTTAATGGGGAAGAGCTGAAGTTGAACTTAAATGATAGTTCTCCTTCAGTCCTCATTGATGAAAGCTTTATATAGGCACTAAGAGAAGATCCAGAAGCCCTTAATAAAATAGTAGAAGGGATAAGAGCTTAGTCTATAAATAGTGGACTAAGAAGTATTAAATTAAAGGATTTGCAGTAGGAAGGCATTCAGGCTAACTGTACTCTACAGTATTTAAGAGAAAGTCCTGAATTTGGAGAAATTCAGTTTCCTGATGGAAATGCGAATATCCTACTTGTAAATAAATTATCTATAGGGGGAAAACCTATATATGGAAGAACTATAAACTCTAATGGAGAGGAAGTATTTGTAGTAAAAGGCACTAAGGAAGATGTTTAGAAACTTTCAAACTTCCTAAAAATTAGAAATACTATTAGAGATTATGGTTTAAATGTCTCAGAGGAATCTCCATATTATTAGGAATTAAACGAGATTCTATAGGAGAGCAAATAGAAAAATTAGGAGATAGGCAACCTTGAAGATATGCTAGTAGACTATGTTTCTAACAAAAAAGCATATTCCGGAATATTCTTAAAAAGTGGGAAAAGCGCTATACAGGTTGCTGAGAGCTTTCTGAGAAATTTGAGAAATTACGACATTCCTAATGATTATGAGGATCCATTTGTAACGGATCTTAATTTCAGGAAGTTTTATAAAGGAGATGGAGAGATATTTATCTCAAACTAGGATTTGTATAAGATGTTAAAGCAATACCATAAACCTCTTTTAGATAGTATAGGGGTATCTACCTAGAAAGCTTTTAATGAGTTAGGTTCAAGAAAGGCTGATGAAGTTATAAATTCTATATTGGACTATGTAAATAGTTAGGAGGGAAATGTTGATGATATAAAGCAATTATTAGATGGTGTAAAGAATAGTTACGATGCACTATTTAGGTTAGTTTTATCAAGTGAACCTGACTTTACATACCAATACGCATATAGTAGTAAGAAAGGTATAACGCTTAAATAGCAATTTACTCCTATATCAGAAAAGTATGGAATTGCTTATGACACTATATAGAACATGAGTACTGAGGCGTATAGAGGGTATACAATATATGCTGAAGCACTTCCTAATAAAAAGAAAAGGTACTATCTTAGTAGAGGAACCTTAGTTGAGTAGAGTTTAAGTAACTCATATACTTCTAAAAAAGCTGCCCAGGCTGTAGTAGATAAAGCTCTATCTAAACAACACCTTAGAAAAAATTCTTTAATAGAATTTAAGTTCAGAGACCATTCTACAAATGAGGATGGAAGTTCAAATTGGGACAATAGCTTGCCAAGTGAATTTGTTAGAAGTTTAACTAATTTTCTTCCTGGATAGATAGTAGAGTCTATTAATGTTCCTGTTGATAGAAACACTAATATTAGAGGGGATGAGCAATTTCTACTAGGAAAGAACGCCTATACCTTATAGAGCTTTAATAAGTTAGTATAGTCTTGGAATATTGATGAAACTAGTAAAGACCGTATAATCTCAGAAATGAATACTCCAGAGAAAGCAGTAACTTATATTTATAAGATAAATGAACTATTGGGAATGGAGGATAGAACAAATGCCCAGGAATTAGTAAATATAGCTAACAGTATAGCGGAAAGTGATTCAAACTACTATTATATAGAGGATAGAAAATCATTAGGTTCTAATGGATGGGAGTATAAGGTGATTCCTACTGACAAGGATTAGATAGAGGAATATAAGAAGAAGTAGAATGCCCCTATTACTATGTGGATGTCTGCTATATCTACTGCTCTGCAGAATCAATTTGGAGTTCCTATAAACTTAGTTACTTCTGAAGAGGTATCAAAGGAATTAAAGGGAATAGCAGATCCTAATATTGATAAGGCTTTTATTTATAATGGTGAGGTCTATGTAAATACCTCAATTGCTTCTACTAATGACCTGTTACATGAACATGTACATTTAGTTTTAGGAATGTTAAAGAGCAATCCAGAATTAAGAGGTAATTATGAAAGGTTATTAAATTTAGTACTGAGTACTGATGAAGGCAGATTCACCATGAATAAGCTTAGAGATAGGTATTCTGAGCTATCATAGATGGACTTAGCAGAGGAGGTATTTGCAAAGCTGTTTAGTAACTATGTTAGAAGACATACTTCTCTGCAAACAGACTAGGTATTTAGTGCATCTGAAGAATAGTTAAAGAAATTAACTAAATCAGTATTTAATACGAATATTGCAGATGTAAAGGAATTTTATGGAAAGAGTATAACTAGTATTTTTGGAAAATTTAATAAAGAAGTGGCTAAAATGCTATAGTCTCCTGATATAGATTTTGGTTCTACTAAAAACTCAAGAAAGATATCTGCGTGGATCTCTAAACAAGTAGCAGATGGTAATATAATAGAAAAATGTTAATATGAATTATTGTCATTATACTTTGAAAGCCAATGGTCAAGAATTTACTTCATATAGTGAACTTCTAGACTATTTGGATGAAGTTTTTTCTAATAAGAATGAACTTAAGCAACTTGATAAGATAACAGATATAGTATTTAGTAGAGCCGACAGGTAGGCTTCACAGATAGATAAACTCAATTCTATTAAGGTAGAAGGTCTTACTCTAAGTTAGGCATCTATGATAGATGGAGAGCCTTCATTTGATTAGTCAAGACTAAATGTGTTAAGTTTCCTTGATATGCCACAATGTAATATAGAGGGTAAACCACTAGTTACTCCATTTAATATTGATGCGTATACATAGGAAAGTATAAAACACTTAGTGGAGGACTTAGGAATAGATCCTGAGTCTGCAGAAAAATAGGTATCCCAGGAAATAGAGCAGTGGAAGTACTTAAGAAATGATGCTAAGTTTATTCACTTACTTGGTGATTCTAAAATCCTATTTGAGAATGATGATGCTAAATATTAGGATCTAATTGCAGATTCTGTTCCAGATAGTATGCAGAAAGTTGCAATTTCCTTAAGAGACTAGCTGCATGGCGTTTGGGTTAAAGAGAAGGGAAAATATCTTAATAGTAAAGCTATTTAGGGCTTAAATGTTAAAGCCAAATTATCCGGGTTGGATAAGGAAATATTTGGACATATTGATTGGCTATTTGTAGGTGAAGATGGGACTCTTCATATGTACGCATTAAAGACTACAACACAAAGTCCAAGAGAGTGGACAGGAGTAAAGGCTGATAAGTATAGATACCAATTAGCTTTTCTAAAATAGATGCTGGCATATAATGGAGTTAATATTAAAAACATAGATTTGAATGTTATCCCAGTTAGAATTGCCTATGATTCAAACGGGGTAGTATCCTCAGCAAAAGTGCAAGCAACTATACAGTATAGTACTAAGAAATCTGGAAATGGCTACTCAATGCATAAGTTTGACAAGTAGGTAGCCCACTTTATAAAGGATAATTCAATCCCTTATCATATATCTTCTCAGCCTATATCTAGAGCTTTAGAGGTAAATAAGGCTATTTTTCCAACTGTAAACTTAAGAAGTGAAGGAATCGGACAATCTGCTAAGGAATGGGTTAAATATGCCCCTTCTATAGATCCTGAGGGAACAGAGCCATTAGTAATTTCTTAGGTAAATGACATAGACCATGCTTATGAAGTAATTATAAAAGGAGAAAAACATAACATTAAGTCTAATAAGCCTAAAGAAAAGAATCAAGAAATTCTTGACTTAGTATCTAGATATGTATCTGATTTAGAGGATTCAAAAGGATACTCTACTCAAAGACTTAAGGAAGCAATAGTCAATAGTTATGATAAAGGATTTATGACTTTCTCAACTGTTCCTGGTCTAAAGAGTATTGCTATTTAGTTAGAGTCTGTCCTAGGAAAGTACCTAAATGATTATGTCACTGATGAAAAAACTGGAAAAAGGGAATATACTTGGGAACTCCTTCCAGATTTAATTGACGCAAATATACTCGTGTTTAAGAATAATGACGATAATACTTTAGATATAATTACTTTATCTTCCTTTGATTTAAGAGCAAAAGCCCCTATTAGACAGGGGAGAAATAATATATTAGGATATTACAGGAGAGATAGCGAGTATATAGACTTAGAAGGCGATTATGGTAATGTGGAGGCAGTAAGAACCATGGAGCTGCTAAATGAAATGTTGCCATAGTTAGGGGACAATGTAAAACTTGGAACTCTAGGTGTATTAAGTTCTATAAATGGAGCAGCTTATAGATCCTATAATATTGGTGAATTTAATAAGAACTACTTCTAGAACATAATTACAGTAGTAAACAAGGAAAACTCTGGTTTAAATATTGAGAATAATTTTTCAGTTGCACAATTTACAGATCCTGTAGAGGAGATTTTAAAAGAATATATTACTATCACAACTGGAAAACCAGAGGCATATGTTAGAGAATATGCTCAGTATGGCTTTGATGAATTGAAAGAAATAGATAATGATGTAGTTTAGATGCATTCCTTAGAAAATATATTAAATAGAATCCTAACACAATATCCATCATTTTCAGACCCAGAGGAAGTTGAAAAAGCTCTAGTATAGCCTACTTAGTCTCTTACTAGAAATATGGCAACTTTATATGAATTAACCGCCAGGGCATATCTAACATTAAGAGGGGAAACTCCTAAAAATAAAAACTCCTTAAATGGGTTAAATATAACATTCTTCACTGCACCTACTGTAGATTCTGAGAATATCAAAATAGTTGTAAATAATCTTCAAATAACTCATGATACTATTGCGGAAGAGTTCCTTAAAGAGTATGACTCTAACATTAGAGGAATGTTTGACTAGTTTTATAAGAAACAGGGATATACTTCTGCTTAGAATATGATAGTAGGAAATTAGGCTCAACAATATTCAAACTTTTTCAATCCAGATGACGAATTAATGTCATTTAAAAATCCTTATGATACTTCTAATGATCTAAAGCCACAGGAAAGGGAGTTGTTAAAAGAGGTTCTGTTCAGAATAGACAAAATTAATAGGAATGGAAATTCCAGATTTTATTCATCCAATGATCCAAAAATTAAGGAATGGATAAAGACACATCCAGAATACCTATGGGTTCCTCTAGAAAGAGCTTCAGGTGCTACTAAAAGATAGAGTGCAGAAGCTATTTTAGCTGGAATGAAAAACTTTTGCAAAAAGGTAAAGGACGCATCAACTGCATTTGATGAGTTCGTGGAAGGAATTACTGATGAGGAACGTGAACTACTTGGAAGAGATTCTGATTCCTTTTATAGAATGCACTTAAAGAATCCATTTAGCTTAAGTATGCCAACTAGTTAGAGTGGAGTTAATGAAACTATGAAATCTAGAAAGGCTTTATTAGATAAATACGGGAAGGGATTCTTTGAAACTAACGTGGAGAATATACTTGTAGACTTTCTAGCTAAACATATATCTACTACGTAGTATAACAAATTACTCATAGCCTCTAAGGCATTAATGCTGGAACTTCACATTACTGGTAACTATAATGGAAATAAGGAGACAGTAAGCAAGGAAATCAAGTATATGCAGGACTACTTGAAAACTAATGTATTTCATACCTCAATTATGAGTCCTGCTGAAAAGAAAATAGTTGGAGTAATCTCTCCAATTAAAAGGGTAGTATCCCATATGTTACTTGGAGGAAATATTGTATCAGCTCTAAGAGACTCTATAGAAGGTGCTTAGCAGAATTTTATAAGGTCTGTGATTAAACTTAACACGGATTTGAATCCTAAGGATATAAGTAAGGCTTACGCGTATGTATGGACTCATAGTTCTTCAAATGCTATGGCTTAGAACTTATTAAGTAAACTATGTTTAAGATATAGAATATCAAATACGGATGTTGGTCGTATTGCAGAGAAAGCAAAAACTGGTAGAAATGGAATATTGAATTATGAGAATTGGATGTATAGTACTCTTAGAGGTCCTGACTTCCTAAATAGAATGACCTTGTTTGTTGCTAAGTGTATGCACGATGGCGTATGGGAAGCAATAAGTTTAGATCCAGATGGAAATCTTAAGTATGATTGGACTAAGGATGCTAGATTCAAAGCATTTAAATATGGAGTAGTTGGATCTGAAGAGTATAAAAAAGCTAAATCTCTTTATTTATCTAGAGTTAGAGAATATAATCAGGAGCATCCAGATAATCCAATAGAAATGACTGACGATTTGCCAGAGCCATATTCTAAACGTATGATTAATGCTATCAGAGGTTTAGGTGATAATATATATGGTTCATATGATAAAGGTAAAAGAGCTATGGAAGAAAATGCTAGTTATGGTTTCCTTTTTGGTAGCTTCTCTACTTGGATGAATGGAATCATTAATAATTACTTCATGCCAACCTAGAAGAATGGAGTGTCTTCTTTGAAATTAGAATAGGAAATAGATGATAAAGGTAATAAACTATTCTTTGACGAGCATGGTAATATAACTAACGAGGATACTGGAATGCCAGTATATAAGAATGTTCCTATTATAGTATAGGGTATTTTTCCTACGTTAAGTGACTTAATTAACATTACTAAGGAAGATGGGTTAAAGGCAGCAGTTGCCTATGTAAAGGGTAACAATATGGTAAAAGCTAATGTATTTAAGCTTACATCAGATGCATTAATGTTTGCTTTGCTTGGTTCGTTATTCGGATTACTTTTGACCCCAGCATATAAAGAGCACAAGAAGATAGCTGCTGACAATCCAGTATTAGTAAATCTTCTAACAGAGATATTATATAAGTCATCTTCTAGGTCTTATGATTAGTATAAGGGCCCTATAAATGTTATATAGTTCTTTGGGGAGAATATGAATCCTCCATATTACAGTGCTCCTATTAATTTACTAAAGGATGCAGGACAGTCAATATTCGGAGACAAATCTTGGAAATATTTAATATTCGATAATACTGGTTTAACTAGATCTATTAAAGATACTGGATTTGCATATATCAAATCTCAATAGTAGTAAAAAAAAAAAGCTCTACTGTTTAAGTAGAGCAATTTTAAGAATCTATGACTTACAGTGAAATAACTGAAATCGCGAGACATGGAAAGCTAGGTAAATTACCTAACTTTATAGGATATTTTAAATGGGACTTTGGTTCTAATTCTCTAATATTTTATAATGGAGATTATAGATGTCCTGCAGAATCTCTAGATATATTAAACAGGAGTGATTTTTATTATATAATATGAACCTTCTTCCTAGAAGTGATTTGAAGGGAAAATACCCTAGATGTCACTATAATAAATTAGGTAAAGCAAAATAGGCTTTCTATTCGGAGGAATCTGCATAGAAGTATCTTAGAAAGATGAGTTTGATGGGATATACGGTCTATCAGTGTAGATACTGCAATCAATATCACATAGCACATTAAAAAAAAAAAGCCTCTGGCAGTATGAGAATTAACTCACACCGTCAGAGGCTTATTGTTTACTGTCTTTTAAGCATTTCTATTTTATCATTAATATAAAATATTGCTTTTCTCAAATCTTCTATAGTTTTTTCTTTATTGGAATACCCAAGTTCTTCTTTATGTCCACACCGCAAGATATACTTAATAGCATTTCCGAGATCAAAATCCATATGCCTAGTGATATCAATTACCTCAATACCACATAGTTGCTTTAGCCATGTATAATGACCTGGGTGATTAACCTTATCCTCTGGGGTTGGAACCCTAGGAGCATCTACCTTAATAGGGATACATCCGCTCTTGATAGATAATAGCTCCTCATTGGTTATTGTATATCTCTTCCTGTGAGTATGATTAATAACAATATGGTCTTTCTCGTTAAATTCTAGGGTATCATCTATAAAGATAGATTCTTCTCCATTTATTACAACAGGTATACTAAAAATATACTTAAATAACATATTTCTTAACAATAGATGAGATTAACTTTCCATCTGCTTGCGGATATGTCTCCTTTACTACTTTTATAACCTTTCCCATTTCTTTTTTAGGGATTTGAATAATATTTTCTTGGGCTTCTGTATTCCCAACAAAGTTGTTATTTAGACAGTACTCCTCTACGAAAGAACATATCTGTGACTCATTTACAGGCTCTGGAAGCAGCTTTTTTAGTACTTCTAATTCACTTGTATAGTCAGATACTAAGTCCTCTCTATGAGCCTTAGAGAAGTCTAAAATAGCATCTTCCAAATTCTTACACATTTTTGAGATAAGTTGAATCTCAGCGGCATCAGTATAAGGTTTAGCATTCTTTTCCGTCTTAACCTTTTGTATTTCTGCCTTTAGGTTCTTGTAAGCACGAAGTGCTACCTTATCCCCTGATTTCATTGAAGATTTTATAAGTTCATTAATGTCTAACATAATTTAAATATCAAGATAAAGTGGGTCAAATGTAGGAGTATACTTCTCATCTAGATAGCTTACATTATAGTGCTTCGTATCCCCAATCATTACTAGGTTATGATCAGCAGTGTGAATGTGACCACTTAAATGAAGTTTAGGTTTCTTCTCCAGGATAGCATCACGTAATTCAACTGTCCCAAAGTGCTCCTCTGTTCCCCATCCTGTATCCTGTAAAGATTGATCTGCATATCCATATACCACATCATGTGTGAGTAAAATGTCCAATCCCTCTGGAATTTCTGAGAACTTTTCCTTCAAGTCACTATTGGGTCTCATGTAAGCCCAATTGCCAAAAATCTTACAGTAAGGAGTTCCGAAGATTTTATAGGTTTTTCCATCACTTCCTAAATATTCATAGGATTCATGGAATAAGACTGTTGCCTTGTCGTGAGGTCCGAATAACTTTTTATATTCTCCCTCATGACCTTCCATTCCTACTTCATGATTTCCAGGAATAAATAGAACCTTATCGCATGGCAATTCGTTAACCCAGGGTTTGAACCAGTCAATATACCACTCCTTACAGCTTTTTGGATATCGTTGAGCATGAAGACCAACAATATCTCCACAAATTAATACTAACTCACATGGCTCCATCTTTGGAAGATAACCATGAAGATCACTTATTGCACAAATTTTTATCATAATTCTACTGTGTATTTAGTTATCCAATCACCGCATTGATCACAATGACCTAAATCCTCAAACTCACCTTGGGATTCCACAAGGTCTATCAGAACAGACTGAAGAACTCCTAGATCATCTTCTCTGTCAACTAATTTTTTGATGGCATTTTGTACATCAGTCCTGTCCATATCAACAGTTTCTACATTATCAACTGTTAGTGAATCACAAGTACAACCAGTAACACTTTCTATTTTCATAATTATTCTTCTGCTGTCCACCCATCTTTATCACAACTGTGGAATTTACAATAGAGGCAACCCCATTCAACTGAGAGACAGGTCATATTAATACTACTTTTATCTGGGAGGTTCATGTATAACTTATCCATTTCCTCTTCTGGAAATCTCCATTTTGAGTCAAAATAGACTTCTAAGTTCTCGTCGTCAACTCTTTCTACATCTCCTAAATCTTTAAAGAAGTTCTCTATACACTTCAGATTCTCCGAATTTTCGGAATATACTCGAAGGGTATTCTCACAAATGTTGCTCATTTTAGATATTATTTCCTTATTTTCCTTATTTTCCTTAATCTTCTCTATTTTAATATCTCTTCTTTTAGAATTTTAAATTTCTGCTCTACTTCCATAAGTTCATGCCTTATACGAATCTCTAGGAAGAAAACAAAAATTAATAAACAAAGTATTGGTAATATATGTATCATAATTTGTGTGCTAATCCATATATATTTTTAGTCCATCCATTCATATGCCCAAAGTTATTTCTAATTAGACACCCTTTCTTGCTATCTATAGCGTAGACTTTATGAGTTATACAAGACCCTTTAGTCTTAAAAGATTCTCCATTAAGAAGTCTTTAAATTTTCTTTAGTGTGTTCGGATTCATACGTGTATACTCTACCAGATTTTCCTATTTCAATTTCTATAGGACTCTCCTCATAAGAAATCTTAGGAAAAACTAGACCTTGAAAGTCACTCTTGTTAATGATTTTATCTCTGTATTTTGCTCTAACGTGAATATCTTTATCTAAGGTAATCCATCCCATTTCTGGACGTTCGATTACCCATGCAGATTTTCCTATTCCCTTAGGCTTTTTTCCTTTACAGATGGCTCTACTACCATCTCCATTTGCTACAAGCCAATATGTTCCAGCTATGCTATCTTTCATCCTAGTACTTTATTTTCTTTGTTGAACATTTGTTTTCTAAATCCCTCTATTTGAGCCTGGGTAATATTAGATATCCAGACCTCAAATAGATGACGATACTTAGGATGGTTAGAGATATAAAATTCTCTTTGCAGCCAATTATACAACTCCCTCGACATCCTCTACCTGCTTTTGTATTATTTCCTTTACCTGTTCCCAAGATACAGGAGTGTAATTATTGTTATCTACTCCAACATCATATTGATATGGAAATAGATTAACTAATCTATCAGTGTCAGTTCCTCCACAATTTGGACCGGAGTGAACATGCCCAAACAGTTGATATACTGCATTTTCAGGTTTTCTCCATGCTCCTCCGAAACATAAGTAAGGATAATGATTAAGATATACAGTTCTCCCGTCTATCTTAAGAATCATTTGATGGGATACACCCTCAAAGAGCTCCATTATTTTATCTCCAGGCCATCTAGTAATATCATGATTACCCAAAATCAAATAATGATGTCCATTTAACTGACTCAAAAGTTCTTTCCATCTACCATTTGTAGCAAATGCAAAGTCTCCTAAATCAAATACAAGATCATCTTTTCCAACTACTCTATTCCAATTCTGTATTAGACCCTCGTCCATTTCCTCCACTGTGTCCCAAGGCCTTTTGCAGAACTTTAAGATATTTTTGTGACCAAAATGCAGTTACAGGTCGGAGGTGAACCATATTTTCACCTCCGACGACTTCAAGATTAAAGGTTTGACATTCTTAAATATACTATTCATAAGTTTTTATAATTTTAGTTACATTAGATTTTGATGTATTAAATTTTTCTGCTATATCTTTATTTCTCATTCCAGCCTTATGTGCTTCTATAACTCTTTCTCTTAGTTCAGAGGCTATGATGTGCCTACTAGTATAATTCAAGTCTATAACATCCCATTTTCTAGCTAAGATAGGAAGATTCAAACTGAGTATTTTAATTTTTAGTTTTTTTAAGTCCTCTGTATTTGAAATTGTAAACTTAACATACCCTCTTGAATCTAACTTAGTTAAATTTTTATTGGAAATCATACTATTAAACTCCCTTAGAATAGATTCCCAACTGGAATGATTCTTTATTGTTAGACAGAAATCTTTCCTTTTGGATTGATTCTTTATACTGCCATCACCATCTATAAATCCCGCTAATAAAGCATAAGTTAAGTCTATATTTAATTTTAATATAGTTTTTGGTGGATTGTATGTTTTTCTGTCTTTAATATCAAACTTTTCTTTTATCTACTTGATTATTTCTACATCTTTACAAGCTAATGAGATAGACTTATCTGTAATATCAATTGCTCCTGTATAATTTATAAAATTAGCAAACTTATATAGATGATTAGAGTCCTTAATGCTTAACCCCAACTTTAACCTATTGTCATAAAAGCTCCCATCTGCTAACAAAAACCCTACCCAATAAAAAGCCTCTGGAGTATCTAGAAGTAAATTGGATAAATCTGCACAGTGCTTTTCTCTCTATCTTTCTTTACTTGCACAGTTTCTACATAAAGAATTGCTTTTTATAGCATTCTTGTAAGATGTTTCACTCTTATACATTAATTCTTTTCCGCAATTAGGACAAATTCTTTTAAATTCCATAATATTTATATTTATTATTTTATAATACAAATATAATTTTATCATGTGAAAATTAAAAATTATTGTGAATAATTGAGTAAATGTAAATCGGAAGTAAACCAGATTCCCTGCTTAGAGGAGTCAATCTTTAGAGGTTTAACAAGTTCCATATTCTGTTTCATTGTAAAACTTTATTTTAGTGTTATAATGTTCTTGAAGTGCTCTATTAATCCTAGGAAAGAAATCGTATGGCATTTTCTTGCACCTTCTAGCATAAAAAGCCGGATGATATATCTCAAATATTCCAAAGGATTGCACTATATCTTTCTTAAAAAGACTTGCTTGATTTCCAAACAATACATATATAAGTCCTCCATCATAAGTACTTAAATTATGAATTAATTTGGACATAAAGGGCTGCCAAATATTAAAATGAGAACCCACCCTATTTACTTCGCAGGTAAGTGCAGTATTAATCATCAATACCCCTTGCTTTGCCCAGGATTCCATAGTGTTGTCAAATTCTATTCTATTATGAGGCATTTCATAGTTTATTACAGACTCTTTCACTACTTGGAGTGAGGGGGAGAGTCTTTCTTCGGGTGTATCTGCAGAGTTACCAAAGAGTATTCCAGTAGCCACACCCTTTTGAGGGTATGGATCAAGCCCTAACATAATAACCTTACAGTCTTTAAGGGAGCATAACTTAAAAGCCCTAAAGATATTTTGTTTAGCTGGGCATAGTATCTCTGGATTTACATCCTTTAGCCAGTGCATTATTTTCAATGTCTCTTGCTCATCTATTACCCTAGACCAGTCTCCAAAATACTCTTCAAAAGTCATTACACTTTAACTTTTTAAGAGATCCAACCTCTTGTACTAAACAGTATACCGTACCTACTAGGCATACTGCCAAGACTACTAATAGAATTATACATATAATATTTTCCATTTTACCACTTATCGTAATTAGTTATATCCTTTTTATCTCCACATTCAGTACATAAAATACTTACTCCTACACCTATACCAGTTTGTGTAAAGCAATACGTGAATAGTGGACCTATTGGTATTCCCATCCTATTGCAAACTTTACATGATTCAGAGTGCTGCTGGATAAATTCCTTAGCAGCTTTCTCCTCATCATTATCAACTTCAAACTTTATCATCCAATGAGTTCTTTCAGTTATTTTATTTATCTATAAAACCCCTTTCAATAAATTCTTTGTGCATTGGCTTAGCAATCTCCTGAGCCATAGGATGGGCATCAGGGGCATCTCTACGATAGAAGAAATTCTCCCAAGCCTCTTTAAAGCCACATGAAATAAGTTCAGACTTAACTGATAGAGGAAGAACTTCTCTTGCTTGTTGAGGTGTTAAGTATTCCCGTGTCATAGTTAGGTAAGTCTTTTCAGCTTCACACATTGCATAGAACCATTCAGAATCCATCCAATTATCATGTCCCCACATGGGTGGAAATTCATAGTCCTTAGTATAAGTACCTTCTTTGATCGAGTCTACCCAATCAGGAATAATGAAAGCAATCTCATTATTAAACTTGTCTTTAGAATAGTTACAATAACGAGTACTTTCTGCCAAATGAGACAATCCTACATGAGTTCTGAACTCATCCATAACTCCGCGATCAAGAATCATGTGAACTGTATATCTTGCATGATGATGCTCAGTAGGCTCACAAAGATACTGTAAGTCATCCTCCCAATGATTATCTTTAATCACTCTGTAATTAGTAGATATATAAGCGTGATCTTTAACCTCTTCCTTAATACTCCAGGGATTAAGAGAATACTTACCAACGGCATATATGTATTCAGCACCTCGTTCTATATTCTTTGTGGGAATATCTAAATAAACAGTGCCAAACTCAAGGGGTCTATCATGTCCTCTAGATTCTAGCATATTTACAAACTTCTCATAAGAGGCATCTGTAATCTTATCCTCGCTTTTATAACTAACTCGTGCACATTTTTCAATATGCTTTTTGATTCCCACTAAAGAGAAATCTGTTTGATTGATAAATTCAAATGATTGTTTAATTAACTTCATATTACTTAACTATTTTTACATACAATGTGTCATGAGGAGCTGTTTTATTAGTTCCCTTTACAATATCTCCAATTTTTGAGAAGTTCTTATCAAGAACTATTACATCATCGACGAAATAATCACTCTCACCACGATTCTTGAAGACATTCTTTGCTCCCTAAACTTGATGATATTTAATTTTAACTTTCCAACCTTCTACTTGAGCTTTGATTAGTTACGATAAAGAAACTATTTAGATTAGGCAACTTCTCTATAATTTTATCTAGTACAGGAAGTTGTATTCTAAAATCACTAATATCTTCAGGAAATGTTTTACCTGAAACGGTCTTAATTAAAGTACTGTCCAAATCAATGAACAGTACTTTTTTATTTTCAAAGTTAATCATTACACCAATGTTTAAGTTGTTCCTCTGTCATAATACCTACATGACGATCAATCTCCACTCCATTGTCCTCCTTTATAAGGGTAGGAACTGCCCGTATTTTATATTTTTCTACGAGAGCATCATTCTCATCACTATTAGCATTAATAGACTCATAATTAATACCTGCCTTCTTAAGATTAGAGTCTAGAACCTTACAAGGACCACATGTGTCTGAATAGAACTTAATTATTTTCATACTTCAGTTGTTATAATGTTTTCAATTTCCCAGTCATCTTTAATACCATCGATGCAATCATAAGCTGCCTCTTCTATGGATTGACCTTCGTTTACTTTAATATCAACTACCTTAGATATTGATACGAAGATAGCAATCTTTTTAGTCGAACTTGTCATAGCAATATTGGCAGTCTGGATCATGTACTACTCCCTTGTTTGCAAATTTAATATAAGAGTGTCCTTTGTATTTAAATACTTCTACATATCCAAATGGAACAGTGCCCTCTTTGGCATGTATTGTATTAGAACCATCACTCTTAGCATTACAAGAGCAGAGCAGTACTATACTAAATAAAAATAAAATCTTTTTCATTATATTACTTCATAATTAATGCCTGTTGTATTCCAGTCTGTTAAGTCTAGATGTGGAATATCAACATGTAAATTTCTTAAAGCTTGTGAGGCAGTATAGAGAGCATTAGTAGGGAGAATAATCTCCTTGTTTGCTGCCTCTAATACCTCTGCCTCAGTAGCATCGTCTGGTAAGTCAACATAGAGAGTTCTCTCCATCGTGACTTTAGCTTTAATTCCTCTCATCCCAATAAGTCTTTATTAGTTGGATATTTTGTGCTATGAACAAAATCGCCATGAAGGTAAGCCGTTTTCCAATCAACATTATCAGGTGGATAAATAGCGAGTCCTTCTTTAGTATGGCAATTGTTCCAATTCTCAAGTAACAAAGAGAGTTTCCATCTCTCTATTGTATATTCTTCTAGAAGCTCTAAATTGTCTTCTACTTGTTCAGTTACAAAGTAATATGGACTTTCGTCGTTGTCCTTACTCATAAACTTAGAGGGTTCTGTCATTAAAGCCATATCTCTAATGGTCTTTTTGCAAGACTCAATGTTCTTATCCAAATCAGAGATTTTGTCTTCTACTTCCCCTCTGGAATTAAATGTCTCCTTATTGTAAGAGACATTACAAAATAATTCAGTTGACCATCCCATTATTAACCTCCTTATATAAAGATTCTGGAACCATATACGAATTGTCAGGGCAGGGATGCCCTATAATTTCCGTACAAAATATACACTCACTCCACCTAGGGTGGTCCATGAAAGTTTGAATTTCAGGCCACCCTACCAGTATATACCTCTCCAAGGTCTGTTGAATCACTGGAGAGGCATTAATTTTTATTATATTTGCCATTGTTTGCGTTTGCATTATCTAGATAATCTTGAATAAATCCATCTAACTCAACATCCTCAGGACATTCTAAGTAGTTATACTCAATTTCGTCATAGCCCATTTTGGAATAGTTCATTCCCAATTCAACTAGGTCTAAAACCTCTTCACCACTTAATAACGCCCTTCCAATTATAGCATCCTCAGGACACTCTGATAAATCAGAAACTCCATACAGTTTCTTTCTATCGTCAATATCCCACAATTCTTGGCGAGAATCACCAAACAAAGATTCTTTCCCAAATAACGTAATATGTTTTTTCATAATATTAATGAATCCAATGGTCTCCGACAGAAATGTCTGCTCCTAAATGAACATTAGGGCAGAAAGGTTTTCCTCCAGCAACCATACATTTAACAAGTACATCTGATACTTCTTTTTCCATTACTTTAGGACATTCCACATTAATTTCATCGTGAACTATTGCACATATTTTAACAATATCTTGGTAGTTATTAGATACAATCCAATTAAAGAACTTAATAAGAGCTAATTTTGTACAACAAGCTCCTCTATTTTGTATTCGATAATTAATGGATTGTTTTTCAGAGGAAGATTTACGTTTGTTGAAACGCTTAACTTCTTGTACAGTGTCACAGTAAGGAGATTCCTTCTTCATCTGCCAGTAATAACTAGTAAACTCACGATCCTGCATCTTCTCTGTCATCTTCTTCTGCCATTCTCCGTCAAAGATATGTGCACGATGTCCTAGGATAGGATTCATAAGAATATACCCTTTTCTCATTACTTCTTGACGACAATACTGTTGATATTGATGTATACCAGGGAAACCCCTCATAAAGTCATTGTAGATTTTCTCTGCTTCTTTTATAGGAAGTCCCTTATTGTTGGCTATAGTATGTGCATCTCCTCCGTAATTTACTGCGAACTCAATTCCCTTAGCCTCTTGTCTCTGTTCGTGATATAATTCCTTAATATCCTCAATCCTAGTACTCCTAGGTATAATGTTGGGGTAAGACATATAGGCAACTAGGCTATGAACATCACCACATCCAGTTTCGAATAGATCAATCATAGATTTATCATTAGAAACTGAAGCAATGAGCCTACTTTCCTGTGACTGATAATCTGTAGATAACCAGACATTACCACTTTCAGCAGTAAAGCAGGATCTAGTCACCTCGTCATGAGGTAGATTCTGAAGGTTTAGCTTATAAACACCACCTCCACTACTCATTCTTGCAGTATCAGTTCCTATAGAGTGTATCTCCACATGTATTCTGCCAGTTTTTGGATTAACTGCTTTAACCCAGTTCTCCCCATAGGTAGAAACTACCTTAGAGGCACCTTGATACTTTAAGAAAAGAGGAATAATTGGGAACTGATCTGCTTGAGGAGATAGAACCTTTTCCTCTATAGAATCCTTCTCTTTACCAGTTTTCTTATCAAATGTCTTGGTTTTTATGCCAAGTATTTTGAATAGAGGTATAACTTGTTTAGAACTGCTCCAGTTAAGAGTACAAGTATACCCAGCTTTTACAAAACCAAATAAATCAGCATCTATCCACTTAACGAAAGGTTTATACAATTCACGATTACTGTTATACAGATTAACTACATACTGGTTTAGTTCTGAAACAGCTTGATTAAGATTCATCTTATCTCTAGCCATCTTTTCATTCCACCTAGAGAGACTCATGTGGATTCCACAATATTTGGTATAGGCAACAGACTTTACAGCTTCGCACTCAAACTTTACTGCTCGCTCCAGATTCTGTTTTCGTACTTCCTCCATCTGAGCATTGTAAATATCTTCTAGCCACATTACATCACCTGCGGCATATACTACAACCTCCTCAGTTAGACCTTGGTTAATAATTTGGCCTCGAACAGTTTTATCGATATCAATCTTACACCACCTATTAGCCGCTGCCCTTAAAGAATAACTAAATTCCCAATATTTGATTTCATTGTTCCTCTCATCTCTGATAGGTTCATATCCAAACTGTCCGTCATACAGATCTGGACCTAGAATAGCTGGGAATCCCAGGAATATAAGTTTCTCTATAATCATACCATCTATAACATTCTTTGGATAAATTCCTTGAACATATAGAAAGGTTAAATCAAATTGAATATTCCATCCAAGAAAAATTCTATCTGATTCTAGATAGGTTTTCAGAACTCTCTTTTCCCAATCTGCAAGAGTCGTCCAATCAAAGACAACTTGATTTTCCTTATTTCCTAGCTGAAGAGTTAAAAGATCTTTCGTATGACAATCTAGTCCCATAGTCTCAGTATCAAGCTGAACTAATCTTATGGGATCTAGAATCTTCATAGCATCAAGAAAATCTATATGCTTATACTTTTCTGGATTAAATAGTCCCTTATTTTTGCTTACTAGAAAGATCATTATAATAGAGTAAAGTAGGATTGTTTTTGTGAATATCTACTTTATCTAAACCTCTATTTTGAATCTCCTCGTTGAATTGTAAAGAATTGAAGCCGCTACATACTAAATGGTATCCGTGGACTGTTGGAACTTCATACATTACAAATGGTTCTGAATGTTTACATTGCAGTATTAATTCTTTAACCTGAGATAGTTCATTTGGATTGTCAACATCCACTAGCCATAGTGCCTTATATCCTCTGGCACGAGTGCTTCCACATGTGCTATCCCAGATATTATTTCCCTGAAAGGCGCAGTTCCAGGCTACCAAGTCAGCGTATTTGCTAATACATTCTAGCGCAACCTCTTGAGCATTTCTTACATTTGGATTGATGTAGGCTCTAGCATTATTGCTCTCACATAATTCTTTTATTCTACTCTCTAAAGAATCAAATTCTTCGAGACTATAGATATAATAAGAACGTATAAGTCTATATCCGTTCCTTACATGTAGCCCTTCATTTCCATCTTTCTTCCTTTGTATTATTTGAAGAAAGTAAAACTCATTTGGATTGTGAAAGATTAAATGCTCACGGAGTTGTTTAAAGTTATCTATCTTCATTTGATACTGGATTATTACTAAAAATTCGTTCGTCTGTGTCTTCGTTAAATACTTCCAGAGTAGGGTAATTATCGTTATCCTTAGGAGTCATATGGTCAGCAGTATCATACTGAAATTCAGAGTCAGAGCATTCCACATCTGGACTTAAGCATTTCTCCAAAGCTTCTGTCTCTGACTCTGCCTCTATCATATAATACTCCCTTTCCCAGATAGTATACTTGCGATCAACACTCAATCTATAAGTTTCCACCTATAACGTCCTTATACTTATTATAAGTACTTCTAATGACATTTTCTCCAATAGGGTTCTCTCTTTTAGAATCCCTTGCAATACACTCTTCTAAAGGAGTATCAAAGAAGGTCTGATACTTAATGTCATAGTGTAAATCAACTGGGGATAATGAAATCCACTTATTAAACTCTTCAACTATTTCCTTAATTTCATCGAGGGTCTTCCGATTAAGATTCATGTTATCTAATACGATATCGTATCCCTCTAACATCGCCTCATTAAGGAAACTGTTATGCATTGCCTTTACAAGAGGTTCTCTACTAGGAACCCAGTAAACCCCAAACATATTTCTTATATCATCTTGATTAAATCTTACTCTATGTTTAGGATCTTCTTTGACCCAGTTCTTTGCCCATGTAGTTTTTCCAGAGCCTTGAATACCCTGTAAAATAATTAATTCATGTTTCATAATAATTCAGATAATTCGTTTTTATATTTATTTCTAATATGACCAATAGCACTATGCTGGATTTGGCGGATTCGCTCTCCTCCAATTCCAAATCGATTTGCTATTTCATCATTAGACATAGCTTGTACTCCAATTCCAAAGGACATTCTGAGAACATCCTGCTCTCTATAAGAGAGTTTGGACAAAATACGTTCTATTTCAATGATTAAATCACTCTTTAAAGCAGTTGTATCTGTAGATTCTGAGTTATCATTTGGAAGTACATCCAGCAAACAACTTACATCTTCGTCTCGTAAAGGACTTTCTAAAGAAACAGACCTGTAGGTTGAGGCTAAAGACATATTTATCTTTTTTCTATTAAGATTAGTCTCTTCCTCTATTTCCTCCATAGAAGGAGCTCTGCCATTCTTCTGCTCAAACTTCTCAGACATTTTATTTATCTTGCTCATATTAACTATTTGACTCATAGGAATTCTAACAGTTCTACACTGTTCAGATATAGCTCTCATAATAGATTGACGTACCCACCAAACGGCATAAGAAATAAATCTATATCCTCTGGTTTCGTCAAACTTATAAGCAGCTTCAAGCATTCCAATATTTCCTTCCTGAATGAGATCAACTAAGTCAAGACCTTTATTCTGATATTGTTTTGCAACAGAGATCACAAATCTTAGATTAGCAGTTACTAATTCATTAGCAGCAGCCTTATCTCCAAGTTTTATTCTCTTAGTAAGCTCTACCTCCTTCTCTGGAGTAATCATAGATAGTTTGGACACATCCTTGAAATAAATTCCTAAGGATGCATCCTTTCTATCTGTTATAGATTGAGTGATTTTAAAACTCTTCATTAAAGAGTAATATTATTTTCTACTTGATACCTAGTAGTATCTTCGCAAAGTTGTTTAGTCAAGAACCTATCAGCTGTAGCTACTGAAGCGGCGTCAGTACTATTTCTTACTGCCTTAGCATAAGTATCAATGTGTGCGTAATTAGCTATAATATTTCTAGAGCCAGATACGGATCTCATTTCGATACCAAGCCTGTTGGCATCTTTGAGATCTTGGAGATTAGTACCCATATAGACGAAAGTCCAGCTGTACTTCTCCTCCTGGTGTTTAATTTTCGCCTTAACAGTATCAAAGTTATATTCCCTAGAGGCATTTTCCTTACCGTCAGTCATGATTACTATCATGTTCTTAGAAGGACGCTCAGACTCATCCATATCAGAGAGCCATTTGCCTATCTCATCTATAGCAGTTCCTACACCATCATTCATAGCTGTACAGCCACCAGGAGAATAGGTAAGTCTAGGAACTTCATTTACTGGCTTACCTATATAGTACTTCTTAACTGTATCTGAGAACATATATAAAGAAATAATACATTCTCCATTCTTCTCTCCTTTCTGTTCGTCAATGAGTTTCTGAAAACCTCCAATAACATCATCAACGGAATTGTACATAGATCCACTCTCGTCTAGTACAAAACAAATGTGCAATAAATTACTTTTCATGCTTCATCCTCAATATTAGTTTCACCTTTATCCAATAACTCTTGTTCTTTATTTAAGAATCTAAAACACTTAAGCTTAAAGGCATGGCTAAGTCCATCCTCTAGCTTAATTACAAGTCCCTCGTGTGGAACCTTATTTTTACAGTGTGGCGAATCTTTCTCCATGTAGAACTTAGGATCATCTGCTAACCTTTCTAGGAAGTTCTCATTCCAATGGTTGGCAATATCCAAGTCAGGGTATAAATCCTTTGCTTGTCCAAAATAGCATTCCTCAACTGGAGTAAGACCTACTTGTGCACACCACTGCTGAACTTGACGAGGAGTATATTCAAATACTTTACCATCTACATTAGTATAAGTAACTCTATAAATACGAACCTTAAAGTGTTTTTCAGGAGTATATGTTTCTCCCTCATTAGGAGGAACACACCCATAGTCGTACTTCTTCTGAATAAATCCTCCATTAGGAAGGTAGCCTACTATTTCATAATAAGCAGTCTGACCCTTAGCAAGACATGGGCGAACAATCTTGTCAGCCTCAGCCCAAACATCAACTCCATAGAAACCTCCCTGTACACCAGGATTATAGGTTCTGTTTTTAATTACCGTTCTGGATGCATATAGATAATCATACTTATTAAACTCTTCACCAGTGAGCCACTTAGCAATCTTCTGCCGCCAAGTTAGTTCCTGCTTACAAAGTACGTATGCAGAAATGCCAGAAGTTCCATGGATTTTATAAGAGAGCTGAATCCATGCATCTGGAGTAATTACATGAGGACATTTCTTAATAAGAGTTGTGTCGTAATGGAATCTAAATTGGGTATCGATGACCTTGTCAAGTCCCTTTGGGACCTTCTTGGAGATCCTGCCCTTGCTGCCGCCCTGTGAGATTTGTCTCTTTGCGACATATTTCTTACTAATCCAGAACTCTTTACCGCTATGTGATACTGCGTCGAACTCAATACCTTCTTTGATTTCATTGATTTCATGATTTGTTACAGATACAATATAATTCTGAAGTATGACTATTGGTAAGATGAATCCTTCAGACAATTCACCTCTAAGCTTAATTGCCTTTACTCGTCCATTGTCGTCAAACATTCCAGATTGTTCTGGATCATTGTTTAACTCTTTGTGTCTATAGAGATTAGCAAATCTTAGAAAATCTCCATTGATACAGGATAAGGCTGGAAAATAGACATACAAGCCTGGTTGTGCATCTATTCCCGTAATAATGTTAAATCCATCAATAGTACAACACTTGAGTCGTGTTACCTCTGGATCATTGTGCTTTCTGAAATTTGTAATATTTACAATCTTAGAAAGGTAGTTCTCACTTGCTCTTTTACTTTTAATTAATTCCATCTTATTTAATTATTAATCCACTAGATTTAAAAAACTCCAATAAATACCCAGCGTAGGTATTAGACTCTTCCTCAGAAAAGTCTCCTTTAGAACGCCATTGAAAAGCATGAAGTAACTCATGCCAAAAGGTATTCTCTATTTGTTCTTCTTTTAAAGGAACTACTGTTCCATCATCATCTTTAACATTTCTCGCTAATTTAATCTTATCAGTTATACAACAATATTCTCCAAATTTTTGATCAGGAAGTGTATCAAATAATTCAACAGTTATCTCTTGACTATTAATCGTAAATTTTTCAGGTATTCTCATAGCCCAGTTTGATCCGTAAAGAAATTAACATTACCAATTCCTACTATGTGAGCAGAGCCTTGCTTATCAACATAGTAATTTACTTCTCCATCGAAGTCAGGTATAGTGGTTACACACCAATCGTGAGATGCAATCCATTCATCTATATCTGGATTATATTTTCTTACTTCATCCAGATTAAAAACAGAAACTAGTCCGGCGTCTGCGCAGAAGTTACCAAGTTCAGAGCAATGGATTCCATAATCTTCTCCTTTTCCCGAGCTTCTACAAAGTTATTAATCACCTTATAAGGGTCTTCGGTAATCTTATATGTAGTGCAACTCCAGTCTCCATAGATAGTAGACTCTGTAATATAATTGTGAATACCTAAAACCTCCATATTTTCCCCGCAATTGCACCTCGACCAGTCATCCTTTTCGTTATACTCTGCAAAATATTTCTCACAGGCTGCTTTATAAGCTAATTCATCTGGAGTTTTGTACTCTTTATAAGGCTTTCTATCTATACTTTCTGGAAGATTAAAGTCTGCTGGCTTCGGAGAAGGATAATTATTCTTCCTGATTACATAGCATGGGTAAGTAATTATTATAGTTCCCTTAAATTTCATATTAATTTTTCAATATAATCCCTATCTTCTCCCTTAAAGATAGGGATTTCAGTGTCAATAAACCATGAATCTACTCCGTTTACTTCTTTCTTAATGCAGCAACTTCCCCTTTGTAAGTGTACTGGTAACTTATTCCAATCTGTTTGCTTCTCCTCAAGAAGTTTTTTCAGAATTTGATCTGTAGAAAGTCCCTGTAATTCTTTATGGGAAAAGTTAGCTCGTCCCACAGAATTTATGCTGTTTCTAATTGCATCTTGCTGTCGCCATAAAATACAATTAGCTACTTCTTCTTTAGGTATATTAAAGCATCGAGAATCAAATAGTGCTCCCTTTACTGCAGCATCTACGTGGATATCTTCCAATGGAATACTTTTACTCCATATGATGTCTAGGAAGCCTCTATTAAATGCTAAAGTAGCTATTGATGCAGATACGCTACATACTTTTTGAATATCATAATCAAACCAGGCAGCAGTTTCTAACTTCTTGTAGTCAGTTAAAACCAACGTAATTTCATCAGATTGTGTGTATCCTAGTACACAACCCTGAATCTCTTTACATAAAGTTAACATAGTTTGCTGCATAGCTTCAGTAAGAATATCGTCAAAAGGTTTCTTAAAACCTCTTGTAAAGGTATGGAAAGCTTTTCCGTCTAATCTTATAATTACTGGAGTTCTACGAAGGAGTTGAGTCTTGGCTCTATTCTCGTAGTTCTCTTTCATTCTATCTCCTAAATTATCTTTCTTCATTCAGTTTATCAATTGTTATAAATGCTAAAGCTGCTCCAAGTGTTAAAAATAGAACAAATGGATCTAAAGCCATCATAATTATCCACAATAAAACTCCAAGAGTAGCTCCTGGAAGAGCTAACAGCTTGAAGTTTTCAATAGTATATTTATCCATAATTAATCTTCTAAGTCGAATCTAAATATTCTTAATTTTGGTTGAGTTGGGATGCCATCATCAGAATAGTTAAAGAAAGTACACTCAGCTTTATGTCCTCTATACTTATTATCAAAGCTCTTGACATATTCAGCTTTAGTAGCTCTGTCTCCAACTGGCATAGCCTCAAATGTTCTTCCATCTTTTAGTGCACATGTAAAGGTCATATCTTCAGAACCCCTAAGACCAAGCTTATATCCAACGACTGTAAAATCCTCAGATTTATATTGCTTAATCTTTATAAGATTGTTGCAACGAGATCCTACCTTATAAGGCTTAGAAGGATCAGTAATTACTGCACCTTCAAATCCTTCAGCAACCCATTTGTCATGAAGTTTCTTCATATTATCCCAACCCTCTACATATTCATGTAATAGGAGGCGAATTGGAACATTATGATCATCATCTTCAATGGTTAGGTACATAGGAATATCACAATTATCACATAGCTCTAGCATAAGAAACTTATATCTATCTGAAGCTATCATATCTACATTAGAAGAATCGTAGCAATCGTAAACCCAATATTGTAACCAGTCACAATCATATGCATTCTTCTCCATTCTGGCAGCTCCACTTATTTGTTGAAGAGTTTTACCTCTAACAAAAAGTTCACCATCCAGAATTACAGTAGGATGTGCTTCAAAGAACTTTAAAAGCTTCAGATCCTCACGCAAGTGAGTAGTAGCAGCATCATAGTCTTCACCTCCTCTGGAAGCAGTATGTATTACCCCATCCTTGTAATAGAATAGGGCTTTTACTCCGTCAAGTTTTCTACTAATAAGCCACTTCTTTTCAAATATCTTTGGATTGGTCACCTTATCTGCTTGTTTAGCAAGTTGGGGTTTAATTACCCCATATTGATTAGTCTTAACCTCTCCAAAAATTGACTGAAGCTCATCAAGGGTATATTCCTTAGGATGTTTTTCTACTTCAACATATCCCTTGTCTAAGAACTTTTTGGTTTCAGAATTGAATTGAAGAGTATATTGCTCTTTCCAAGTTCTTTTCTGTTTAGTCCTATCTACAATAATCTTAGGCGATAGTGTAGTCTTGCCACCTACCTGACCATAGCTACGCTGTATTACGTAGCCATGTTCAGGTTCATGCCATTCTTCATCGCATTCAACTACTGCGAAACGAAACTTTCCAGTTGATGCTTTACCAAGGAGATACTTAATCATTTCTGATTATCCTTAACCAAATTCCAAAGATCTTCTACTGTATCTGTAGGAATTTCCCTTCCATTTTCATCCCACATCTTGAGTTCTGGGTTTCCAGATTTTTCATACATCCACCAGTCTATGTCATCTACTCCATCCTCATTAAACAAGAGATCTAAAGTTTTATTGAAGAGAACAGATGCATACTCTACCCAGTCACACTCGAAGAGTGTAGGCACACTGAGAGCTTCTGAAACTTCATCAATTCTATTAGACCACTCCTGTTGTTTCAAAATAAGATCAATAAATTCTTCCTTAGTTATCATTCTAACTATTTTTATTTAAACCACCAATACAAATCATTTGATCTTTTGTTATGGTTTCGGCAATTTCCTTATTACTATTCCATCCAGTCATAAAATCACTAGTTGGAATATTAATGGCAATGCCACTACGTAGGTATACAGTAGTTATACCATTTCCTTTATCTAACCATCCATCTATTGCTTCTGTTTTAATAAATCCTTTCATTTAATACCAGTTTCAAAGTATATGTCTTCTCCTTCCTCTAGAGTATCAAACTCAGGAAGTAACTTGTCTTTGACATAGTCTCTAACTTCTTCTACGTCATCATAGTAGTAATCATCATAGTCTGTACTTCCAAAGAAGAATCCAGACATGGTAGGAAGCAATTCTGGACCTTTTGAGTGATCCCATAAAACTTCCTCACACTTAGAAAGTAGTTCTTCTGCATCTTCTCTCTTGATTACCAGTGGAGTCTGATTTGAAACATCAAACCCCTTCTCAAAGAACTTTACTAGAAAATTAACTTTTCTAAAGTAACCAATCTCTGAACGTTTCTTTTTAGTAAGAAATATATCTAGTCCCATAGCTTACTTTAATCCAGTTGAATTAAAACCTCCATCTCCTCTCTCAGTTTCATCTAAAGATGCTACTTCATTCCATTCAATATGGAACACTCGTTCAAGGATACCCTGACAAATACGCTCCCCATCTTCAATGTATACATCCTCCAGACCAAGATTAATCACTGGGAGATGCCACTCACCTCTATAGTCAGCGTCGATAGTGCCAGGGGTATTTACAAGAGTCAATCCATTCTTTATAGACATACCACTTCTTGGACGACAGCTTACCTGCCATCCTTCAGGAATAGCAGCAAATATACCAGTAGGAAGCAAAGCTCTAGACCTTGGGGCAATTCGAATCATCGGAACTGTATGTCCTTCACCGGACCAAATAACCTCCGCATCTCCGAAACCCTTAATAGGAGTGTCTGGAGTAACACGACTCAAATCGACTCTAATGTCAAAACCAGCAGCACCTGCTGTTTCATACTTAGGGAGAGGGTTGTTAGACTTGTTAATTACGTTTACTACTATTTTATTTTCCATTGTTGTTTAAGTATTTAATAAGAGAATCAATTACATCTTCTGCTTCTGTGTAAAAAGCTTTAATTGGCTTTTCGTCATCTAATATAACTGCAAATGGATCTAATTTGGCTCCATAGTAGGATTTAATCCTCCATGCTTCCTTTTTACTCTTCTTAGCTAAAGAATCAACAAAATGAAAAATCGGAGTATACTTAGAAGTATCTCCGATTCTGTCAAGCTGATTCTTGTCACTGTAAACAACAATAATGTCTGTCATAAAATAAACAATATAACAGCACCACAGACTAATCCAATGATGCTGTCAACAATCAGAATAAACATAGCTTTCTTTTGAAACTCCTCTAAATTGTCTCTTATTTGATAAAATAGATCTCGTGCAAGCTCATGTTTCTCCTGACTTCCTATTATACATAGCTTACTTAAGCTAAGTATGATTAAAATAATTGCCCATATCTTCATGATTCCTTCCAAAATTTATTTGTAATGTTAAGCAGAATGTTTTTATCACTTTCATGAACTACCTTATACATAATCTGATTAGTATTAGGATTGTTTAGAGGTCCGAATTGCTCAACATATGGTCCAATCTTAATAAAATCAAACCATTTAGGATTAATTTCTGCACTCAGTATTTGCCTTCCACTATACCATCCAACCTTCAAATCTGTTGTTTCCTTAACTTGCTTAGCTAAAGTATTAATATAGTGTGGCTCAAGATCACCTCCCATAAAGCATACACAGGTAATTCCTTTGTTTTTCTCAATGATGTCTTTCAACCTTCTCTGAGTTAATAAGGTACCTATGTCCTCTGCTAAATAAGAGGAATGACAACCAGGACATTTACAAGGACAATTAGAAATGTTTATTGCTAAGGAAATCTCATCTGGAATTTCTGCGAATACTACTTCATAATTAACGTATTTAAGCATACATTCACATTTAATATTCCCTTATTTCCTTAGAATCTAAGTCCATAATGAAACACTTCCTACAGTCTAGACAAGCAAAGTCAGGTTGAATTATTTCTTTCTTCATTTGAGTATGTCCAAAGACTTGATAGAGATCAGGTATATGATCCTCTGACGCATACTCTCTAACGTCTCCCCAAAGGATTCCTCCAACTTCCGAAAATCCTCCCCTCCAAGGAGATACATCAGTTAAGGCTTTATGATCAAATTTCAGGTTCGGAACATCCTCTATAGAGAGGTTATTAACCTTTAACCACTTAGGAAGGACTCCAGCATGGCTAAATAGAATATCATTAACATGATAAGCAACCTTAAGATCTAGCCTCTTTAGAAGGGAAGTAACTTCGTGGTAATTGCCATAATCAACTCTATCAGCAAACCCATCCATTATAAGGTAGTTGCCATCGTGGTTTCCTAAGAGGCAGACTACTCTGGACTTGTTATTCTCATAGAAATTTATAAGAACTTTTAAATTTTCTAAGGAATTGTTTTTACTCACCTGCTGAGGGTATGGGTCGTGGTAGTCTCCTAAAAAGACTACCTTCCCCTCCCATTCTCTGCAAGGTTCTTTCCAGAAATCACGCCCATGAACATCTGGAATCACTAAAATTTCATTTTTCATACATTAATACCTGAGTTAAATAATTAATTGCAGCAAGCTCGGTGTCATGGAGTTTGATAGGAGTACCGTTAAGGTCTATATCCCATCCTTCCCCGTTAGCCCACTCAGTGACAGTTATATAATCACCCTCTTTAGCTACATAGCTATACTTATTTAAATCATCCAAAACGGACTTAAGATTCTTTCTTTCCATTATAACGTACTGTAAGTTCTTTCTCCAGCCTCTATTTTCCTATCAGAACCAAAGGCTGTGATTGGTCTTAAATAACCAATAATCCTTGTATATTGAGTAATATGAGAGCTTCCACATTTCGGACATACCTTTATAGGACGCTTAGTAATGAAGTGACAATCATCACACTGACTATTTGGAATGTTAAAAGTGAAGTAATTGGTTCCCTGACTTACTGCAAAATCAATAAGCTTAAGATATTGTTCCTTACTTAAATGGTCTTGTAGATTGCAGTGAAGTGCAGAACCTCCGTCGCAATAAGAGGCAGTTTGCCTTCCATGCAATATAAACTTGTCAAGAACAGAGGTATTGTCGTGAGCATTGTAGAAATAAGAGTTATAAAGATTCTCATCTTCTGGAACCCAATATCCATCGGATTTATCCCAGCGATAATTCTTACCTCCTAAAGACTCAGCAGGAACACATTCACTATTAAATAAGAAAGGTCTCTTCTTGTCGTGAATAGAATGTTTCTTGTTCTGTTCCTTAATAGTTCCAAGAACTAATTGTAGAAATTGAATGTATTCTGGATTGTTAGAGACTTCTAAACCCAAGAATCTGGCAGCCTCATTTAATCCATTTATACCAATTGTACTATATAAGTCCTTTATATTAATAAATCCTCCATTAGAAGAGGCATAAGCACCTTTACTTTCCCACTCATAAAGCATAGTCTTATAAGCAATATGATACTTATAAACTCTCTCCAAGATTGAGGTAAGGTACTTTACAAATTCTGACCTATGCACAGAATCATTCCAGAGCTCTTTCTTCACTACTTCCTCATGCTTACAAGGTCCAAAGTAGTTTTGAATAATTCTGTTTACATTCAAAGTAATAACATTAGCACTTCCGGTCTTAATTCCAGTCATACCAGATGTAGGACTAAAGGTATTTTCAGCTAGCTCATTTCTAAGTCTACAGCATGAAGCAAGACTGTCTGCGCTATCAGATATATAAGTGAAGAAGGAATGACCCTTAGCATACATCTCAGCAGTTAAATCCTTGTAATCCTTATCTATGATATCCCCTGTTTTTGGATCATATACCATAGCCATAGTTTCTACTGGGAATGCTACAAGCTGTCTCAATCTCCACTGATTAAACCAATTCATGAACAATCTTTGCAAAGCATCAACTGCTTCCCACTCAGGTTGAGTACCATCTGGATAGTAGAAAGTTCCAAACAATGATGAGAAGTAAGTATGATCATAATATGAGATATTGGTGAACGGGCTTTGATAACCTCTATTACCTGCAGGCTGATTGATTCCACAAACAAATTGCTTGAATGCTTTTTCAATCATATTTCTCATAGTTCTAGACTTTTTGCAGTTGCTAGATGTAACTACATCATCTAAATGTTCATACCACTTTTCTCCATATTCAGCAATAATATAGTAATTTAAAGCAATGAAATACGAACCTATTGCTACGGCTCCCTTGCATTGAGCAGATAGAGTAAATATAGAATTTACTAATTGCCCACTGAAGGACTGCAAGTCGTTTGGCTCTGATGGAGTAGTTTTATCTAGAACTCCACATCCTTCCAACATTAGAGGATATAGGGATACAGCCATACAATATTGCTTTAGAGTTGGAGTTGAAGCCTCGTCATGAACATAAATTTCATGTCCTTCTATATCTTTCTCATAATCATATGCAACCTCTGGATACATCTGCTTAAGCTTCCTCTTCATCCTATACCTCTGTATAGTTCTGAAATCGTCCTTAAATACCTCTGGTTCAAGAGTTGCAACATTCTTAGCGGAAGTATTTGCATTTCCATCAGTATTGGACATAGTAGCAGCATTTTCATTACTGTCTATATATTCGTCCATATAATGAATTTTCCGCCAAAGCATTCTAGCTCTTGATTGCTTATCCTTATAAGATCTATAAGCAGCAGCTACATCGGGATAGTCATAATCTCCAAGGAGTTCAATTATTTGATCTTGAATGTCCTCTATACTGATTGTATCCCAGATATTAACTGCTTTTGCAATATTCTTAATAACATCTTCACTAACTTCTGTCTCACAAGACATAAAAGCCTTACGTATAGCACTTTTTATTCTGCTAATATCAAAAGACTCTAAATTTCCTTCGCGTTTTGTAACTCTATACATAATTTACTTAGATTAATATTTAGTAAATATAATAAAAGTTATTGAAATTTTAAAATCTTAAGATAAATGTAAAATATTTCTAAGGAGCAAGGTCTTCTCAACTTTATTTACTATATCCCTTGTGTCTGCATTACTTATAAGTTCTGTAAATGCATTATACACATTAAACATAGATGTACTTTCTCCCTCTTCTACAAAATAAGGGGAATCTTCTTTCTCATAAAGAAGTTTATATGCATCAATAGCAGTATTGCTGGCAAGTTTTACCTTTCCAAATCCCGTATTATAGGAGCATGCTATCGTTTCTCTTACCCACATTCCTAGATTTTCGTTAATTAGACGATTATCATAAGGTACTTCGGTAGACTTTAATTTATCTAACCATACCTTCAAGGTAGAGGTTTGTTCCATAAGAGGTTGAATACATCCAAAATCTAAAGGTTTCTCTGGTTCTATTTCCTGTAGATTTAGAAAGGATGGATTAAATACACATAAGTTAAGACATGCCATATTTAAGGCTCCTCTATAAATCTTAGCTACAGGCTTCCTAGTATCAAGTCCATAGACCATACCTATAACCTCGTTATGATTATCAATGCTAAATTCCTCTGGTAGAATTGCTTGAATCCAAACTCTATTAAAGACGGTATCTTCAGCGTTGAGATCCTTATCTCTTGTGAGACTCATTTGGTCTGGTAACTTTGCTTGGATTCTAAAGTCCTTAGTAAATTTGGACATTCTTTCCAAAAATGGAGCAGCATAAGCTTCCGCACTCAAATACTCTTTTCCACGTATAACCGTGGCTTTTCCTTTCAATAATTCATTAAGGTTTAATTCCATTGACTAAAATATCAGATTGATTGTGAAAATATATCTACTGTCTAAGTAATCTCCATAATCTGGTTTATCTGTATTCAGTCTAAAAAAACAGGAGAGAACAGTGTTCCCTCCTTATAATTAAAATATGTCGTCAAAGTTCACATCGCCAGGAGCTTTATCTGGACCCCATGGTCCTTCCAAAGGTCCCTCTAAAGGTCCTTCTGCTGGTTGGTCTTCTTTAACATCAATTGCTTCGTTGATTGCTTCGTTAATTTCGCCTAAGCCCCCCATTTAAGTATTCATCCAGCTCTTTACGTGTAATTCCTTCAAGAGCCATACACTGTGCTTTAGATAAATACTCAGTACCATTATAGGTAACTGGCTTGCAATTCTTGTTTGGTTTATATACACCAAAGGCATATTTATTTTTTACTTCTCTTCTTACTTTCTTTTCTTTTACCATAATAATTTAATTTCTAAAGATTTTCAAATGTTCCTCTAATAAGATTGCTTCCTACAAATAAGTCATAAGACATACCATAGGAATTTCTACTAAAGTTGTAATTAGAATAATCGGAAGCCCCAAAGAGACTTAAAACATTTCTATAATCTAATCTCTTACAAGAGTTTAAAGAATTAGAATGCAAATCTCCCTTTATAAAATGGACATTATCTTTATGAATACCCATTTCATGAAGCCACTCATAGAGCATAACCTTAGACTTATCGTCAAGATTTAGAGGAAGACCTCGTCTCATATATTGGTCATCCTTGCCATGACAACATATAAAGGTGTTATCATTAAACTCAAATATTCCAAAGAAATCCTCCCAAAATGTAGTTTTTATATTTGGAAATTTAGCATTTACTGTTGCAATCAATGCTTTATTACACATATATTCATAGTTGCCTCCATGATTGCCACAAGGAACTGAATACAGGTTTATGTGAGAACAGAATTTATTTTCCTTCTCCACTAGAGATCCTATAAACCATAGCAAGAGCTCTATGAATTTGTTGGCTTGTTCTCTAGCATCCATATTTTCTGGAAGGTCATGATCAAGCCTTGCTGTCTTACCATATACTCCTGCACAGTCAATGTTATCTCCCATTAGCACAAGGTTGATAGTATCAAAAGTTCCAAATTGATGAAGTCTCTCCAGAATTTCAGCGAGTCTTCTCTGAGCTTCAACAAAACCATACTTAATATTCTCCTTATAAAGAGAACCTGTAGTCAAAGCAGCTCCTAAATGTAGGTCAGAAAGATAAAGATTTATGTTCCTTCCTACCTCCTTCCTCTCTTCTAAAAGAATAGGATTAAGATTTTCTGGGAGCTTTACTTTAAATTCAGACAGATCCTTCATCTGTCTTTTAAGTTCGATATTCTCTTGGGCATACTTCTTTAGAAGCTTCTCTGTATTTTTGATTTGATCCTCTTCCGCTTTGCGGAGGAAGCTATTCTCCTTCTCACGAAGTTGAATTTCTCTAAGCTCCTCCTCACTCAATTCCTCAAACATATGAGGAGCAAATGGAGCAGATGCTTTAGTGATATTGAATGCACGAAGGATTCTCTTAAAGTCTACAAGAGATAAGTCCACAAAGTGCCTAGAAATAACCCTTTGAGTTAGAGAGTCTCCATAGTAAGAATAGAGTCTATGAATAGTATTCATTTCCTCCCTAGTTAATTTACCAGTTAGAGGTTCCTTATCCCTTCTAAAGATTTGATAACTATAGAAGTTAATCCTTCCATCTTCTCCTCTGAGAACAGAAGTTTCTGCTCTATCGTCCGTATCAATCACCTCCTTCAAGGACTTTCCCTTCTTAGAGACTACTTCACTATACAAATGAAGCAAAGTCTTTACTTCGTCAGTTTCAACATCATTCTGCTTCTTAAGAGTAGAGATAGCTCCAACTATACTATTATAGTTAAGTCCGTTTTTCTCACAGAAAAGATGTAAGTTCTGTCCGCTATTTTTTGCTGCGGTTAATATTTCAGTATATTTTCTAACAGTCGAATGTTTCATTATTTTTAATTGATTTATTCAATTTTATATTAAGCTATTATGCTATAAAAAAAAAACGGGCAGTCGTTTCTCAACAACTGCCCTTAATATAGGATTTAGATATGGAATTAACCTCTTTCAACTCCGAATACAAGATAACTACCAACACGAGAACTCTTTGAAGGAGTATACTCAGCCTCAAATGCGATTGGCTCGCCATCAACTACCTGCTTTGTATATGTGCAGATAATGTTGCCCTTAAAGCCCTTATCTACATACAAATCCTTAGCAATTTCCTTAGCCTTAGCCTTAGTTTCGTTTGTTTCAGCAATAACTGAACCAGTAGTCTTATCAATCAACTGATAAGTAGTCTTGTACTTACGAGCACCTGACTCATTTTTCTTGTCGTGAATACTATAAGGACGCTCACGGCTATCAGCAACGGCTGACTCCAATGTGATTGAGAATCCTATGCCAGCAACATTCTTAGATTTCTTAGAAAGATAATCAAGCATAAACTGCTTCTTGTCAGCGTCAGTTACACCGTTTACCTGCTTTTTCTTCCAGATTTTGTAAGCCTGTGTAGCATCACCCATAATGTCAAAAGGAGCCTTTGCAAGTGCTTCATCCTTAGTTGCTCCAGTTACTTCCATTCTCTTAAAATTCATAATTTGTGTCATAATTCAATAAAATTTAAAAAGTTTAAAATCAAAAACATTAATTCGTATCAACATCTTTCATCTAACATTACAAATATACTATTCTTTATTGAATCATCAAAACAATAATTTGTAAAGTTTATCTTAAGCTCTAAATTTTACCTCATCTTCTTTCGTTGACTTTGGTAAAGCAAATATAATATATTACTCAACCTATGTAAACGAAAAGTGACTATTTTATTGTTAACAAATGTTAACAAAATTATCTGCACAAAATAAATGAATCTACCTACTTATAATTAAAACGGAACATATGTTGACAAAATTTCCTTTATTTTATTAGGAATATCTTTGTCGTTTATACCAAATGTAGGGAAGCTTTTACAGCCATAAGAAAAGTCTTCTACAACCACCGCAATTCCTTTTATGAAGTCTTCTGGTAAGCTGTCTTCAACTATCTTTCTTATAACCTGATAAGCAGTTACATCTGGCTTCTTTTGCTTTAGCTTAAAAGTTAGATACCCTATAAGGGAAATCAATGCAAATTTAGCATTTATGTCCGTTTCTAAATATCCCAACGAGTAGTAACGGTTATATAACCGCTGCATATCTTGGTACGGGGGAGTGGTTATAACATCCATGGCAATATCCATTAGACGAACCTATATCCTTTATTATAATAGTGGGCTACAAGCCTTAGAAGAGCTTTAAATTCTTCCCACCCTCTTGTAAAGTCAGCTTTGGTAACTTCATATACCTTAGTGTAATACTTTGGTATAGTAGATACAACTAAACAGTTGGAACGAATTGTACAATTCTCCATACCATAATGCTTCTTAGCTACAAGAGATAACAGCCAGCTGTACAAGGATAACTCCCGATGATAGTGAAACCTCTTAAAATTGTCAGGAAATTCTGAAACTATTTTCCCAATAGTCTTGACATCATTAACTACAATAGTATTAGTTTCTTTGTCAATAGTATAGTTATCAAGTTTAGCCTTTAGCTTTAACACGAAAGGATCACATCCTGGAACTATAACTTTGACATCAAGCAAAATTGCCTGCTCATTCTCGGAAATAGGATCTTCCAAGAGTCCTTCAGGATGAAGTAACTTCTGGATACTCTCGTTTTCCTTTAAAGCTCTTACACACTGTAAAACTCTTTCTCTACCCTTAGCATCCAAATAAATTGGAGTGCTATTTAAAGGAGAAGATTCATATTCCTGTCTGCCCTCCCAATAGTCTGAACACTTTGAGAGCAGGGCATCTTGTTTCTCTTTATCAAATTTGCCCTTGTAATAATCAACTTTATCAGAAGCTCTTATAAGGGCATCTGAGCTTAAAGAAGGATTTTTCTTATACTCTTCGAAGAGTTCATCTGCCATAAAACCTGCTTTGGCAGTAGGTCTATCCACACTTGTACACATGTGGAAGAACTCTGGCTGAAGAGTAAGTTCATGAACAGCACTACCAAATATTAAGGCATCACTGTACTTGTTGTGCTTTCCCAACCCCTCAAAGAAAGCCTTAGGATCATTGTCTTGATCTGGATTTATAAGAGACAGTCTAGAATTGCTTATATAGCTATTGTATTTCTCACTAAAATACTCTACATCGTCTATCTTCTGCAATCTTAAAGTATTCAATAGAGGTATAATCTGAATCTGATTTAAATCAGCCAAACTTATCATATACTAAATCTTTAAAGTTAGGATATAGCGTATCTAAGAATAGATTATAACAATCCTCTATTTCTTCTTCTCTAAGACTAAAGATCCTTCCAACTGGACCCCACTTTCTATTATGCTTGGCATCCATTAGCAAGCAGGGTATTCCATGTAAATTTAGGTCAATGAAATTTGAGATACTATCATCAACGAAAACATCCACCCTACCTTTAATCCTAGGTGCTTTACTAGATACCCGACAGTAAACCTGATATATAGGAGCTATTGGTAAATCATTTAATTCCAAAAACTTCTTAGACCAAGCTTTAGAATGTACTCTCTTGGTACAGTATAAAGCAGGTATAAAGTCTGGACGGTTGATAACTGGAAGATTTAACCAAAATTCTCTATCCTTTATAAGGATCCTGTTTACATTTCTGGTGATCTCACTATCCTTATGAGGAGTGCCAAAGCGCTTCAAATAAGGATTTATAAAATCACAGATTGTATCATCAATATCTAGTCCTATGCGTAATCTCATAATTCTTCTATATCAGTTATTGCTCCAATAAGAATATCCTGGCTATTCAAATCTTTAATGAAATCACGATAGGAATCACATTCAGAATAGTCTGCAAATTTTTCCATAATTTTGTCCTGACAATCAGAATTAGAATTTGCGATTATCCTAAGGTTATATACCTTTGAATTTGAGATATTACATACTGGAATTATATATTTATTCATTACTTGTCCCGGTCTTTTAGACCATGAACATTATTTGTTTCCATATTCATGGTAAGTTTTTAACAACTTATAAAAAAAGTCTATATTAAGAACAGCTACTGTTCCTTTACTGTTCTCTCCTGCTTGGGCTGATTTCTTCCAAACTAAGACAAAGTCACGAGGATCTGTACACTCGTCTTTTATGTCAAAGTAATTCGGAAATTTAGCATAGTGCTTGCACTAAATAGCTACTTCAAGTTCATGGTTAATATCTGCGATATCGACCTTAGAAGCGTCTAAATTCTTAGACTCTCCAGCAGCTCTACATACCCCGCCATAACCAATCTCCTTTAGTTTATTCACAACTTCTGCTTCTAAGCCTGCTCCCTTGTTCTTGGATTTCTTGGCTCTATAGTGTCTAGCAGTAGTGTCATTTAACCATTCAAAGGTGGTCTTGTCTTTTCCACCAGTTCCAGGCTTATTACATCTAATCTTAATAGCTGCAACAGATATTCCTGTACCATTACTAGCCTCCTCTATAGATGTAAAGTCTTTAGAAGTTCCATCCTTGAAAGTTGCCCTTACAGATGTGTCTAATTCTGTCTATGTTCTTTTAACCATAATATAAATGTTTTTATTAAATTGAGTGTTTCCTTTCTTCCATGATCTTTATAAAAATCTGATATATCCTTACTTCCATACCTCTTAGGAATAAATACGTAAGTAAGCTCTGGATGTTCTTTCCGAATCTTAGCCATATTATATAAGCCTGGTCTATCGTTGTCATATAGAACTACAATGTTCTCGAAACGATTCTTTAAGTCCTCCAAAACCTTGTCAGGAATAAATAGATTTTCACTATTCGGGGCACATGCAGTTATTCCACAAGAGTAGAGACACATGCTATCCTTCATTGATTTAGTAATCACTAGTAGCTTTCCTTTCTTTGGCAACTGGTCATAGCCCTGGATTTTCTTACTAGGCCAATTCGTTATAAACCTAAAAGAAGTTCTCTTTGGAAAATAACATCTCCATAGCTCAAGACCCTGATACTTCTTGCCATAATACCCGAATATAGGGCAGTGCTGCTGTGATTCAGCAAATAATTGATCATTTAGAAAGACATGCTTACATGAATATACGTTAAAGCGCTTTAAGATGTCCTTGGAGATTCCGTATCTTCCCCACCACTTAAGTTCACTATCTGTAAATTCCTGTACCTCAATTTGAATCTTTGATATCTCTTTATCTTTAATCTTAACAGGATTTAAATTGATCTTACCTGGATTCTTATGTAGAGCATTATCTCGAACAATTCCAAGGTCATTAGCAATGATTCTAAGTGACTCGAAATAGTCACATCTAAAGATAGATTGGACCACATCAAATATGTTTAAATGCTGTCCAGTTGCGAAATCCTTAAATATTAATGTTCCAGACTTATTCCTATAGAAACTACAAGTTGGCTGCTTATCTCTCCTTAGAGGAGAACGAAATAGTCCCTTCTTAACTGGAATGTGTAAGTAGTATTCCATAAGTTGCTCCTCAGAGAACCTAGATAAAATTAATTCTTTAGTAATTTTTGGTTGAAACGAGAAGTCCATAATAATTGTGTTTAGAACACAAAAATACTAAATTTCTAGTAAAAACCAAAATAGAGATACCTACTATCGCAGTAGATACCTCTCAATTCTTATTAAAGCAATGATTCGAAGTCTATATCTTCAGAACCTGCTGCTTTGCCATCAACTTCCTTGGCAATAGTAGAATTTTCACCACTATCCATGTTAGTTGGTTTAGCATTCAGATATTCTGCCTTTTTAGACTCTTCATAAGCAGAGAAGAAAAGCTTATCACCCACGAAGTTATCACAGGTAAACTCCTCTCCATTCTTATTTATTGCAACAAACTTAGGAAGACTTGCTACAACGTTTCCGTTTTGTGTTCTTCCTACAAGTTTGAGATTAGTTTCCTTACCTTTGGCGCTATCAGTAATCTTTATGAATGCAGTAACTACATCATCAAAAGATCTGAACTTAGCACTAGCTGCCTGCATCTTTTTGAATCCTTCTGGATTGAGAACCTCTGCTACCTGTGCAATAAAGGTCATTGTTCTATCAAAAGAAGATGCTCCCTGATATTCATGACCCTCTTTACTTGTATAAGTAGGACGTTTTTCGTCTCCATCCTTAGGATAAAAGATAGACTCTTCATAATATCCATCAGCTCCGTCAAAACGAACCTTAAGAATTTCATAAACTGCATTAGGGTCTTTCTTACCCTTAATAGTTTCCTTGCGAGCTCCTGAGAACTTTACAGGATAAATTCCCCAAGGTTTAAGACGCTGCTGTACATTAGAAGTTGCTTGTGTTGTTGCGAGACTACCAAAATTAAATTCTGACATAATATTTACAAATTAAAGTTTAAAGAAGTTTGTATCTATAGAACTTACATTTGCATCTTTGTCATCTACTAATCCTTCTAAATTAAGATCTATCCCTTCTGGAGTGTCAATATTAACATTGTCATCTCCAACTAATTGATCTACAGCCACCTCTTCAGAAGTAAGTACGAATAATCCGGCTTTCGATGGGTGTACAGCTAGGACAAATTCCTTTCCATATTTGGAAAGTTCTTCATTCTTGCTACCTCTGCAGGCTATGGTATTTGACTTAGTCAGTTTATTACCTCCCTTCGTACCAAAAGCCTCATCAGTTCCAATGATAGGAACTGAACCATTCTTTCCATCATCATACTTGATGTCTAACTTATCTCCTGGGCTAATCCCCATAAGGGATACAGCCTTAGAGTTAAGTCTACACTTGTTATCTTCCAAATAAAGTTTTGGCTCTTTGTCATCATCTTGCACTGCTTCATTTGCAGTTGCTTTCATTGCTTTAACTGGCTTATTAACACTCCTGTCAATAAGCTTAGTTTCTAACACTTCTCCGGTTTCTGTGTCCACCGACATTTCATAGGTTAGACTTAGGATAAAAGTTTCTTTTACAGTAGGCATTAGTCTTCCTCGTTATATTCCTTAATACGCTTTACTACATAATCAAGATCATTATCGATATAAATATCGTTAAATAATCCCATTGGAGACTTAGCAGTACAAGTACCATCAGAATTAGTGATAAACTTATATGAAGGCTTATTGTCCTCATCACGCTGTATAGTAGTGAAGAACACATAAGTAAACAAACCTTCCAGAGTAATCACAGAATCCAACATCTTTCCGAGAGTCTTCATTTTGTAATAAGGAGACACTCTATCACCCATGTTTTCACTATGAGTAGAGACTACAACATTTAAGTCATCACGCATATTCATTGCAGACTTCAATACCTGATACGCATGCTGTGCCATATCAGTGAATTTATCATAGCTCTTCTCCTTAGCTCTATCCATTGCCTCAAAGCCCATCACATACTGGAAATCGTCTATGACGACAGTTGTAATGTGTGGCATTTTCTTGTCAATAATCTGTAATACCTTACCGATTTGATCAACATTTGCAGAGGCAAAGAAATTGCCAGAAACTTTTCCATCCTGAACAGTGAAAGAAGGATATTTCTTGTTAGCTCCCTTAATTCCAGGACGCTTACCAGTTGTTGATATGATAAAGGTCTTTGCTGGGTCAAGATTTCTAACACTTGAAGTTTTACCACTTCCACTTTCACCGACGATTGCTATTAATTCAGCCATTATAATGTAAATTTAGATTTTTGAATAGTTTTATTATCATCTTCTATCTTTACGTTATCTTGCTGCTCTTCCAAAGCCCATTCTGGACTTTTATATTTTTCATAATCAAATATTTCATCAGGTTTAGGTAATTCTATATAGTGAGAACTATCACCATAATAACCTAGAGGAACCATTATGTCGGAAGTACCAAATCTACTCTTTAAAAGGAATAGACCTATGAAACATTGTTCCAACGTCTTAATATCGTACTTCCTATAAGATGAGAGCTTATATTTATGAGGACTAAATAGTGCAAGAACTACTTGACTATCCTCATAGAGAGCACCACTATCCTTGAAATCATTGGAGGAAGGATCTTGCAAGCCTTGCTTCATTCTTTCTTGATTATTAGAATCCCTATTAAACTGAGCAATATGAATAGGACTCATAATCTTAGTTTTATTTCTAAGCATTACAGAGTCTCTAGAAATTGCATCTATTTCCTCTTTCTTAGATCTTCCAGAAGTTGCTTTAACGAGAGTAAAGTGATCCACAAGAACTCCAAGAATCTGTTGAGGATTATTAGGGATATAACCATCCTCCGTAAATTCTCCATACTTTCTGAGTTCTTTTTCGACTTCTCTAAGATATACTGCTTCAGTTAGACTCCCCTCGTAAAAGGTTAGTCTTTCATCAAGTACATCCATAAATTCAGAAGCTTTCTCTAGAAGTTCATATCTATCATCAGATAGGATACAATCTTTACCTCTAGAGAACATCTCCTTATATCTAAGTTCTACTCCAAACTTATCCATAATATACATGGATACTAGTTTTGCATATACTTGACTTCTAGTCATTTCTAGACTAAAGAGAAGCCATCTTGGATCTCTCTCCGGACACTCTCCATCAAGAAAGTGAATGAGTGGCTGATATACAAATGTCCATAAAGCATAGGTTGATTTACCTACACCAGACGCAGCACCTATCAAGTAGCTAGTTCCTGGTAAATAGCCATCTATAAAGCTTTCTAATCTTTTAGAACCTACAGATAAGCCAATATTCTTACCCTCTCGTCCTTCACGAACTAGGTTAAAAAACTCTTCTCTACCAGTTATCATACCAACTTAATTGCGTCAAAATTAACATTAGCGCCATCTCCCTTCTTAAGGGCTTCTAGATCAATCCATCCCTGATTAACAATAAAGCTAGCTAGACTACAGTTAATAATATTATTATCTTTCGCCCATCTAACTAATTCAATGATTTGATTATGTTTTTCTTCATTCCACTTAATGCTTTTGCCATATCTAAAATAAGCTTCTTCTAATGAATCAAACTTTTTAGCTACAGTTCTTAACGGAACCGTGGAGGTTCCTATAATTCCAAATTGAGGATATGCTTCAAACAATTCCTTTCCCATTTCAAAAGAACATCTATAAAGATTCTTTATAAAGTTCTTATTGAGTGGTATAGAATATGGATCAAAGGCTTCTCCTTCCTTTGGACAATGAAAACTCTTTAGAATAATTCCTTTACTCTGTAAAGATAGAATAACCTCCCTAGTTTTCACTTCACATTTATACAATGCTTCTATGTATGATTTGAATATATCTTCATTCTCTTCATCCTGAAGCAACAGTAAAGTTCTGATAAACATCAGCTCATTTGGGGTTATTCTATACTTACTGAGTATAGATATTTCTTCTTCTAGTGTTAAAGTTAAATTTTTCAAGCAGTTTATAAGTTAATATTGAAAAATACTAATCTTACAACTGCACATAAGTTAAACCTCTTTCGAGGTGGAATCAAATTGCATACGGCTTCATAAACTCCTCAACTAAGATTTCTGCTCTTTCTTGCATTTTATCTACGTTGTAATAAGTTCCGTCATTTCTTTTAATCATTCTAGTTTCTCCGTTATATTCAATATCCTTGGTATTAATTGTACTTAAGAGGGAGCTTAGAATGAGAAGTTCATTCATTTTCTCATTTATCATATATTAATATCTAAATGTAAAGTCCTTAATATGTTTAACATAAGGCCTAGGTTCCTTTCCAGCTAAAACGTCATCTAATCCTTTTTCATCAATTGTAATAACACTTGCAGAACTGTTGGATCTCTTAAACCATTCTGTCTCAACAGTTTGATCTAAGACTAACGTAAATATTTCAGCCTTTTTGTCACCTTCCTTCCTAGCCACACGTCCTATTCGTTGTGTCTTGCGAATTTTAGAAGAATCCAGACCAAGTATAATAGCAACCGACAATCCTGGTACATCTAAGCCTTCATCGGCTTTTTTGATAGTATGTAATATTCCAGTCTTTTCAGTACTAAATTCCTCTATCGTCATTCTTCCCTTCTTCTTACTATCTTTTCCAGAAAACACTTTTCCTCCCATGCCTATAGATTCTGCCATCTTGACATTATTTGAAAAAGTAATAATCTTAGAATTTGGTCTAGCTTGAATAATTCGTCTAGCAACTTCTATCTTTTTTGGATGATTATTAATAAAAGCTTTTCTAGACTGTACAATCCGCATAAATTGTGTTGCGTGATATGTTATTTGCTTAAATACCTGTTTTCTTTGCTCTTCTGTCCCATTAGGACACATTTCATCCCTCAATAGAGAACGATACATAAACCCCCTTGGTCCTAGGCAATTTAGAACTTCCTCCCAGTCGAAATTAAAGAACTCAAAATGCTCAGTAAATTCCCTATTCATTTCTTTATAGGTAGCAATATCATCAACATCCAGTATAACTTGGTATTCCTTATAGTCAGAAATCCATCCTTGGAATTTTGATTCGGCAAGGGTAATTTCATCAATAACCGGACAGTATTTCTTAAGCAACTCATGTTTTCCATCAAGTCTCTCAAAGGTTGCTGTCAAACCAAGAATATACTTATAATTAACAGTTTCAAAGACATGCTTCAATGTATCTGCTGCAACTCTATGGATTTCATCAATCACAATAATGTCACATTTGTATAATCTCTTAATAGCAGTATTAATTACTAACACCTCACAATTAAGAGACAATCCATTCAAGTCAAGTAGCCCCAGCCACTGCTCTTTTAGGGCAGTAGTGGGAACTATAACTATGACTTTCATGCTTGGATATTTTTTCAGGACTGTTTTAATACAGTTAAGTCCAACTCTAGTCTTTCCAAAACCAGTGGATGCAACTATTGTTCCCTTACACTTATTTTTTACCCATTTGACTCGACACTTCTCCTGTCTTTCGTCTCGGGTAGTCCTTTTAAATGAAGATTCTTGCATATTCTATCAATCCATATAACAATATAGCATAGTTATCTATATTGATGAAATTCTGACAGTTAATAAGAAAATCTGATAGCTTATCCATTAGTCTTCAAGTGTGATTCCACGACTTTCTGCAACTAGTTTAAGCTGACGGATTCTCTCCTCCCACTGGTCAATGTGGAACATAACCTCATTTTCCAAACGGAACAGAACCTTATTACGAAGCACCATAAGTTGATCAGTAGTCAACTCAGAATACTTCTTAGGTCTTAAGTTGACCATAGCACGCAGTTCATTGAAATTAAGACCTGTAGGCTTTACAGTTAAGCGTACAGTATTCTTAATATTAAGGCGCTCCTTAATAACCTCAAGCTTACTACGTGTGTTTCCATCCTTATCCTTTTCATCAAACTCCTTCATTTCAGATGGAGTAAGATATACACCCATATTAAGGATGAAACTAAAAGTTATATGTTTGTTATCAAAATAACCAAGTTGATCCAAGCCTCCGTCAAGAACATCCTCTATAGAGATTCTTTCAAACTCTCTAGGAAGACCTCCAGTGCATGCTGCAATAGAGATATTCTTTAGTTCATTAGAAGGGAAATCCTCCTTATGACTATTCATATATCCACGAAGGTCCTGAATATACAGATGGCGAGGGTAAGGTTTACCATCTACGCATATTTCGCCAGACTCCAACTTACGAAGGAAGAGCTCAACATTACACTTCTTACACTGCTCACTAATAATGTCCAAAAGAACATATCTACCAGGATTTAACTTATCAGTACTATGAAGCATTGATAAACAATGCTTGTAGAATTGATTAAGTTGTTCTGGAGTAGCGTCAACAAGATGGATCTCCTCCTGAGTTCCATCTGCCTTTCGTGCAAATTTCCATACAAATGACTTAATATCATTATTCTTTGCTTCCATTGCCTCCATAAGTTTGTCTCTCATTACTGTCATAATTTATTTACTGTCTTTCATATTGTTATTTTTTAAATTATATCTTACATTGTAAACTTGTGAGGCTTTTTAATAGGTTTCTCTACAAACTTCATAAACTGAATGTTGCTATAGCGATAAGGGACAAATTTATTTCCGTCAAACCACTTATCAACTCCAGCCTTTACTTCAAAGAAGTTTAGAAACCCAACCTCACCTATCTCTATCTTACGGTGATCCCAATTTGGATACCTAGTGCACATAATGTACCTAGTTTCTTTAATCACGTCCTCATCTAGACACTCAAAGACATATGTTGTATAGCCGAGAGCATCCTCTTCACTAGCCAATAATTTAGCTAGAACAGTCATGATTAATTTGAAGAATTAAGTTCCCTATAATAGGTGCAACCATAGGCTGCAAAATTAGAAGAACACTTTTCAATTCCACGAAAGCATGGATACCTTCTACAAGACTTACATTCCCTATTAGGAAACTTTAATTTAACTCCAAATTTATCTTTTTCTATCCTTATAAGGCTCACTTTACTAACAGAAGTACTAATAAACCAGAACTAACTATAATACCTCCAATCTTCCAGAAAAATAGAGTTCTATTTTTCTTATTGAGATCCTTGGTTAAAGAATTATTCCAATCTTTGTAGACTTTAATCTGAGCTTGTCTAACCGAATCAGCTCTTGTAAGAAGTTTATTATCTTCCTTATAATTATTTAATTGCTCAGAAAGTAATTGGTTTTCAATTAATAACTTATGGTGTTCAGCAAAGATTAGATTAGTCTCCTTCAGTTGAGCTGGAGTTATTGATACTGTCGAATCTTTCTCTATTCCACTTGAGATAGTTGATGAAGAAGATGTAGTCGTTGCTAGTAGTGTTATTAACAATGTTACTAATAGTCTCTTTGTAGCTCTTTTCATTCTGTTCAATTTTAATTACAGTTGTATCAATTCTTCCTGCTATAGAATCTCTTTTACTCTTTATGGAGGAGAGTTCAGACTCCAAGGAATCTATTCTTTCAGAATAGTCCAGAGCCTGAACTTGTTTCTCAGGTTTAAATATAATATATCCTAAAGCTAAACTAGTAAATATGAAGAAAACCAGAATTACTTTCTCTGCTTTCCGCATTTCTTAGTTTGCTTGTTCAGATAGTCGAGATACTTCTGTACATTGTCAAGGTAAGCAGGATCCTTTTTCACTCCTTCTACGATAACCTTCTCAATGTCAGTAAAGTTCTCCTTCACCTGCTCCATTTCCTGATGCTTCAAGAAACGAGCCTTAGCGTCATTATATCCCTTGATGTACTTCTCAGGATTCTCCTTAATATACTCTGCTTCCTGAGCAAGATAAGTACGGATGAGATTATCACTCATCTGTCCAGGATGTGCAGCATAAAGTGCAATGTCAGAGTTCTTGGCACGAGCAACTGCCTTAAGTACACCCACCTTCTCACTGAACTTATCTACTGGATTACAGATAGATACACCAATCTGCAAGCCTACCTGAACACATCCAAGTCCTTCACCAGTTCCATTAACAATCTTCATTACTAATGGATAACCAGAGTCAGTATTCTTGAGTGCAACCTTTGTAGCTGCAATTACAAACTGATGCTCTTTACCAGCATAATCAACAAACTTGTCCTTAAGTACGATTTCGTTATTCATTTTTTTTTTATTTAATTTTTATTTGGTTTAGAAACATAGAGTGGCAGATTCATTTCATCTACAAACTCTTGAGGGACACCTACCAAGGAAATTTCTTTCTCGATACTGTATCCATCATATTTTGTTACAATACAATTATCCTTTATATGAAGTAACCTATCAGCCTTGTATAACTTACTACCAAGTTGGCAGAAACCATTATTCCAATACTTACTTAAGGTTACTTCATACGTGAAAGTAGGAAGGAGTTCAACAATCCCTCCTTCATACTTATAAAACTTACTTCCAGAATGGTCGTTCGTTTGGCATGTACGTTTTCCCATTGAAGGTATACTTAGCTACAACACTAACCATCATTCTATTTTGACGATCCCACTGATGGAAGAAGTTAAGAACATCTCCTATCTGGTGCATACCACAGATAGTGGAGTATGTTGTATATGGGAATCGTTTGTTCTTCTTTAGCTGAACAATAAGCTTAGCTCGTACAGGAATTACCTTACGAGGAGAGGTACCAAGATGCATCTTGCCCTTATGAGCACATCTTAGAGTTCGGAGTATTTTCTTCTCCTGTTTGCTTTTGCTCCAGACACTAGGGTCTCTAGGAGTTACAGGACGAGGGTGAATACCCAATTCAACCATAAGTGCATCATCATGCACATCTACCCAGCGATCCTCATCACCCTGGGCTGCCTTAATAGGACTTTTAACATTTTCTTCTTTCATGCGTGTATATTACCACAAATTGTACATTTATAAATTGCATACTCAGGAACATAGAGGGTATGCTTCCCCCTTTGTCTACATCTAGGACATAGTAATGTCCTAGTGATTGGATAAACCGTTTCTTTCTTCGTAGCCATTAAAAAATGCATTAAAAGTTTTACGAATAATTCTATTGTTATGGACATTATACTTTGGATTCCATCTTCCAGACCTATAAATCCATTTAATATCAGAGGACTTTATATCTTCAACCAGATATTTGTTAGGAAGACTATTAAACCCTCCAACATTTATAGTTCCCCCTCCTTCTAAATATAGAGCGTAATGATTACAAGTTCCTGAACCTACTATAGAGGTACTTCTTGAGTTGTTCTTAACTTTAGAATGAATTTCCGATGAAATACTAATATCATCTTTCAACTCATTTGTAAAGATAAGTAACTTATATCTTAGTCCCAACCTATCTAGATGGAAGGCAATCAAATATGCAACAAAACAACATCCACCATTGTTTATAAGGTATTTATTGTTAAGTTGCAAGCACAAATCGTTTAATGATCTATGTAAGCTGTGAACATTTAAATTCCGCATAGTGCTTTAAGTGAACCTAATTCCTCTCTAAAGTCCTTCAGATATGTTGCCAAGTCAGTAGTATCATGTTTACACGATACTCTATACTGAATAACCTTCTTTAGAGCGGACTCTAAGCTTATTCCATAGGCTACATTCTTAAATTCCTGTCTGGCCTCTTTACCCTTAGGACGTACTGTATACAGAAGTTCTAAGTCGAACATAGGACTAGATTCAGAAACTGAAGTTAACCGAAAATCCTTCTCCTCAATTATCATTAGGATTATAATTTATATAAAACTCATAACCAATATCAAAATTATTAAACATCTTCGGACATTGCTCTACAGACATCTTCAATTCATTAGTATCTAAGTCATGTAGTTCCAGAATATATTCCAATTCCAACAACTACTCTCCTCATAAGCTTAAGCAGAAGCGGCTGTTTTCTGATTTATCCCACCTAGGCGAGTTAAACCAGCTTTATCACGTTCTGGAAGCTTATCCTACCATGCCTGTGCCGCTTTAAGATTTTCAAGTTTCTTCTTGTACTTCATATTATACTACTTTAATCATTGTTACATTTTCTGGAAGATTCTCCCAGTCCTTATAAGAGTTAGTAAACCATACGTGATTGAAATTCTTAGATAGATTCTCAATGCCCTTAGGATTAACCATATGAACTACAGAGATGTTAAGTCTATCTTTAGGTATTCCAATCTTTTTGAAGCATTCTGCAATTCCACAGAAGGTTCCTCCTCCATCGCACAAATCATCAATTATCATTAATGGTCTACCATCAAGTTTTTCAGGATTGTCTATTTTAATCTCTAAAATTTTGCCAGTAGCCGTATCACGAACTTTGCTGCAAGATATAGGATCTTTATCAAGATATTCGTAGCGCTCCACTGCTCCAGCGTCTGGTAAGACTAACTGATAATCAACCGTCCAACCATCTGGGCGTATATGTTTCTCAGGATACAAGGCTCTAAATTTGTCTCCAAATCTATAATCGTATATCGCATCTGAGTGAGGCTCTAAAACAGAAATATTTTCTGCGTTAGAATTACCAAGCATCTTTGTTATTACCTTAAGAGTAAATGGGCGGTTAAAGTCCATGACTCTATCCATTCTCATTCCCATAAGATAAAATATATCGACGTCATAATAGACATCATGTCTGTCAAGAATGTCAAGAACCTGAGTTATAATGAATAACTCCTCAGCATTAGTAATTCTACACTTTACACAGATTTGGTCCTTGTGACTGAAGTCTCCTAAGGAAATTTGTACTTCCCCATCTGGAAATCTGGATAGAGTATACTTAATGTCACTCTTCTCCAAATTTACTAAATTTAGAATTTGCATAATCTACAACTTGTTTTAAAATGTTATAACTTTCTTCCAATCCCGCTCTATCATCGAGCAGAATATTATAATAGGGTTTTCTGGATCTACTAAATATTGGACTAGTATTAACAAAGAAATGGGAACTCTTGTAGTTCCATAAATCATTAGATACTAGCCATCGTACCTTCTCAGATACTTTATCAGGATCCTCATCCACGGTAAACAGAATGAGATCAAACTCTAGTTTAATGCATTCTTTTAAAAGTTCAATGACTTCACTATAATCACCTCCATTATTATGGAAGTCATATATAGTGTTGTCAAAGTCAAAGGCAACAATCAGCTTACCGTATTTATCATACTCCCCTTTGAGCCTATCTAAGCAGGCTTGCTGATTGAATGGGTGCTTCATAGTGTTGAATTTACACGTTCTCGAATCTCAGAAAGAGAATATTCTCTTACTAAGTCTCCATTTACAAAGACTGTTTCAAGACAACCTTCCAGTTCTGCATCCTTAGTCTGCTGGTCATAAGCAACATACTTACCATTCTCTTCTTCAACTCTTATAAGACCTTTAAGAGAGTTCTTTGTCCCATCATCAGTCTTTGGATGCTTATAAATTTCTATAAGTCTTCCATTAATTATACAAGCAGTTGCTTTAACTGCGAATCCCAAAGAATCACGGGACTTAAACTGATAAGTATAAGATCCAATACCAAGAACAAGATTACAAGCTGCCATATGAGCATTCTCTAATCGAGCATAGATGTCACGCTGACGCTCCAGAGTAATAGAATCTCCATAGAGCAAACCTATCTTGGTACTTGGATAACGATAATCATTTATAGTAGTATTCCATCCAAAGATTTTACCTAGCATATAATATGCTCCATAATACTGACCTTCAGATACTTCTACATAATGATTCTCATCATCATCCATAAATGGATTGAAATCACAGTAATACTTACCTTCTTTCATAGCAGTATGGTAATGAGGATTTGTACGAAGACCACAAATAATGTCTACTGGATCACCACTATCAGGACGAATTACTACTCTACCATCACGTTTCATAATATCTGCCTTGAGCTTAGGCAAGAACTTCTCAACTACCTGCCAGAAATCCCAAGTATCAGATACTATTGAAATAATACCTGTTGGATATAGGTCATTAATAAGACGGCGATATGTTTCAATCTCATCATCCTCACCTCCTGCACACATTACACTGTGTTCAGTTGCTGGAACAGTTGCAGCTACAAGTTCTTTAGTAACATCTGCATTGTAATAATGCTCTACTGCTTCGATAGCAGGTATTGTTTCACTACCACAGAATGAAGTCATGTGAGCCATACCAGAGATAATAGCAGCATCAAGTCCTGCCATACCTCTCATTGAGAAATCGTGACAAGAGAAGCCTAGATTTACATCTTCTGGGAATCCAGTCTTTTTAGCATGTTCCATAAGTCTCTTCTTATAAAGGCGAGCACTTGTTGCAGAAGTACAAGGAAGCCATAGAGTACAACTAATCAAAGTTTCCAAATAATTAGTCAACCAGAAGAAATCAGGAAGAGTATTCTTAATAGTCATCATAGGTACTCTTATAGGGCAGATAGAGCCTTCAGGAAGAGCTTTAATTTCAATAGGAAGATATCCTAAATCATAAAGTTCCTCAATATGCTTTGTTCCAACCTGATTAAGGTCTACAAAGTTACCTACACGATAAGCAAATTGCTTAATGGCTTCTTCCTTAGGAAGAGCAAACCATTTATTAAATTCCTCAATCAGATACTTCTTTACAAAGTACTGAATACCAAATACTACAGAGCCTTCTGTGGCTTCTGGAAAGTAACGGCAACTTCTTGGAGTCCAGTTACTATAAACCATTTGTGTACCCTCTGGGTACATACGATGATGACCAAGTTTGTAGCCATCAGTTGCATTAATAATTTCCATTAATCTATTAAATTTATGTTATTACTAAATTTCCTCATTAGGGTCTACCTCTATAGAGGAATACTTTGTCGTCAGAATTGAAAATAGGGCTAAAGCCATAAATATTCCTAATACAATTAAAAATCCCATACTTAATCTCCCATTCTTTTAGAAGCTGTAGTTGCAAGCTTGTCGCAATATTCATTCCATTTATCACCATTATGCCCTTTAACATGTTCAAAAACAATATTTGGACATAGTTCGGATACACGAGTATATTGCCTATCAAACTCTTCCCACAACTTTACATTTTTACTTCTTTTCCAACCCTTAGTAGCACATCCAATGCAATACATACTATCAGATACAATAGTTAGGTTATCAATAGGCTTAGTAATACACTTTAGCCCAGTAATAATTGCTCCTAGTTCCATCTGATTATTTGTAGTATGTCTATACATCTTTGAATATCTAAGGATTAACTTATCATCTTTTAAAAATACTAAGCCAAGTCCACCTTGGTCTAGTTTAGATGAATACGCACCATCGGTTATTAACTTATAACTAGACATAGAAAAAAAAGGCTTCCGCAAGAAAAATTCTCACAGAAGCCCTAAACATTTTAAGACTTGAGAAAATCCACTACCCTTTGCAACTTGCCTGCATCTTGCTTCTTAAAGATAAATTCATCAAAGTGACCAAACATGCACCTATATCCGAATATGTACTTTATAGAGTTCCAAATGCGTTTCCAGAAAGAATCTGGAGATAAATGTACTGATACATAGACATCTTTATCCTCATCATCAGAAAAGTATGAGAAAATAAGTTGATGTTCTACGTTATTACATTGGCAAATAAATAACTCATTAACTGAGTCATCACAAGGTACGATAATCTCTTCGTCTTTTACCTTTATATTTTCCATATTGCTAAACTTAATTAGCACACCCAGAGAGAATCGAACTCCCATCTGCGATTTTGGAGACCGCTAGTCTAACCATTAACCTATAGGTGTATAAAATCAGACAACAAGGTTCTAACATTCTCTTTAACCTCCATTGAAGAACCCAAAATAGAGGGGTCTTTATTCATTTTTAAGAAGTGAAGAATAATTTGCTGTATGTTGTCTTATAAGGATACCTAACAACGCTCCTACCTCATTACAAGGATGGCTGTTTGGCAATTTATAGCCTACTCAGGGTTTCTGGTTTGTATCCTACTTACTATAAACCCTTTTTCAGTTTGATTCGTGAGTATTCTTTCTAATCCACTTTTCCGCATTGGCTCTAATTAATGAGTCTTTCAACATTTTAGCGTGGACTAGTTCTTTCTCTTTTCTATACTCCCTTATTCGTTTCCGCTCTGCAGATCTCTCCTCATAATAATGTTTTGAATACTCTGGAGTTCCCTCATAATACGTTTTATTGATAGAATCGTAATAACACTTTATGAGGTCAGAAGTACTAAGCCTCTTATACTTTTTACTTCGTATGATAGGAGAATACCAGTAATCAAGAGGCAAATTAGGAGGATAATTTGTACACAGTTTTCCTATTGCCTCAGTAATACACTCCTGTACCTTCTTTCCAAGGTCATTCGAGAGTTGTTCACTAGATGCAATTATATAATCTATATCTTTGCCCAATTTGGCTTTTAAATATAGTACAATTTCTGGATGTTCCAAAAAGAGTTTTTCTTTGTTTACAATGTAGTAATCTTCTGACCTATCCAGCTCCATAACATACTTTCTGCGCTTATTATTCTTGATAGGTTTATACCTTCTAATAATATAATTGGAATCCAAATAGTAGTTGTTACTATGCCAACATACATCAGACATATTATGAGGATCAATCCTTGACTTAAACTCTTCACGGAACCCGAAGTCCTTCTTCTTTCTAAATCTCTCGCATACCTTAGAATATACGTTGTCAAACTTCTTCCCAACAGAATCCTCAAGGAATCTATCTATCCAAGTATAGGCATCCTTATTCCAATGGTCATGATACCCATATACTCCCTCTCTACGAGTTTTTTCTCTCATTGATTCGTGCTTAGGAAGAACAACGTCTTCATAATTTGCATAATTACTAGGTAATCCTTGATAAAATTCGTTAACCATATGTTAAAAATTAAAGTTAATTGTAGCTCTGGCAGGATTCGAACCTGCCAAAAATACCATATAGAGCTTCTTTTTCTTAATGTAAGAAATCATAAACAGTTGGGTCTACTACAATTGTGCCATTAACTACACAGTAGTCATGGTCCTTGGTAAAATTATACATTCTAGTATCTCCAATGGACTTAAAGAATTTTGGAATAAATTCTAAACCCTTTATGGGTTCTCTCCTTATTTCACAAGTTGCTTTTAAGTTACCTTTTGAGATAATGTAATCAAATACCTTCTTATAAGTTCTAGCATAATAGACACAATGAGTTTTAGTCTCTTTGTTTAATGATAACTTATCAAAACCCTTATATTCAGATTTTGTAGAAAAAGTTAATGTACGAGAAGTTATCTCATTTGAGAAATCAATAACTTCCTTCAAATTATTCGGATTGATATGTCCATATTCTATTTTCATATCTATACAAGAATAGATATTTCCAGAATACTGAGATTTACCCATCCCATAGCAATACCATGCGATAAACATACATGGAATGCTAATAAGCAATACTAACATCTTTTTCATGCCTTATTTTCTCTTTCTTTTCTTATTATTTCAGAATATTTATTGTATACATTCCGCATACTATCTACCTTTTCGAGTGGGATATTATACTAATATCTCATTTTGTCAATATTATTTCCCAAATTCTTTCTAGTCACTCCTAATGTAACTGGAAGTCCTCTAGGAGAAAGTGCTGAATAGGATGCACCTTCATCTGGATCCCAAGCTGCTTCGTCAGTTAATACTACATTAAATCCATTCTTATTTCTAGACTAGGACATACTCATACCTCCATTAGAGTATTCAACTCTCTGTCCAGGATTAAGGAATTTTATAGGATTACTAAAATCTGCATATTTAGCTTCCCTGCCATGTGACCTATTATACACTTGGTAAACCCAAGGAGTTAATCCCTTCTAATCAGAGGCTATTGCCAGAGCAGCCAACTCTTGAATTTGATTATTGAAGTTATCTGACATATCTTTTTCGGTACGAGTTGTACTCTTTGAATCCAAACCAATTTTATTTCTCCACCCTTTATGAAGATCGTGAACATAAAAGTTAGTTGGTTCAAAGTTATAACCTGTAGTGACAAGCCCAGCTAAGCCCAAAGTACCTAATGCTCTATTCCTTCGAATTTTACTTGCCTCATCCGAAATGAATGGCTTCATTGCTTCTTGCCTAACCTTTAGAAGGGCTAATTTATTTTCATCCCCTCCAAATTCTCTAGTGCCACTCTTGTAAACCTTAGTAGCTTTATCAGAGTTTTCCTACATCCATTTGAGTTGAGCCTTAGAAGCTGCACTCCTCATGGCTTTTGCATCCCTGATAGACTGCTTCTTCCCTTCTAAGTTGATTTCTCTCATCTTCTATGTAGGTCTCCAACTACCTGTCTACTGCAATATTTTCTACTTTGCAAGCTTGTTTAACTTCTTTTCAGCTGCAGCTTCACCCGTAAAGATCCTCCCTAATCTATTTGAAGCTAACTTAGCCTTATTTACTAACTTACCAAACTAGAGAATTGCTCCTCTCTGTGCTTTATTAATTTGTTTCATTAGTATCCGAATTGCATCTTTCTCTAGTATATAGAGAATAAACTGTTAGGATTATATTGCTATGCCCAATTTGAAACAGTCTTATTGAAAGCATCCTAGGTTTGCTATCCCCACTTACCATCAGCATTTATTCCAAGTTTCTCTTGAAGTTGCTTGACAGCTTCCGGACTATTGTAACCAGCTTTAGCAGCACGATAATCGAACACACTGTCATAGCCGCTATTATGAGCTTCCATAGTGTCATCAGCCGTACCTATAATTTGTCCAGTTTGTTTATTATATATATAACCATTGCTGCCTTGTAGGTACTGATCGGGAGTCAACCAATTTGTTCCATCGTAATAATTAGTATTTCCATACCTATCTATTCCGAATCCTTGCTGTTGATTTTCATACTAACCAGTTTCCTGATTCCACTCCTGCCAACCATTGTTTGGGTTATACATATATTGCTATGGAGTTTCCTCTGCAGCACTAGGCTATTTAGAATTTCTTGGAATAACTAGATAAGCTCCAGTACCAAGACCACCTACGAGTCCAGTAGTTTTAAGAGTTCTTTTAATACCCTTATTCCTAACTTGTCTTAGGGCATCATTCGTAACCTGTCTCTTAGTATTATTGAAAGCTTCCTTAGCTTCCATACTTTTCTATGATGCAGTTATTGCACTTCTTTCAGCTTCATCTGTTTTTCGCGCAGCATCATTTACTCTCTTTACATTTCTTTTACTATTAGGCTACTTCCAATTTTTAGTACTGTTTAATAATTTACTTTCTGCTTGCTAAGCTTCTTTATATCTTTGAGCTGCAAGATTATGACTCATTTCAGCTCCTCTCTAACTATTTCTAGATGCAATTAATTCTGGAGAAGCTTGCCTAGCTCTAACGACAGCTCTTTCACCTCCTCCAATTCGTCTCATCAGGTTTCCGAAGTAATCTGGTATCATCTAACCATGACCTTTTAACCAATTTACTCCCTCACCTAAGTATTGTGCTTTCTTTTTAATACTCATATTTAATTATTATTAGATAAATTTACCATATAACTGCTATGTGCATAAGGGTATAGTGCCATAGTAGGATCTGAAGCCATAAGCCCCTGAAATGCAGCTTTTCCTACATTTACAAATCTGCCGCCAATTCCTTCTGCTCCTCCTAGTCTCTTAGGGGCTAATGCCCTTCTTACAGAATTAAGTGCACTTCCAGCCTAATAAAGGTTAGCAGCACCTGGTGTATGAGACATAATAGGTTTCCAACTGTTCTTCAGCGTAGTACCTACTCCATCTCTTACCATTCCAGAGACTCCAGTCTTAAGTCTAGAGACTCCACCCTTCATATCTTTAGTTCCAAGGATAGCCATAGCAAAGTTGGCATCATCGTTAATATTTCTTCTCTACTATTCGTCTAGTCCAGTCCAGGCAAAGTTCTAATCAGCAAATCCTTTATTTCTAGGATCATCTGGCAATATGCCTTCTTCTCCTGGAGTTAAATAACTTCTGACAGAGTTAACATCTTTACCTAGATCTAGATATTGTCCTAGATTACCAGCTTCTCTTTCAACCTTCTATGGTAGCAAGAGCTGTAAGGCAGTTCCAATAGTTCCTCCAAGAACAGCATTTCCAGTTCTAGAGATATCTCCAAGAGTATCATTGAATCGTACCAAAGCACCTGTGTTTCGTTTTGGTCCCAACACACTCTGAGGAACATTATCGTACATTTCACCTCTTCTGGCATATCCCTTTTTCCAAATATCAGGAATTGATTTAAAGGAATCAATGAAGTTTTTTGCTGCACTATCCCAGTTGCCTTCCCAAGCACCTTTCTTGAAAGGATTTAGATCACTCCAACTAAATTCATCAGGATCCTAAGCAGAAGTCTATGATTTCTGTCGTGCTATATAAGCCTTCATAGCTTTATTCTTTGTATCTTGATTTAGATAGGTATCTTTATTATTGAAAGGGTTTCTCTGTGTATAGCCAGTTGCTGTTTTTCTAGCTCCTGCTGCCTTTGCATTCTCCTCTATTCTAGAAGCTGCTTCATCCCATGTAGCAGTTTTCCCTTGCTTAGAAGATTTGACATCATTAAAACGCCAACGTCCATTCTAGAATATGTTTCCATTTCTAGTATTCATTGAGGTTCTATTGGCAACTTCCCTTCCATATTTTCCTGCTAAATATCTCCAAGCAGCACCAGAAATGGGCTACCCTTTCTAGGCAATCTTGTTGCCGTTTACATCTCGGTAATATCCATCTTTACCAAGCCACAATTTACTCATATTAAAATCAGCCATTTTCTTCTTTTTTTTTTTGTTTACAGGAACAGGTAGTACCTCCTAGTGGATTCGAACCACTGACAGTTTCACTAATATAGACTTTGTTAAACTTCTACCACTGATATAAGGAGGTAACCTAGTTAGTTATACTCCAACTAAAAATGAGTTTAGGTTATTTTCACTGGTTTTATTATAACATTCCATTGTCCCAGCACCTATCGTACGTTCTTTCTCTTTCTAACCCAAATGATTAATTTTAAGGTAATTTACGATATTTAAACGAGTCAGTGGGAGATGTTTGTTACCTAAAGTTTTACTTAATAGTAACTATTGCTACACGACCACTAGTAGTGTCAGTAACACCAGTTCCAATACAATTCTCTACGATTACACCATTTCCAGTTAAGAATTTGGAAACAGTTTTTGCACGTTTCTCCGACAACTTCTGATTGTAATTAGAGGAACCTTCTGGAGATGCAGAACCAATAATACTTACCTTAGAACCAGATGGAATCTTAGATAATTCAGACATCGCGGTTCCAGTAAGTTTTGCAGAATTTTGTGCAAAGAAAATCACTGTGTTACCAACTGTATTAGTAACAACTTCGGTCTTAATGACTTCCTTTACAATTTCTGTAGGTTTCTTTGCTAAATCCTTCTTAAGAGAATTAATTTCATTGTTCATTGATGCAATGTCATACGCCTTAAAGCTTCTTGTACCATTAGAAGTCTTAAAGTGATATACCCATCCAATTAAGACACCAAGCTGAGCATAATTCTTATTGAACTCTACGTGACCTGTCTTGTTCAGATTCCAGTATACTGCAGGATTAACTATAATCGAGTGAGCCTTCTCCTTACCTAGATTGAATGACAATACCGCTCCAGTTTTAGAGGTAATATAGTTACAGTGTCCTGTCCAACTATGCAGCCAGCCAATACCAGTCTCAGTGCTTACTTCAAACCTCCTAGGGGTTCCATTATATCCGCACAGCAGGTTAGAGAAGTTAACAACTCCGTTCAATCCAGTATTAATAGATTTTACTACAGTAGAAGCACTACCGTAGTGATTATCGCCAAAGGAAGCCAGTCCTTCAACATTAAACCCAAATACAGGAGTAAAGTCCTTCTGCAACTTAATACCAGCAACTCCATTTACTGGAAATACTGAGTTAAAGTCCAGAGGAGTAGTTGCTCCACCTATAACACTAATAGAAGTGTTATCAAGGATTTTAGATTCTTCATACGCTGTTTGCGAGTAGGTAAAACTACACAGAGTAAACAGCAAACTCATGATGAAAATAAATTTCTTCATAAAATTTTTCATAAATTAATTAAAATATACAACACAGTGAAATAATAACCGAAAAGACGAGAGTACTAAGTGTACTCATTTCAAGGCAAAAACATTCTTTTTCATCTTATTCTACTTTAATCTTTATAAACTTAGAAGGTTGAGAGGATTCGAACCTCTATAGAGCCTTAACTCCAACCTAAACAGAGCACCTCCACTACTTCTATTTATCTTCTAATAGTAGCAAGAGAATATTCTACATTGACCTCAATAGAAATCGGACTAGACCAGCTAGTTATTAAATTCAAAAGTCATTTTATGAATAATATTTTATTTTTGAATTTTTGCTGCAAGTGCTCTTATTATAAGATTATGGCAAAACCTCATTCCAAAATACCGTATCCAAATCCTGATCTAGTTATTAAATACTTGCCTAAATTTTTCATTTTTTTACGCAATCTCGACATAGTAGTATCTACAGTTCTTAAAGAAACTTTAGAATCCCATACATTATTAAGGATTTCCTGTCTAGAATGTATTTTGTTCTTGTTCTTTATAAGAAATTCAAGAAGATTAAATTCATTCCTTGTAAGGTTAATTTCTTCTCCCCCTATAGTACATACCTTTATGTCTAAATTGAGATTTAGTTCTTTAAACACTAATTCATTCATTACTTTTAATTTTTATTGTGCTCCCATCCAGATTCAAACTGGAAACCCACAGCTTAGAAGGCTGTTGCTCTATTCAATTGAGCTATAGGAGCGGAAAGTCTACTCAATAGAGTACATTTAATACCCATATCAAGTAGACTTATAAAGATACTAATTCTTAGTTAATTTACAAAATTAATAAAGGTTAATCCTTCTTGACCTCTTCCTTGCCTGCGATGGCATTGAGAGTCTTCTTGAAAGGAATAGACTTGAGAAGTTCAAATGCTGGATTGAGATTCTCAGCCATTGAAGCCATGAAGTTACCAGCAGTGTTCTCGTTACCATAAACAGTAACCTCACCAAGATGGATATGCTCATAAACCTCAGCCTGAGCTTCGGCGATACCCTTAAGCTGATCGACAGTCTTATACTGAACAATCATCTCTGGAGTCATACCTGTCTCAATCATCTTCTCAATTGCAAGTGCTGGAGCCATCTCAATAGCCTGAACCTTATCAGCCTCAGCCATCAAAGAGGCACGCTTACCTTCTGCCTCAGCAAGGAGTTTCTTCTTGTTACCCTCCGCCTCAGCTTCTGCCTTAGCCTGGATTGCCTGAGCCTCAGCCAGAGCTTTCTGCTTAATTGCTTCAGCCTCAGCCTGTGCCTCAACAATCTTCTTCTGCTTCTCAGCCTCAGCCTCAATAACTACAGCTTCCTTCTTCTTCTGAGCAGGAACAATAGACTCAGCGTTCAACTGTGCCTCCTTAGCTTCAGCATTCTTCTTAGCAATTGCTACTTCAGCTTCAGCCTTAGATACACCCTCAACACGGACTGCTTCAGCCTGTGCCTTAGCAGCCTCAGCTTGTGCCTTAGAAACCTCAATAGTTGCTGTCTGCTCAGCTACGCCTGCCTGCTTATTAGCTTCAGCTGTACGCTTACGCTTTTCAGCATCATACTCAGCTACCTTAGCTTCCTGCTCATTAATAGCCTTTCTGGTTTCAGCTTCCTGCTGCTGTTCAGCCTTAGCCATACGAATATTCTTCTCAGCCTCTGCCTCTGCCTGTGCAGCAAGAGCATCTGCTTCAGACTTTGCTACAGCGGCAGCTGAACGAGCCTGTGCAGCAGCAGTAGCAGCTTCCTTATCAGCCTGCTGATTAGCAACCTCAGACTCCTTAGTCTTATCAGCCTCTGCAAGACTAATTGCCTTGTTCTTCTCGATCTCGGCAACCTTTACTTCCTGCTCCTGCTTAGTCTGAGCTACCTGAGTAGCTTGATCCTTCTCTGCAGCAGCTACGGCAATTGCTTTCTCCTTCTTGGTTTCAGCAATCTGAATATCACCCTTCTTTTCCTCCTCAGCAATGTCTGCCTCAGCTTGTGCCTTTGCCTTGGTAGCTGCCTTCTTACCGAGATTCTCGATATAGTCAGCATCATCAGTAATATCAGCATTGTTAATGTTAATAATACTGAAACCTACCTTGTTCAATTCAGTCTCGATATTCTCCTTAGCATTACCAAGGAACTTAATTCGATCAGCATTGATCTCTTCGATGGTCATAGTAGCCATCAAAGCACGAGTTTCACCAATAAGAATATCGGTAATTTGAGCAGAAATTTCCTCAGGTTTAGCAGTCAGGAAACGACTTGCAGCATTTTGCATGAGTACATCAGTTGTACCAATTCCAGTAGTTAAGGTAACTGGAATTTTGACCTTAATCATCTGACTTGACACACCCGTTACCTCTGTCTGAATCTGGATAGGTTTCAGAGACATCTTCTTCCAATCCTGGATTACAGGGAATACAAAGGTACCTCCGCCATGGATGATCTTAGAAGGAAGAATTGTTGTTTCCTTCTTGCCAGTTGCTGGATTGATTCCAACTTTCTTGCCAGTCTTACCAAAGACTACCAAGATTTCATCACTTGCACAACGACGATAACGTGACATGAGACCGATGAGGGTCAAGATTACAAGCACAACTATTGCGCCTGCAATAACTAAACTTTCTGTTAACATTTATAAAATTTTTATTAATTAAGAAATAAAATAAATTCCTGACTTATATGAGTCAATGTGAAGAATGTCTCCACACTTTATTGTGTGGTTTGCCGGCTTTGAAAGTCTGCACCTATCCAATGGAATGTATCCAGAGTCTGTTATACAGTTTCCAGAATATTCCATTTCTGAAATCTGGACAGAAATTGCTACTTCCTTTCCAACTAAACTTTCTCCACTTTTGATTTGGGGTTCACTATTGAACTTTAAACATAGCCTATAGGCATAGTATAAAATCACAATAAATGCAAAACCAATTACAGAAGCTATTGCTAAGGTGGTAAGGGTAACCTTTCCCGCCAGCATAAGCCATCCGGAGAAGCCCATTGCAAAATGAACTAATCCCTTGAAGGAGAGAACATCTCCAAGTCCAAAGTCTGGTTCACCATCAAAATCAATGTCTAAATCTAAATCTCCCCAACCAAAGAAGTTGGAGAGAAGGAATTGGACAATGAAAATACCATAAGAGATGATTCCCAGAATGTAATACCACTCCATCATTTTTTCTTACAATCCTTAATAGTGTCACAAATTGTGTCTACAATGAATAGTGCTACTACTGATATACAGATTATGACTATGCCATCCATCTCCAATCACAGTTTGTACCACCATAACTAACCTCAAACAGAAGCTTTCCAAATTGCTTAGAAATGTACAGGGCGGCTTTCTTTGAACCAACCGACCGGAAGCCGATATTCGCCCAGGAGTCAGACACGCCGAAAAACGAGTAGAAGGCACCGAGACCCGCATACGCGCCGGTATCAGCGTAACCGCCCACGACATCGAACTCTTCTCCTTCTGATTTGATTCGTCCTACAACGATGTCACCGCAACAATTCTTAAGCTTTCCAGGTCTACAGAACTCAATAGTAGGAAACCAACGTTCTCCAGTGGTAAGATGCCTCTGTTCATTATAGGTTACAGCTGCAACTACTGCTCTGTAAGCAGCTATCTTCCACTCAAATGAGTCCTTAGGAAGTCTAGACAGTGAGTCCAGAATATCCTCACAGATCCTCTTGTCTGCGAGAAATTGAGCAGCGTCCTCGATAGTTTTGATACTTTCCATGGTATCTACATCTTCGAAGACAACACGACCATCCTTCCAAATGGCTTTTTTACCATCTGGAACTTCAATTTCTAATACCTGTTTTGCCATACTTTGTTAAATCTTTAAGCTGTTAAACAATTCTTCCTCCATCCAAACGTCAGCTCCAATAGGATCACCGTTTCCACGCTGATTTACACTAAGTGCCCAAAGCTTCTTTATACCAAGGCAAAGTTCTTTTGCCAAGTCCGAAGGATAACACTTCTGCATAATCACAGTTAGATTAGTGTAACATCCCGGCACATAGTACTCCTCAGCATATCTTAAAATGCCGTTGAATATATAAAGCCATAGGAGGATCTTCTTAAAGCTATAGGTTGGACGAAGAAATCTAAACTCGATAGTTTTATTTACCTGATAACAAAGAGCATTAATGAAATTACACCAATAATAACGAGTTGGTATATTCCACTTTCTTTTTCGTTCTTTATCATCAGGATGAGCTTGGGTAAAGCTTCCGAAGAATTGCCTTCCCACTAGATGCGAATACATATCCTCAAAACTACCATACAAAGCAAGCTTTTTACAATAGTCTTTACCATTATCCTTATATCTAGCACTATTGAAAGTCAAAGAAGGAAGCATATCTTCCAGCTCAGGTTCAATAGATTTACATACAAGATAAAGATTGTAGATAGTATCAGGCTTAAGAGGGTAACCTCCTAGATGAACATGTAGAGAGCATTCCTTATTAAAGTTAGTATACTCTTTGAGTGTCTCTATCTGCTGATGAAGAAGAGAAAGTCCCTCTCCTCCCTTCAGTATAACGGTAGAGTACTCTGGTCCGGTAATGGATCCATCCCTTAATGGGATTAATCCATCTCGATAACATACGTCCTCAGGCACATATCCTTGAGATGTTTCGAACTCCAGTCCAAAAGTGTACTTTAAATATTTTGATAAGGGATACAAAGTTTCATGGTCTTTGATTTCTTGCTTTCCATTGAAAGCATCAAAATTCTCTACAGCTTCATACCTTCTAGTAAGAATATAAGGAAAATCTCCGAAACCCTTTATGAGCTGCTCTGTAAGTATAAAATCTTCATTGTGATGGATAGGAGAAAAGTATACTCCATTTCTCTTACTATACAAGAGTTTCCCCTTATATAGATTTAAATCCGTTTCAAAGTAATTACTATGCCCACTAGAGCTAGCTATAAGAACTCTAACAACCCTATCAGGCTTACTAGTATATCCGAAGATAACTTGCTCTGGGAGTTGTTGGATGATAATCCTCGCACAATTTCGAGATCTCACCCATCTTTTAGTTATTTCATCAAAGACTTGCATTCTTCCTTAATTGTTTTAAAATTAACATCCAATTTAGCTTCCTCTAGAGAACTAAATGCCTCATCAGAAGTCCTACCATATTTAGTAGTTCTTCTGCTTCCAGCAAAAAATTCTGTAGAAGAAGTTGATGTAATCATATTTAGCGTTCCTGTAAAAGGAACTCTCTTAGTTGGAGAGGTAGCTCGATACCATACATCCTTCTCATGATATACACCATCAACGCTCAAATACCTTATAAGGTTCTTAAACTTTTTATTAAACTCTTTATCTTCGAGCTTACTGTCCTTCTTAAGGACTGTAAGAAATCGAAAGCATGCAACATTCTTAAGAGCAACTCCATCCCAGAAGAATATCTCTTTATATGTTGACTTTTTAGGAGCTTCATCCATCATCATTCCATACTTACTAAGTATTACTCGTCCTTGGAGCTTTTTGCCTCTTCCATGATAAGTATTATCTACTTGGTTAGTCGAAATAAAATCATCGTAAAGATTGCCATTGCTTTCTTCCAGCCCAAATTCTCCCCAATATTTTCCTCCATATTTAGATGGAGTTACATATACGGTTTCCTTCCTTTGACAAGCATTGGCTCTATAAACTTCCTCAATGGCAATTAAGTCCTTACCATTAAACTCAAATAGGCAATTTGGATTTAAAATCCAAGTTGTGAGCTTATGTCTAAGAGACATTAAATAAGAAGCAATAGAAGAGAAAATTAACTCTCCCTTTATAGGATCAACACAGAAGTACAACGGACGTTCATCAGTTTCCTTCTTATCCCACTTGTCTTTCTTAGAGGCTCCTTTAAAGAGTAAAATCTTTGGTTTTCCACCACGGTAGTCTGCAATTGCAAACACTGCTCCACCGTTATACTCACTGAGTGCCTTGTATCCAGAATGATAGAAAATTCTAGCCATTACCTGAGAGTCAGTCATACCAGTAATATCAATATCTGGTATGTATTTTTTAGCTAACTCCTTGTAATTATAGATAGTTCCGTTATGCATTAGAACATATTCTACCTTTCCATTGGCATTAGTAAGTACCACTGGCTGAGCAGTTGTTTCGTCGATAATACCAACAGATGCTTTTCTACAATGACCAAAAGCCACTGAACTCATTTTAAGCTCATTAAGAAACTTATTGTCTTGGAAAAAACACTGAAACCACTTATCGTCGCCTTTTGCTCCATACTCGTAGTGTCCATCAATAAAATAGCCACAAGAGTCACCACCTCTACTATCATTAGCAATACCTAATGTACAGAAAGTTGGAAAGTCAAAAGACCTCATGCTCTTTGTAACGATACCAAATATTCCACACATAATTATGCTAAATTATAATGAGTTATTAACTGTTCAGCTAGTTCAACATTACTGTTATTAATGGCTTCCTGAACTAAATCTCTACTTGGAAGACTGTAGTTGGTCTGATAAGCTTTCAAAGCCTTCTGCAATTGCTTCCAGATGAAAGACAACTTAGAAGGAGAACCCATCATTGCACTACTAAGAACTCGGTACTCAACACCGTAGTCAGTTAGACGGAAGCAGCCGGCTTTACCATAAAGAGAGCGGCGTTTCTTATCTTTATCCTTAACGACGGAAGGAATACCTAAGAAGGCATCCATATACTTTACAAGAGCAAGACTAGTATCTACGTCAGGATTTTTATATCCAACATGAATGTGGAAACCAGCAGAACGAAGATTAGTTGATGTACCCTTAGGTTTAGGGTTTGCCTTCATTGTATAGGCATTATAATCAACATCACATCCGAAAAGCTTAGCTTGATCACTCTGCAATTCAGATGCAGGTACGGTCTGGGAGGCTATACATTTTATACCAAGGTCTGGATTTTTACTCTTAACAAACTTATCTATATACTCCTGCATATAAACAATGTTGTTAACAAAGTTTATTCCATTCTTAACAGGAGGAATGTTAAATTCTGCAAGAATATTATCAGTCTCAAGTCCAAAACCTTCTGGCATATCATCAGACCTCCATGGATTGCCTTTTTCACCAGGGATTAATCCAACGGCAGACACTACCTTCTTTGTCTTCTCATTAATAATAAACAGTTCTGGGTCTGCACCAATAGTTACATTACACAATTTCATTTACGAGATCTTTTACAAGGTTATTAATCATTTCAGCAACGGGAGAATCAGGAATCATTTCAGGATGACCTTGTACTGCGAGACACTTAGGCAATCCCTTCTTATGATATAAGACAATTTCTGGCTCTCTTCCAGAAACAACGTTAGGGTCTATTCCCTCCCCTTCATAATAATCACTCTCTACTCCATAGGATACAAACAGGACGTCATAATCTTCCCCATTAAGATTAAATGGATACTGCATCTGATGGTGGGTAGAAGTTATTTGATAAATCTTGTCACCATCAGTTATCCCATGAGTAAATCCAGTAGCATGACTCGTCACATTTTGAACAAGCTTGCCACCATTCATCACGCATAGAAATTGAGATCCACGGCAAATTCCAAGACAAACCTGTTTCTTTGGATCTATCTTATTGAAGATAGCCTGTTCTGCCTGATCTCTTCTAAGGTTAGAATAAGTAGTTCTATGCCTCTTACATCCATAAAGAGAAGGTGTGACATCTTCTCCTCCGGTGAATACTACTAATTGTGCATCTTCAAGTTTATCAACAAGCTGCACATTTTCAATGAAGTTGACGTAGTTATCAGCTCCACCTACAACATAAATCTTCATTTCTTCTTTATTACTTCTTTATAAACATTCATGTAAACTGGTTTTCTTCGTCTTTCGAAGATATCATCGCTTTCCCAAAATTCAAAATCAGAAGTGGTAAGATCCCCATCTTCATTTGGTATTTGGCTGTTATTGCCTTTATTCTTCAACTTATCATAAACGTTATTTAACATTTTGATATACTGAAGTTTCTCTCTAATGTCTCTCTTTAACATAGTCTTGCTAACTTGGTTCCTAGCTATTTGATGAATATCTCTAGGATTTTCGTTAAAACAGCCTAGCACAAGATTAAACAAGTCAGACATAGAGGTGAACCTAAAGCATGGGTCCTTTTTTAACTTATAAGCATCATATAAGATAACATTATAAGGGTACTCATACATATATCTCAGCCAAGTTAAAAGATACTTATGAAACGTACCAGGAACGTTAGTGAGTTTTAAGCGAACCTTAAATACATTATAACCATCTCTCCAGTTGGTAACTTCTGTAATGTAGAAATCAAATGGATAAATACCTTGAGCTTGTCTGAGATGGTTTCTTATCTGTTTCTTTGTAAAGAAACACGAATTTGAATTATGCTTCTCTCTAGAAAAATCAGTTCCCTTATAAAGGATAACTTCATATTCTTCACTTACATTTTCCTCGTCAGTGTGTCTAAATACGAATGAGAAGCATGTTTCTACATCCATGTCCTTCTTAAAGGCACCTTTACATGAATATTCCGTGTGGTAATCTAAAAATTGAAAATCTTTCATTAAAGAAAAAAAAAATAGAGGCTCCTACTATTATTCAGAGCCTCTTAAGGTTATGAGGGTGGATTAGTCCTCGATGTCTTCCTCTGTTTCCTTCTCAGGAGCGGCCTGAGCGGGAGCCTGAGCAGCGCCAAACATGTTGCCGAAAGGACTGTTGCCTCCCATCATGCTCATCATAAGCATATCCTTAGTAGACAAACCATCCTTACCAGCAAGCAATGCAAACATCATAGGATTACCAGCCACAGCACCTCCCTGCTGATTCATCATCATGAGAGGGAGCAATGAAGCCAATGAGTCATCCTTCTTGCCATCCTTAGCAAGTGCCATAAGCATCATAGGATTCATCTGGCCTCCCATGTTACCAGTAAGAGATACCACTACGCGGACCATAGTCTGGTTGAACATAAAGTCCTTGATAGTGCGGATAAGCTTACCAGCACCTGTATAGCTGATAGCGTTGATCTTCTCACCCTTGATAGAGGTAACCTTAGCATAGCTACGATCAAGAGCAATGATATCACCTACTACGAGGTTCTCCTTAGGCTTGCTCATGATGAACACAGGCAGTGGAAGAGTGAGTTCCTCTGGATAAGCAGTCAGGTGATTCTGAGCGTCAATTGCTACATAACCCTGATTTGTTGCAACACAGATGTTACCATCCATAGAGACGCGAACATCCTTAGCCTCTGTAGGCATGAATGTCTCCTTCAAGCGATCAGAGAAACCTGCGATAGTGTTCTTGGTAACACCCTCTGTAGAAGTGTTTACAAGAGGCTTCTTTGCGCCAAATGGATAATCTACCTGTACAACACCGATGATGTTGCTCTTCTTAGCGTAGCTGTAGTCACCACCTGTCTCAAGGACATAGATGTGATTGCCCTTGCTGCTGAGAATATGAGCACCTTCCTCTACTGAGTAGAGTTCAGTACCTTCCTTTGCAAAGCAAGTCATGAACTTACCATTCTCTTCTGCGAAGTTAGACACCTGCTCCAAAGTTGTTGGAACGAAATTAGGGTTTGAAGTGTACAAAATTGATTTGATCATTTTGTGTAAAAAATTTAAAAAGTTATTAAATATGCCTTTCGGCGTTATATACAAAAATAGCTGACACTATTACTAGTGCCAGCTTTAGAGGAGGGTGTGAGATTCGAACTCACGGAACGCTTGTCACGTTCTCCGGTTTTCAGGACCGGTGCATTAAGCCAGCTCTGCCAACCCTCCAAATAATAGGACTAAGAAAAGCATCGTGTCCTATAGATTACTCTATATGCCTTACTCATTCACCTTAACGCGCGTACTTGTTTCGTGTGTTGCTTCTTCCTGTCCTACCTTTAATATGTCTTGGTTCCACCAATCAGTTAATTCCTGAAAAGTAATACCAAATGTATCTTCAAATTTATCTTCTGGCACAGTTTCTATACCTATTTGTATAGCCCAATACCAGCAAGCCTTAGTTTCTTTTAATGGAATTGGTTCTTCACATAACCAAGTATCATCCATTAAGCAATCCAGAAACTCTCTATGTTCCTCCTTAAATTTATTAATTTTATCATTCATAGCGGAGAGTAGAGGATTCGAACCTCTGGACCGATTACTCGATCAGCGCCTTAGCAGGGCGCCACTTTAAACCGCTCAGTCAACTCTCCTAGAGAATTAATTCTCTTCACCTTTGAATACCTCAGCAGCTATAACTGCTGCCTTAAATAGAGCTAGTACAGCATCATTCTGAAGCATTGCATTAACAATCATATTCTGCAGATTTGCTCGTCCTTCTGAACCAATGCAAGCTGAGGAGTATTCACCATCGCTTACAATACATACTACACTCTTTACCTCTTTGAAACCATTTACGGTCTTAAGAGCTTCATCTTTAAAGTTTCTTTCCATATTAAATATTTAATTAATAATCTATTTGGGTCACACCTGGGAGTCGAACCCATTCTTCAATGTTCACAGCATTGCGTGCTAACCGTTACACTAAATGGACCATTCTTATAACACCTTCATATACAAGTCCTTTGGATAATTAGGAAAAACTGCTAATGTAACTGGACATAGCCAAATCTCCCCGCTAAAGTTAGGAGTATTTACTCCATAAGTAGCTCCAAATTCATCCTCAGAAACTCTATTGAGATGAATATAATCCTTTATAGGGTCTGTTGATACTTCTATAGAGATTCTAGTGTTTCCATTACAGAGGGAATCTAGAAGTAAATCTGCACCTGCTACCATTTGCAGATCAGACACATCTCCTTCCCAAGGAATATCTACAAACCAACGTTCAGATAATTTAACGAAAGATAATATTTTCTTCATAACAATTCTACTTAATAAGTAGAGGGCAGTGAGGGAGTCGAACCCTCTTACACGGTTTTGCGGACCGTGACCTAACCGTTCGGACAACCACCCTTAAAACAGAATACCTTTTAGAAATTAATCACAATAATTCTTGATAAAATTGCTGTTAGTATTCTTATTCAAACAAAATGGATTCAAAACAAAAACGGAATGCTACTAGAAATGTTCAAGATTAAAAGTCTTGTATTATAGTCTAAGTTTGCTGTGTGCATTCCTATAACAATCTTCTAAATATTTTTTTTTTTAGACAATTAGAGTTACCCAGAGTACGCCACGTGGAGGCTTGTCTATGTACTCCTGGAGATGAGGGGAGTCGAACCCCTGTCTTACATATTTGCATCAAAGCATTCTTACAGCATAGGTTTTAAAGACTATCCTTGTCTTTTAGGGTTGACAGGATTGATATACTGTTAACTTCCACCACTCTGTTCCTGAAGTGTACAGAGAACTTATAGAATTGTCAATGGCGCACCTTTCTGTTCCTAAGCAAGTGCTGCTCGGCTTATTAGGCAGCAGCCTGATAAGCAGGAGTCATATTAATAACTCTAGCATTTATTGTTTTGTTGTCTTTCCAACTGTCTTTGCTGTGCTTCTTATCTCCTATGCAATCAAAACCAAACATCCCCATAGTAAGCAGTTTCAGGTCATGCTTAGGACTTTCTTTCACTTATACCATTTCTTTTAATAGTCCAGTATAGTTTGGATGACTAGCATATCCAATTCGATTTAGAAAGGCGTAATAACTACCTCCACTATATCTATTAGATATACATTTCTTATAATCCTCTACACATTCTGTCCAATGGGAATATCGTCTATAACGATTCCCCTTCTTAAGTCCAAAGATATTCTGATGAGTACGAACTAAGTCGGACTTAAAATTACCTGTCTCAAGCTTGGCTTGAGCAAGTACAATATTTGCGTGAGGTATATTGTTCTTAATAAGCTCAGACCTTAAATTAGTCTCATTAAGAACTTTTGGTTTAGCAACTGGTTTCACCTGAGCAACTTTAACATTTTTGTCCTTAGATGTAACCTTTGCTGAATCCTTTACCATTTCAATACGGATAGTATTTTCAGATGGTTTAGGAGAACTTTTTGGCACTGAAATTATGGTGATTAAAGCGCCAAGGATTAAACCTATCATTAGGTAAAATCCATTTTGATAAATCTGTTGTTTCATAATCATAGTTTTTAATTAATAAATACTAATCTAAAACAGGAATCTATTCTTTCATGGCTGCTGCTCTAAACCAGCTGAGCTACCTTTGAGGATTGGATTCGAACCAATGACTTGCGGCTTTTACAAGAATACATTTGCTGTTAGATTCCTTCTTATAATTTATTCTGGTAAATTACCATATTCCCATTTATATTTAAAGGCAGTTTTAGCCTTGTGCTTGCAGCAATTTGTAATTTTACTCGTTGCTGTTCTATTTTTTGCTAATCCATGCTCTACCAACCAATCCATTGCGTCCTAAATGCTCTGGAATGTCTAGATGTAATTCCCAGCAAGATCATACTAAAGAACAACTTTAGAATCTCCCTTCCTTATTTTAATGGAATTTGTTTTTGCTACTTTATATACAATATCAGAACAACATCCAACTTTATTACAAACCTGAGCAGAACTATACCCCAATTTAAGGAGATCAACTATTTCACGATAATCATAGAGTATCTTTCCATCTCCACCACAGGTAGCATTGTATCCTCCAGAGCCAAAGGTTTGCAACTCCTTGATCCAAAAGATCTCTCTTTGCGAGAGGACATCCTAAGATATTCCATCTTCTAGTATGTCTAGTCGAAAGTTTTCTATCCCATACTTATTCATTGCATCATAAAGAGGTCGCTTATTACATCTTTTCTTCTAGCTATCTACACAGTGTTCCTTGAATCTTTCCTCAGGATTTTTAGTAGTTTTTCCTATATACCTTTTGTTATTTAATAAGTTTGTAATGCAATAAATATATCCCATATTACTTTTTTTTTTCTTTATTATAAGCTATTAGAGTTACCCGAAGTATACCACGCGGAGGTTGCTTACACATACTTCTCTAGGTGACAGGACTCGAACCTGCATCCGCTTATTAAGCCTCCACCTGATCCCAAATCAGGGCTCTAGCCAATTAGAGTACACCTAGATAAACAGAAGACTTGTTTGTACTTACTTGATCCCTAATCGAGTGTATGAAATACTTGCTGTTAGTCTTCTTACTTATTAACAATAAAAACAAAAAAGAGTATCCAGTCGAGGTGCATGAGGATTCGAACCTCTACTTCCTACTGAGGAATGCACCTTAAACAGAGAACTTAAAAAGAATCATAAAATAACCATTAGCAATATTGCTGAAGTTCTCTTATGATAGCTAGTTTACTGCACGTTATAGTTATCTAAGCTATCGTCGAAGTAACTTTCAGTCATTGCAATGAACTGTTTAGTACGCTTCTCGTCTACATTGAGACATTCCTTGAGTGCCTCAACAAGTCTCTTCTCAGGAGTTTGGGACATATCCTTCTTCTGAGAAAGCTTAACCTGGTGCAGATAAGACTTAACAGAGTTAAGAATATACTCTGCCTTTACGACACACTCATCAGTGAGCACCATCATAGATTTAACCTTCTCGATAATTTCTGCCATGAATGCAGGAGCGATGTTGTTCTCTTCGATGAACTTACAAACATCTGTAAGATCATCCTCAATCTGATAACAACCAATCTCGAAAGATTTACGAATAAACTCTTCTGCTGTAGCAGCATCCAGAGTACCCATAGAGATGATGGTACCAACTCGCTTACCTCTTAAGAAGGTAGGCTCAATTAGTTCAATATGATTAGTAGTGAAAAGGGTAATGACATTCATATCCTTAGTATCACCACCATCCAATGTGTTAAGGATATCCTGCATAGCAGAATCACGATTGCCTCGTGTTACCTGATCAATATCCTCAACAAAGATTACAACGCCATGTCCAGATTGATCGATGATCTTAGACATGCGAAGAGATTCTGCCAAGAGTTTTGGATCCTTCAGATAAATAAACATCCAATTGTTCTTGACAGCCTGACGAGCAAGTTTGAAGGCAAGAAGAGTTTTACCAGTTCCATAGCCTCCTTCTAACAATGCTCCAAACTTCAATGGAATACCTTTCTCAATACATTTTTCTGGATTGAGAATACGAGCATTGATTGGACGAAGGGCGTACTCAGTTTCCTTACTAACAACCATCAACTGGTCGTCAATGTTACGTAAGTCGAGAATTTCCGGATTGTTAATGTTAGAAATCTCCAGAGCTTGACCCTTATAAATCGAATTAGTCTTCAAATTCGTCTTAGTCTGCTCAATAATGTCATCCATTAAAGATGAAAAACGGAACTGAAGTCTTCCAGTAATTACCAGTTCATGTGTCTCAGAACGATAATTAATGTTAATTGAGGAATCCTCTCCAAGACCATCGAGCTGAATATCTCCGTAAGGAGCCTTAACTCTAGTTCCGTCAGCGAGAGTAATGTCTACAGTTTGAACACTTTTCTCACCTGATGGACTGCCACTTTCCTTAGAAACAACAGATCCAAACACCTGAGAAATAGCCTGATTGAGCTGATAGATACCATCGTTGCGGAAACACTGAATGCGATAGTTGATTTTTGCCATCTTCTTAGACTGGGCAATCTCACTCTCAATGTAGTCAAGGCAATCAGCGTAAGTTGTATCTGGTAACTGCATTACCTCTATGAACTTACTCTTCATAGCCTCTTCATAGTTGTTTACCTTCTGCTCAAGAACAGAACTCTTGCTTTTTCTTGCAATTTGATTCATCTGGTTTTTTTTTTGTTACACTTTTAATTTATTAACTCTGCGCCTAATATCTAGGCAGTTTTCCATAGTAGTTGTTAAACATCCGAGATGGACAATTCCATTGTCCTTAGTGATTGTAAGATTCTTTTCTGGAATTTCTCCTTTGTCTTCCCCATTTCTAATGATACGCTCTATTATAGGGAACTTAACAGCAGTATTCTTACAAAAAATCACATCCTTCTCAGAAATGTAAATAACTTCATTGCCATTTATTTCACCTACTTTGTGTTTTGGCATACAATTAAACCTGCAATAATTAAGATAATGATTAACAAGATTATTGGTCCATAGAATGGAAGGGTAACCCACCACCAAGACCAATCAATTACGCCAACTAGCTTTAATACTACGAAGGCAACACCCAATAGTCCAAGAATACTTGGACCTTTATAAATTACTTGCTTTTCCATATTGACACCTTTAGAATGTTAGAGCCCTCTGCCGGACTCGAACCGACAACTTCCTGTTTACAAGACAGGCACTCTACCATTAAAGTTAAGAGGGCATTTTCGGAGGGCTCCCAGTCAGTTGAGCCCTCCTACTTTTTGGTGAAAAGAGTTACGTACCTATTCTCACGAACCAGTACGAACTGTATGCTTTTTACGTTTACGCTTAGTTATACTAAGCTTCACGATTCTTACTCTGTTAAGTAACTCCTGATCCATTGCTGTTAAGAATAACTCTTCAGCATTCTTAGGAGCTTTAAGTTCAGGTCTATTTCCTCCTAAAATAAATGACACAGCACTTGGGTCATAGCCAGACATATAGAAGAAATTAGGAGCATCTGCAAAGTCTTCAAACTTTACCTTGTTATCATCGCCATACCATCCATTAGGAATATCCCAAAGGATAATCTTAAAGGAATTGACGTATTCCTCACTAAATCTAGCCTCACGAAGTCTTCTAATTGCAAGTTGGAAATTTGTGGATTTGTTAGTACCACATCTATTAAACTCTCCATCACTTACGCAAAGGATTCCACTTGGAAAATCCTTTTCCTCAACTCCTTCTGATTTTAACCTTATAAAGAGATCTATTACAGATTGGAAATTAGTACTTCCGTAAGCCTCACAATGATCGTTGATGTACTTATCAACTGGAGTTGCTCCAGCCCATTTATGGAGTTTGCAACCATCAGAGAACTCTGCAAATGTGCCGGCGAAGCATCCCTCTAAGAACTCAGAGAAATACAATGCCATAGATTTAGCAATGCAGAATGAAGACACCTTGCATCCTCTGGCGGTTGCTTCCATTGAGCCTGAGGTATCTCGTACTACAAGTAGTGACGACTTAGCATCTACATTCTCTTTGCCTGTCTTTACAAGTTGTGCAAATTGAGCATTGATTGTCTTCTCCTTGTAATCCTCTATGTGTCGATAGTTTCCATCGAAAGGAGCAAATAGCTCGAACACATATCCTGTGAACTTAGCTACAGGCTTAGAGGAAATCCAATCAATATACTTCTTAGTAAGATTGTGGTTTTCCAAGAAGTTAGAACCAACCAAGAGAGCTAAAGCTCTACCTGCAATGTGGTCAAAGTTAAGTGAGTTATACAGCTGCTGAGAAATAAGTTGTTGCCATTCATGAGCAACACCTTCAGACTTAATCTTTCGATAAGCCTTATAAGCTGATTCTTTTTCCAACTTAGGAGAGAATTTTCTAGCTAACCATCTACCTATAAGAGTGTCTGCTTGAGACTCAAGCGTTGTACAGTTCTTATTAGTTCTAATAGTTGGCAGATACTTACGCACCAGGTGAGTTGTATCAGGATTGTTAAGTCCTGCGGACAAAGTCAGATATAGGAAATTCCAATCTAACTTTCTCTCTTCCCAGCCATGATATTGTAGGTCTAAAGAGAGCATTTGAATAACATCCTTCCATGAGCCTGCTGCAATGAAAAGAGGAAGATTTACTTTAAATGTTGCAGGTTGATTAATTGCCAACCACAGCATTCTCATAATACCTTCATTCTTCAAGCCCTGTCCGCGCTGAACTTCTAGTTCTTCACTCTTGTCTTTAGTAACAATTTTAGACTTACGTGTAATGAGTCTGAAATAGAGCGCAAGTTTTACACAGAGAGTAGGATTTGAATCCCATAGAGTTTGCATATCCTTTGCTACTTCCTCATAAGAGCGAGGCTCTTTGAAATATGAAGCAGCAGCAAAGTTATCAACAAAATCGTTTCCAGTTGTGGAATACTTCTTTGCTCCATTGCCCGACTCAGTTTCAGAAGACACTTTCAGTGCTTGCTTTACGAACTGATTCTCGGCAGGTTTAATGTCGAGAAGTGAATTTACCTTCTTTTGAAATTCCATGCTTTTTTTTTTTACATGATTATTAAAAATTTTTATAACTCCCATCCGAGAATATTACCTTACTAAGAGTTTGCCTCATAGGTCGAATATAATTCTTCGGAGGATAATAAGTAATTATTTTGGATGTGCCTGATTCTATATAGGTTTTCACCACAGCCTCCTTGTAACGATTAACATCATACTTAGAGGTATATCCATATTCTACTGTAAATACTAAACATACAATATCTTTCCATGTGTTATTAAGTATTTCTGTCTTTATATATGGAGTATTATTAGAATCATAGCATCCTTTTGCTCTCAATACCTTTTGAGAGACTGCACTAGTACTTATAAGTACAAGTAGCAAAGCACATAAAATTTTCTTCATATTAGTTACTTTTAAAGTCGGAGTAGTGGGACTCGAACCCACACGCATTACTGCATATGCTCCTAAGGCATACGTGTCTACCATTCCACCATACTCCGAAACCTTTTACATAGAATAAGCTTCTTCCAATTCCTTAGACCAAGCTTGATAAACACTAATAAATGGTTTATGCATCATATTATGCTTTTTGGCATAATCGAGCAAATACTTTAGTTCTTGTAAATCCATAGTTAATATAATTAATGTTTGTAGCTCTAGCGAGAGTCGAACTCGCACGCCCATTCCTGGACAACAGATTTTCCTACCACACTTGCTTTTATACAAGCTAACTTAAATAAAGGGGCTCGAACCCTTAATCCTCAAGAAATATTTAACGACGACTTTAGAGGCGCTTCCGTCAATCTGCTGCCGTATACCAATTCCGCCATATTTAAGTTATTGTGGTCTGGACTATTTTACTACCATATTAGAAATCTTGCAAGTAAGTATATAAGGTTTAATCTAACCTCTAATAGCAGTCTGCTCCCCTTATTTCTGCGAATCTTGCCAGTTTAATTTTAAATATACAATTCCTAACTTAGGTATCTCCTATATAGTCTCTACGCCATTTATAAACAAAATAAGAGTCTACAATATGCCTATTGTCTTCGCCACTCCACCGATACATTAAGAGGTATGTCTGTTGCCCCTCACTCTTATTTTGTTTAATTTAGTTCGCCGTCACCAAAACTTACGTCACCATAAGTGAGGCTTCCGTGCAAGTTAATTAGATTTCTGAATACTGCTTCTATAATCATTACTCTGCTTCTTACACAGACGCTAACCTTTTTACGATTAGTAATAACTTGTTTAATTAGGGAGATTCTACTTCTGAACTTTCGTATCAGAGCACTCAA